CCCCCAGGAGCCCCAGCAGGGGGCTGGCCAGCCCAGCCGCCCCGGTCACGACCCCTGCGGTGTTGCTCAGAGCGTTCAGCCCCCCCGACATCATGCCCAACCCGGCACCCAAAGACTGCTCGGCGAAGGCCTGGCCTATGTTGGACCCCGGGGCCCAACGCGGGTAGGCCATTGCCATCTGTGCGAGCCCCCCGCCGGGGGGCATCCCGAACGGCTGGTAAGGCTGAAGCCCGGGGTAGGGCTGCCCCACGGGCCCCATGCTGTACCCGCCGAAACGTTGAGAACTCAACATGCTGGCGGTGTTCTGGTGTGCGGCGAAGCCCATGGCCATCTGTTGGTGGGAAAGGGCTATCTGGTCACTCGTAATGGGCATCGCTGTCTCCCTCTACAGGATACACTAATACGGAATCGTGATGTACACGGTCTTGTGGATGACATCATGCTCAACCACGGCAGGCACGTAGAGCAAATCCCCGATCTGGAAGCCCATGGTGTGTCTGAGGTCCGCGGAGAAACGCCCCAAGAAGTGGGCACGACACCGCCAGAAGTCCTCGCAGCCCAGCTCCTGCCCACTGACCACCGCGAGGTAGAGTGACGTAGAGCGCGAGCAGTAGGCTATGTACTCGGCCGCTTCGGAGACGTCGATGCCCGTCACCCTCGCTAGCTCGTGGCTGAGCGCCTTGCAGAGAAACCGAAACCGTGCTTGCTGTAGCCTGACCGCGCTCTTTGTAAACGGTCGAGCCGGAAGCTCGACGCACTTGGCGCGGGAAAAGCGCTTCTGCGTCAGCTCGTTGCTGAGCAGCCTGGCAAACGAGCTTGGTGCCGGGCTCTCCCCACGGATAGCCTCCTGCGCTTGGAGACACGTCGAGACAGGCTCACCACGTAGCTTCCTCACGACGTCACGCGCTCTGTGCGCGTCGTCGTAGTGTACGAACCGTATTCTTCCTTTCGAGATCCGAACTTGATGTACCTCCCCTTCACAGGGGTAGCTGTGGTAGCTGTGCATTGTTCACCTATGGGCAGTGGATGTACAGAAAGTGAACCCAGTGCCCGTGGTGGACGCAAGTAGGAATCTGGAGGTCGTTCCCTTCGACAACCCCAAGCGTATTTTTGAACCGGATGGCCCCCCGCCCGAAGGCCCAGGATCGGCAGCGCCAGAACTGTGCGTAGTCAATGTACTGGCCGTCGTACACCGCGACCTGCATTGATGCTGGTTTCAATTCCGCGTTGATGATTTTTCGCGCGAGAGTGAGGGGCATTCCCACTCCCCGTGCCAGTTCGTGGCTGAGGGCCCCACGCAAAAACCCGAGGCGCATAGCGTACACGCGGTCTAGGGCGGGTAGCGCCGGGACGGGCGCGAGTTCGCGACGAAGCTGACGCTTTAGCCTGAACTCTTCGACCAGGTCCTGCACCGAGGCAGTAGCCGAGATTCTGTCCCACCTCTCGCGGATGGTGCATTGCAGCACCCGACACGTTGAACGCCCCCGACCTTGCAAGTGGCGAAGTGTGTCGCGTGCGGCGTGGGCTGCGTCGTAGTCAAGAAACCGTACCCGTCCTTTCGGAGACACCACCAGTCGGTGCTCTCCCTCTTCGCACTCATACGAAAAGACTCTCACTGTAGCACTCCTCCTTGTTCTGCAGGCCGCGGTAGATGTCGAGCGTGGTACACACGCTCCCCGCCTGCAGCTCTGGAATGTGCAGGCGCACCAGATACACAACGTTGGTGTAGGCCGCGTACGGCAGCAGCCAGACATCTCCGAACACAAGCCCCATCGGCTTGCTCAGCACGGCGGCAGCGCTCCCCATAAGGCGCCTGCGACACGCGTTGAACTCGCGGACAGGGACCCACTCTCCGAAAACACGGAAGCACTGTTCTCCCGTGTGCCGTCTCCAGACCCGCAGATCCACCGAGGCGTCACCCATACGCCAGTGCTCCGTGGCATAAAGACGCGCGGCGAAGGCCTCATACGCCAAGACTCGTACCGCGAAACCTGTTTTTGATATGTGTGGTTGGCCCCGCGCCGGAATCCTCTCGAATCTTTTTCGCGTGATCTCATTCAGAAACTGAGAGAGATCATATGTCTTTGGCGTTTGAGCTTGGTGCCCTGTGCGCAGAAAGTTGAGAATAGCCAGACACGTGGACTCCTCCCCGCCCGACAACATAGCCAAGACGTCTTGCGCCCGGTGCGTGCTGTCGTAGTCAAGAAAGCGAACGCTCCCCTTCGGAGACACCAGCATCCGGTGCTGCGAGTTGGTGCACGGGTAGCAGATCACGCGTTCCTTTCCGCAGTTCGTGGTACGTCTCAAGGTGCACCGATACCCTTTCTGTTACCAAGGTGCCCCGCTGCACGCAAAGCAAGCGCACCTCCTCGCCCTCCACCGAACAAGGCAGGTACCACAAGTCCCCACGGACAAACCCCATCGGTTTGCTAAGCACAGCGGCGGCCCCCGCCATGAGCAGACGTCTGCACTGTCTGAACTCGGGCAGGAACACCGGCGTGCCGCCAATGTCAAAGAACAGATCCTCCCTACCGGTACGGGCGTTCAGATTCCATAGGGCTTCAGCACCCACAGGAAAGCCAGCAGCCTCAGCCTCGCGCTGCAAAACGCGCTGTTCGAACCTGAGCGGTGACATCCGCAGGTTTACGGTGAAGTCGCGGCGCTCCCGCCGTTTTTTGGTTATTTCCAGCGAAAAATGTTGGAGAGACGTCGGGAAACTTGCAGGAAAGAGTGCTCGCGAAGAGTGCAAAAACCTAATGAAACACGTGCACGTCGACTCGGTGTCTGCGGCCAGCCTTTGAACAACGTCGCGAGCCTGATGAGCCTCGTCGTAGTCCAGCAACCTGATCCTCCCCTTTGCGGAGACGCGCAGCCTGTGCACCTCTCCGCTACACGGGTACCCTATCACCATTCGCTTCCTCCAAGAGCCGCGCACGCATCGCTCGATAACCGCTACACGTGACTTGCGATGCGTAAGCGTGCAGCTTAAGTGTGTGTATTTGAAGAAGGCGCACAACCCCGTTTCTCATGATCTCACACGGGAGTAACAGGAGATGCTTCTCTGGGAAATACACTCCCATGGTCTGACTCAACACCGTCGACTTCTTTCCCAGGAGGGCACGGCGGCACTGCATAAACTTGTGTGCAAACACAGGAACACCCCCAGCTATGATGATTCGCTCAGAGATACCTCCGTGCCGAAGCGCTTGTTCACTAAACACATCCCAGGAAATCGAACAGGCGCGCACCTCTTGTTCTAACGCGCGGAGAACGAAGTCCTTGGTAGTAGGCCTGTACTGCTTCTGAAGTTTTACGTGTAACCGTGCAGATCTTTTTTCCCAAACCTCTTGTAAAAAGGGCGAGTCGAACGGGTAGTCCGTCGTCCAGAACCGAATCTCACCTGGCGTTGCGCGCAGAAACTGGATTATCTCAGCACAAGTCGACACCTGGTGCCCGGATAGCAGGCTTGTTACATCTTGCGCGTTGTGCGCTGCGTCGTAGTCCAACAACCGGACTCTCCCTTTTGCGGAGACATGCAGCCGGTGCGTCCCTCCGTCACACGGGTACTCGATCTCCATTGAACCTCCTCAACAGCGTTGGAAGAGCGACTCCCTGTACTCCTGTTTTTTGTCCCGGAGTGCTTGATAAAGGGCACACGTGGTCCAACTCTCATTGATGTCCATCGTGCACGTGTTTATCCGCAGGACTTTCAGAGTCTGGGTGCGCGTGTCAACCGCGTGCGGGAGCACCAGGTGTCTCAGCTCTGCGAGGTGCACTCCCATGGTACAGCGCAATACCGCCGAATGCCCCCCCACGAGAGCACGGCGACACTCCATAAACCTCTTTGTGTGCACCGTGAAGCCACCAACCAAAATGGAGGATACCCCGGTTTTAGTAGACCATGGCGTCACTACACGGTGGCTGAAAAACTCCCAGGGGATAGAGCAGGCAGCGCTCTCTTGGCGCAAGGCACACAGCACAAAGTCAACAGGGGTCCTCCGCCCCCTTTCCCGTGAGTCAAGACGGTGGCAGCTACGGATATACTTTTTGTCTCGAAGAGGGCCCAACACGTTCCGTAGCGCTACCGGCAGATCATTTGATGTCGCCGCCAGTGTTGTCTTCTGCAAGTTGTGCAAAAAGCAAGCGCAAGTAGACATTTTCCCGGTTGTGATGAACTCCGCGGCGTCCTGCCCGCGGTGTGCGTCATCGTAGTCCAGCAGTGTGAGGTGGGGGCCTCTGACCAAAAGGCGGTGGATGCTGCCCCCGCAAAGGAACCTGACGATCGACATGCGACCTCCTTCGCAGAAAAGCGTCGGTTACATAAGGAACGGTGTAACACCCACTCGACCACGGAACGACGAGGACACGCATGGTCCGGTCGCCGGGGCCCAGTGTCAGCGGAAGGAGCAGCCCCTCTCCGTTGTCCACACCCATCCGTACCCCAGGGAGCACAGCACGGCACCCCAGCACAAAGCGTCGGCACCGAAGGAACTCCACGACATCGAACACAAAGAGCCGGTCATCTACCACCAGCTTCCTTGGCTGGACTGTCCATCGCTCGGGCCAGCGGCCTAGTTCGGTGGTGAGCAAGTTTTCAAGAGCTGTCGGGTTTGAAAAGGCCAGGTTGCCCGCAAAACGCTCAACACGCACGCGTGTGATCTCAAAGAAAAGGTCTGCCACCTCGTCCGGTGCGTCTTGGGTGGTAGTTCGGGTCCGCAGGGCGTGCAGGAGGGTTGCGCAAGAGGACATGGGGGCCTGCTGGAGGGCTCGCACGACGTCTTCTGCTTGGTGGCGTGTGTCGTAGTCCAGAAACGTTATGCGCCCGCGACGAACACGGATGTGGTGGACCTTCGCCCCGCACCAGTAAGAGATGATCATGCTACCCTTCCTGCGCAAAGCGCTTGGTTGGCCCGCCGTTGTTGAAGAAACGCATCCTGCGAGAGGGTTGCAACGTAGCTTTGGTTAGGCCCCAAGACGAGGACACGCATTGTGGCGTGGCGCGTGAGGCTAAGCGGCATGAGAAAGGCCCCGCCGTGTCCATGGTCACCGTTTTGGCTGTAGGTGCTCATGGCTAGCCCGTGCCGTAGGGCGTGTTCCCCAAGGACAAGCCGCCTACAACGCAGGAACTCCACCGGGTAGATGGAGTACAGCCACCCGTCAATCTGGAGACCGGTAGCGCCAAGGTACCATTCGCGTGTAAGACCGCAGGAAGCCAGCTCGTGTCTCACGAGTTCGTGCACAGGGTTTTGCCACTCTGCGTGCACCCGACGGCGTTCTCTACGCTTGGCTGCGTGTTCCGCAAACAACTGGTGCAGTTTCTCTCCACCAAAAGGAACGAAGGCCCGTGCGCGCACCGCCCGCAAGACCAAGGCACACTCGGACAAGGACGCTCCGCGCAGCGTAGCCAGGACGTCGAGGGCTCGGTGGTCGGCACCGTAGTCTAGGAGAGTGATGCGACCGCGCCGTGAGACATGTAGCCTGTGCGTCTCCTTGCCGCACAGAAAGGGGATGATCATTGTCTTTCACCTTGAAGGCGTGAAGCCTGCACGAACTCGGTGTCGAAGAAAGGCTGACATTGACATGCTCGAGGCATAACAGCCCTCCCCCGAGTACAGAACGAGCACACGCACCGTGCCGGAGGGTAGTAGCTGCAGTGGCAGGTAGCGTTTCGGCTCACTGCCGTCTTCGTAGATGACACCGGTGCTCATCGTTACCCCGTATCGTAGCGCGTTCTCTCCCAAGATACGGCGTCTGCATCTCAGAAACTCAACAGGACTGAATGTGTACGTGCTTGCATTGACCTGAAGCCGTGTCGTCCGCATGTGCCAAGAGCCCGTAAACTCGCAGGCGGCCATCTCCGCTGCCAAAAGCCCGTCTACCGGGCTGATAGCGTCCTCGGGCAGCCGAATACGCGCTAAACGGAGGCTAACGTGACGAGAAAGCAGCAAGTTTAGTGCGTCCTCCTCACAATAAGAAACGAACGCTCGCGTGCGTAAGGTGCGCAAGATCGAGCCACAGGTTGACGGAGGCTCCTCGCCGATGGCGGCCATGACATCACGGGCGCGGTGACCGGCGTCGTAGTCCAGAAGGGTCAGGCTACCACGACGCGAGACACGTAACCGGTGCATCTCTGCACCGCACCGGAAGGAGATGATCATCTTTCTACTTTCTAGCGGTGCGCGCTCGCAGTTTAAAAAGCAGTGATAGCGACAGGTTTGAGGCGTAGCAGTGTGCCTTAGCCAAGACGAGCACTCGGACATCGTCAGGGGACAGTAGCTGCAGGGGCAGGTAGTAGGCCTCGTGGGTCCAGGGGTGGCTGTGGGTGCTCATTGTCACTCCGTGGCGCAGGGCGTCCTCTCCCAAGATACGGCGTCTGCACTGCAGGAACTCAACAGGGCGGAAAGGGTACAGGGACCCCTGGACATGGAGGCCAGCAGGCGTCGTATGCCAAGAGCCCGTAAACTCGCAGGCGGCCATCTCCTCTGCCAGAAGCCCGTCCACCGGGCCGCTGGGCTCCTCGTGCACACGGCGGCTCATCCGCTTGTTTGCGAACTGAGCAAATAAAACGCTCAGAGACGTCCAGTAAAAAGCGCGAAACGCGCGTTCGCGCAAAGTGCTCATGACAAGAGCACATGTCGACGTGGGCTCCCTGCGAAGGGCAGCTAGGACATCGCGAACTTGGTGACCGGAGTCGTAGTCCAGGAGAGTGATGCGGCCACGCCCCGAAACCCGAAGCCTGTGCACGTCTACACCGCAGTTGAAGCACACTACTCCACGATCACTGTTTTGGCCCATGATGGGGTCTCCCGGTGTCCGTCCACCAGCACCACCACCAGGGGCTTTCGCCCCCGGTGCTCGGGCCACGGTGTGTCCCCGTCGGTGATGACAACCACGGTTTGCACGTCCCGGTTCTTCTCCGCCGCTTCTATGCCCTCACGCATGTCGGTCCCGCCACCTCCACGCACGTCAAAGTCGGCAGCAGACTGCACGCTTTTCCATCCGTAGACCTCAGCGTCGCACATCAGCGTAAGAACCGCGCCACCGAACGCGCGCACGATGCCCAGGGTTTCGGAGAGTGCGTTGTCGAGGGCTTCGCCCGCCATGGACCCGGAGGTGTCCACCACCACACCCACGGCCAGGTCGACGTCCACGATAGCCGGGGACAGGTACCCCCGGGCCCCTCCGGGGTTGCGCCGGTTCACCTGCGAGTAGGTAGGCTCGTCGTCCCCCAAGGAGGACAACATCGAGACGTGAAGAAGCCGTGACAGGACCTGTTTCCAGTTGAGCTTCGCCGCCTTTAGCCGGGACGCCGCCCAGCACAAAACCCCCGACGGTACCGTCCCTGGGCGTTGCCCGGCCGAGGCCTTTGCTACCTCGTCGCGAAGACGCTCCTGCTGGAGCTCGGACATCTCCCCGCAGTCGGGGTCCCCGGCCACGTGCCCCTCGTAGTCACGAGGGACCCCGTCCGCCGCAGAGCCGAACTCTGCACTCACAACAACCACGTTGTTCTGCAGGAGCATGGTGTAGTACTGCTCAGCGGTCTTCCCCTCCGGGAACCCGAACAGCTTGGGGGTCAGCGGTGACCCCTCGTGCTGTATCAGGGTGGTGAGGGCACCCAAGGACCCGGTCCTCAAGATGCCCCCGTGGATCTCAAGATCGGCAGCCACGTTCCACAAACGTTGCTCTGCGCGGAAAGCGGAGGCTCTGCCCGCATGGTTGAGCACAAGGTGCCAGACCTCGTGCTCCAGCAACGCCGGAGGCACGTCCCTACTCTTCAAAAACTCTGGGTCAGCGTAGATCACGCCGCGGCTACTTATCCCCACCGTGCCCATACCCGGACGAAGCACCGGGCCACGCAGTGAAAACAGGGCGAAGGCCAGGTACGGAAGCTCTTGCGCAAGGTGCGAACGTGCGCAGTCGAACCGTATGTCCGGACGGCTGGCATCAATGATCTGTACTTGTTTTTCTTTCATCGCATCCCCTTCAGAAAGATTCGTAGTCTTGGTTGCGGCTCTGCCCGTTCCACAAGTGCCACGATCTTCGTACAAAGTAAGGGTAGCCACGTGACCACCGTGGAGTCGGTGATCGCAAGCTTGCTTATGGTGTGCGCATGACTAAACGCCCGGGTGCCCAACAGGCGTCTCCGTTGGTCAAAGTACACCTTCACGTCGCCGGTCTTCAGCAGGCTCCACAACCGCCCCTCTGCGCGCGGGACAGGACCGGCCAACACATCCGGGGGGAGCCCACGCAGGTGAAAGGTCAGGTCGTCGTGCAAGAAGTGCACAAACCGCGTATACGGACCCGGCCTCTCAACCGGGGGGTGTCGCACAACCCTGGACGCGGTGACCCTCCCCAGCAAGGACAAGAACTCAGACGTGAGCCCCGGGAACCTCATCGCCTCCTCCGTTGGCAGCTCCCCCTGCAAAAACCGAAGGACGGTCATGCACGGGGAAACACGCCCTTGGAGCTGTTCGACAACGTCAAAGGCCCGCACCCTGTCCCCTGTGTGCTGGGGGCTGCTGAACCTTCCACTTTTTGAAATGTGGATGACGTGTTGCTCCCCACAGCAAAGGACGGGTTGCCTGACGGCGGCCCGATCGGCGAGCTGGTCTTGTCTTCTCAAATTACCTCCTCAGACACGGTGTAAACCATCAGTCGTGGCACTACGTAGAGCTTGTCGACCTCAGCCATAAGCCGGACACGCTGGGTTAGCGGAAGCGTCACGCGCGTCAGCGTAGCTGTTTGGTCAAAAGTGCTCATGGTGTGCTTGCGGCTGAATGCGTGCCTACCCAGCGCCTGCCGCCGCATATCGAAGTACTCGTTAGCCTGCAGTTCGCGGTCCTGCAGGGCCAGTGCAACGTCTGTCGGGTTTACCCGGCGCGGCGGCACCAGATAAAAAGTCAGATCCTTGTACACGAAGTCGTAGAATGCCACCCGCCGGTCAACAGTACGCCACGACACCACAGTGGACGAGCTCCTCTTTACGTGGATGGCGCACAAAAACGAAATAAATTCACCGGAGAGCTCAAGAGTGTCAACCTCGACCACGGCGTCCAATGTCACCTCTCCGCGCAAAAACGCGAAGATAAGCTGACACGGTGAGGTACGCCCGGTGAGCTGAGCGGCTACATCCAGCCCCCGCACCCTGGCACCACTATGCTGAGGGCTGCTAAACGCACCACTTTTTGAAATGTAAATGGTGTGGTGCTCCCCACAGCAAAACAATGTCTGTGAAACTGGGAGAGTTGCGTGTTTCATGTGTCCTCCGGCCCCCCCAGAGGAAGGGCTAGAAACGGGGTAGTCCCAAGATGTCCGTGAGTGCTGCGAGCTGGGTGGGCTCCTTGAGGAAGGGAAGGATGGCGGGGTTGGTTAGGAAGGGCTTGACGACCGTGATGGCAACCCCGGCTTGCCCAGCGTCGGCAGCGCGGATGATCGCGTCGAGCGCTTTGTCCACCCGTGTCTGGGTTGGCTTTCCCGCGACGGCGTAGGTGACCCCGAGCAGGATGGCCATGGTCTTGTCCGCTCGACCGGCAGGTGGGGTCCAGGCTTTGGGGTCGCGCAGGATTTCGTCCGGGTCAGGCAGCCCAGACTCCTCGACCCAAGCGAAAAACTGGGTGGACACCCCCGAACCAACAGCGCCGGAGAGCGCGGTGTGTTGCAGGGTGGCAGAGCACCCCTGGGCGCGCAAGGCCGCGAGTAGCAAGGCCCCGTTGAACCAGCTACGGGGGCAGGGGTAGGCCCCGTTGTTTGCCGCGTAAGACGGCACTTCACAAAGCAGGTGTGGCAGCTTGTTGAGGAACCCGGCAACGAGCGCACGGACCTCTTGCCCGGCCTTTCCGCGCCACACCTCGGCGGAACCGGAGAGAGACTTGTTGAGGAGCCAAGAAGTCCACTCGTCGGTGGAAGGCCCGGGCCAGGGGACGTGAACCCACCGAGAGATGGTGGGAAGCGGCAGCTCCCACCCGCCAGCAGACTGATCCACTGGGTTCGTGGCCGCCACAAAGGCCACGGTGGGGGGGATGCGCGTGTCGCCGCAGTACCGGCTCTGGACAAGCGAGAGCATCGCCGCCTGCGTAGAGGCCTTCGCGCACCCGAACTCGTCCAGGAGTACGATGCACCCTCCGGGGCGCGTCTCCCCCAACCGGATAGCGCGGGTGAGCCAGGACATAGGCTCTTGGCGCACCCCCTGCGAAGCCGAGGGCTTCTGGAGTTCAGCGGCGATCTTTCCCCACTGAACCTCCCCTGTCTCCGCAAAGTTGGAGGCGACCTTGGTCACCAAGGTCGTCACCATGTTCTCGGGGACAGCGATCCCCGAGAAGTCCTCAGCCGGACGTGTCGCCACCGCCACCGGGACAAACCCCGCTTCCAGCTCCGTGGAAAGCTGCTCCAAAGACTCGGTCTTGGCCGCCCCAGGCGGCCCGCTCAACATCACCGGGACCCTGGTCTCCACGCACGTCCGCACGAGTTTCGTCAAGTCTGCGAGATTCATTGCTCCTCCAGTCTGCAGGGATGCCCAGGCACCCCACCGTTTAAAAAGCACGCCATGGCATGTGGTGTTAGGGGGTCAAACGGCCTGTCACACACGGGGCAGTAGCTCAGACAGTCTTTGTCTGTGCGGGACTCCACCCACTCGAAGTAGCTGTCTTCCGCGGCGGCTTTGCACCGCTTCACCTCCTTTGCGTTTTCACGCTTCCAGTAGTCGGGGGCCAGCGGTTCCGGGACCACGCCGCAGAACGGGTGGCCCGGCACAGCACCCAGCAGCAGGCTCCCGGCAGCCGCTGGCCCCAGCAGGTCTGCGGGGCTGATCGGCAGATCACACCCAGGGCAGTGGATAAGCCCGCTTCGGGCGCACTCACGCAGACACACGGCGGCAAGGGCCGCTTCTGCCGTGAGCGCGTCCAACACCGGGTTGCTGCACAGCAGCCCGAAAGGCTGCCTCCTGCTCACCGCCGGGTGACACCTCTCCCATGACGCCTTGCGCCTTCGTAGCATTTTCTCTCCTTTTGGTTAGCGGAGACTTCGGAAGAAGTCTTCGTAGGTGCTGTTGTCGAGGATGTGCTTTATGGACCACCAGCGCAGCTCTACCACCGGGACCTTGTGGGAGCAGGCGGTGTGCACCGCCAAGCGCATGGCCTCGTCTACCGAGTGCCCTGGAAAGTTCTGAAGGTAAGAGGCCAGCCCCACGCACACCTGTGGCTGCCCGTCCGCGATCCCCGGGATCAGGGCGGCTCTGTCCAGGGTGCGCACCTGCATCTTCCCGGGGCCCTCGTTGCCGGACCAGGCCACCGGGCGGCTGCGCCCCTCGCTGTCTTTGCGAGAGCTCACTGAGTAGGCCTGCAGGCTGATACGGTCTGCGTGGGGTGTCACGTCAGCACGTGCCGAGTTCTCCGCGTGTTCGGTGAACGTGGTGAACTCCGCTCGAGCGTCCTGCTCCTTGCACACAGCGGTTACCTGCTCTATCAGGTAGTCTCCCGCAGCGTCCAGAGAGGGGAACCCCACGACCGCCACCCGGGAGTTCCAGTTGAACTCCACGTCGTTCTCCCAGCCCACCACGGGCCCAGCACGCATCAGCTCACGCATCTGTCGGCACAGGGCATCGATCTGCCCGCGACGCGGGTAAGCCCAGGTGGTCAGCACCAGCTCGATAGCAAAAGGGTCCAGAAGCGCGGAGAGCACTTCCACGTCCTTCGGGCTAAAGCTGAGGGTGGGGTCGCTGTCCGACTGGTCAATCATAACCGCCATCATGTCGAAGTTCAGCGACGCGTAATGCTCGACGAACTTCGGCGTGAGGATCTTTCTCTTGGGGATATCGACCCACGCCCCCAACGACACATCTCTCACCAGTGCTTTCGTATCCATCTAAATGGTACCTCCTCTTATACCAGCATACACCCTGATCAATTCATGTGTGGTGGGGGGCGGCAGGGAGCGCTAGCACGTGGATTTGGAACAGGTCTTCGGCAGTGGCCACAGCGTCTCCCAGGGCAAAGTCTGCGGAGGGAACGGTGATCCGGCGAGCAAGGCTTGTCCCGGAGACGTGCACGTCCACGGTGATGCCTTTCACGACCAGCGTCTCCGCGTGTCCGAACTCGTCGGTGGTCAGGAGCACGGGGGGCTCGTTGCCGACCATCAGTCCGGAGACAACCGTTACAGCGGCGGGGTTGGCCAGGGAAAGGGCGACCCGCTGGCCGGCAGCGGCCACACCGTTGACCGAGGCGAGGTCCACGGTGAGCAGCGCTAGGTCACCTGGGTCCACTGCCAGGTTTGCCTCGTCGTACACCGGTATGTACGTGCCCCCAACTCCACCCTCCGCGTTTGTGGCGCGGGCCACGTAGGAGTGCGTAGCCCCTCCGAGCGTGTCTTCAAGGGTGTAGTCGTAGACCATAGTGACCAGCGGAAGGTGCGCCGCTTTCCCAAAGTGATCGCCGACAGTCAACCCAAGTGCGGAAAGGGACGTGCCTGTCACCACCGTCAGTTTCGAGCCAGTGCCTATGGTGGCGCTAGCCAACACAAGGGTGTCCCCGACCGCCGAGGCTGCCATCCCCGTGAACTTCGTGTTCACCTCGTCCGCGAGATCGGCGGCGGTAACCGGATCGTGGGACGTCAGGAGCACGTGCTGGGTCGCCCCCGCATCGACCGCGAGCGAGAGGGTCAGCCCACCAACGTCGTACGGGCCAGCCGAACACTCCACTTGCCCCGGCTCCGCGGCAGGGGCAGTAATCGGGAAAAACGGAGCTCCCACCTCACCCCGCAGGATCTCAATCGCGGAGAACTCCAAGAGCAGGGCGTCGGGGTCAGTCACCCTCAGTAGAAGACTTCTCATTTTCCTCCACAAACTGCGGGCAGTTCGGCAGGTCTTCCTTGGCCACCCGCTGCTTTATCCGCTGGATGATCGGCGCAAGACTCTGGCAGAAATTCTGAGAAGGCCGGATAGCACGCAGGGCCTGCACCACCTCTTTGTCGAGCGGACGAACCTTCTCCCGCTCGCCTTCGATCCTTGAAAAGCTGTCTTGAAGCCGCTGCAGTTTGCCGTCCACTTGCCGGGCGAGTTCGACCGCACCCGACCCAGCCTTCACACGCTCGTTCAACCCCCCGAGGTAGAAGACCCCGGTGACCACGGCCAGCAGTACCGTAAGGAATATGGCGATAAGAAATCCACGACGCCCATTCTCTTTTTTTTCAAACTCCTCGACCGAGTTAGCGAGCACGGTGATCGAGCTGTGCGTCTGGCTAAGGGCGTCGGAGACTGTGGCCAGCGTCGCCCCAACCGTCTTGAGGTCGTCCTTGACATCGTAGAACGTATCCTCTTTCAAGCAGACGTGCGGCACACGCACCTCTTTGAGAAGCGCGCTCTGCGCGTCTAGCGTCGCCTCTATCCGCTCTAGCGCTTGCCCGTGGTGCCTGCCCTGGCTGTCGAGTCGTTCTATGGTGCGCAGGTACGCAGCGAGTGCACCCCCCTCCGGAGGGATGTCTTTGGGTCTCGGAGTCTGGAACTCCGTGCGGGCCGCCCGGGAAGCCTTCTCCTTTTCATTCATTTTCACCCTCCGCACGCGTACACATGACGCACTTGTCCACGACGCTAAGAAGCTCTCCGACGTGCTTACCCTGTGACGCGATGGCCCGCCGCGTCAAACGCAGCTCATCACTTAACGGCTTTAGGAGAGCAGTGACCTGGGCCTCCACTTTCCGGAGCAGATTCTCCTCGAGCAGAGTTAGCAACTTAGCAACCTGCGCAGTTTCTTCATCGGTCATAGTTCAACTATACAAGGTTACTGACTGCCGCCAAACGTGAAGAATTACAGACTTTGCAGGAGGGCTGTCTCGGGGTCAGTAAAGCGCGGCAAAAACGGTGGTTCTAGCTCAGGGTCGACGGTGGGGTACATGAACGAGGACTGGTCTGTGCTGTGCCGTAGGCTAAGCGCGTGCCCTAGGGCGTGCACAAGAACGACGTACAGGACAGTGTCATCGGGCGTGTTTCCGACCCGGATCGTGACCAGCCAGCGCTCACCACGCCGCATGAAGGAGGTGGTCTCGGTCGCGGAGAAGGCGTCGGGGTCGTGAGGCTCCCGAAAGAGCACATCCACATCCGGAGATTCGACCTCCGTGTCGAACAGCGTGAGCACCGCTTTCACGCGGTTCACTGTCGCGCAGGCCGACCGCAGTGTCTTGAACTCGGACGAGTCTGGGGGGACGTTGGCCCGCACCGACAGCGGGAAAGCGGTGCTCTTCCGGACGAGCTCGGGGCACTCGTCACTGATAGGAGAGGGGCGCCCCTCCACCGGACAGACCCGGAGAGGGGAGGCAGAAGGTTGTCGCAGCACAGCGAACACGGTCAGTGCCACCGCTCCTGTCACAGCCACGCAGGTCACAACGATCAGCACTACGTTCTTAGCCTTTTTCATGGGGTGCCTCGAGCACGAACACACGCGGTGCCTCTACCTTGTCTTTCTCGAGGTGCGTCTGACGAGAAAGCCCTTGCAACAGCTCCTTCTTGGCAGCAAGAAGCGTCGCGTACTCGTCGTAGGTGGTCAGCCCCGCACGGACAAGAATGTCCAGCGTCACCTCCGACTTCAAGAACTGTATCGCAATGGAGTTCAGCACATTTCCTTCATCCACGGTACACCAACCCTCTGAGCCTTGTGATCTCGTCTTGCACAGCCTGCCTCTCAGCCTCGACCTTGTTCACGACCACGGCTAACTGCGCCGCTGGGAACCCAGCTGCCTCGGTTTGCAAAAAGGTGAGCACGGACTCCCACAGGGACGCCGTGGCGCGCAGATCCCCGATCTTGTCCATGAGCTGCCCCAAGGTTGCGCTTTCCATCACGCCTCCAAAAACGCGCGGAGACAGGTCTCGAGCTCTGCCCCAGAACTCAGGTCGGTGAGCAACCTGGACATGGGGTAGACCACGGCCTTCAAAGACGCGCGCACTGCGTTCACCTCGTCCCCATGAGAGAGCTTTCCGCGCTCCCGCGACAGCAAGGTGGCTTTGATGAGGTTTTTGGGCGTGTAGTTCACCCGGATGTCAGTGTTGAGTTCAGCACGCAGAACAATGCGCGCCAAGACAAACGCCCAGTTCTGGGTGGTAAGCCTGAACCCACGCTCACAACTCATGTCCCGGACAGGCCATTGCCGCTGGCAACGAGGGCACACCGTGACCCCCAGGGTGGGGGAAACCAGGCTGGGGTGGATGAACTGAGGGCAGTGGTCGTCCGGGCAAGGGTACAGGGAGGTCAAGGCCCCTCCTCCGAACACGTCCTCTCCGTTTTCCAGCCTCGCCCTGGTCAGTGTCACCACGACCCCGACGTAAGGCTTGAACGCGCTCCGCTCCTCCCCGAAGTGCACTTCTACGAGGTGCTGCGCGCGCAAGCTCTCAACCGCGGCGAGCTGCACCCGTTGGCGCAGCTCTTGGCGCTTGGCCTCAAGCGCCGCGAGTTCCGGAGACTCAAGCGGAGACGCGAGATAAGGCAGCTCTAGGTCTGCTCGAGACGCTTGCTTCGTCACTTCGTGGCTCCGTATTCCGCTCCCCGTGACCCACCCACCAGCAGCTTTGACCCACCGTGCGGGGCTTTCCCCATCCTGTCCTTTGGCACGTTACGCCCAGCACCGCCTATGAGGGGCACACTCTCCAGCCGCACGGCAGGCTCTTCGGTCTTGGTGGCCAGGCCTGTCACGGTCTGTAGCGCCTCGACAAACTCGTCCTCGGTCGCGGCGTAGAGCATGAAGTGCCACACGTACCCGTACACACCGTTTTCGATGGCGCTCTTTCGGCAGATGTGCTGTTCCCAGGTCGCTGTGCTGGCCGCGGAGATGATGGAGTGCACCAGCTCGTGCCAAACCGTGTACTCTACCCCCCGCGGGTCGTTTCCCCCCTCGGGGACACGGAGCAACGCGGTAAAGGTGGTTTCCGAGACGTCCTTGCTGCGCACCACCACGTCAAGGGTCTCGAGCGCAGCACAAAGTGCTTCTACGTGTTCCATTACCGCCTCCGGAAGAGTTCGTGGAGGTCGTCCCACTCCACGTTCATACGCAGGTGAGACTCTCTGTACTGGCTTACGACTTCCAGCCCACTGTCCGACACAGCCATCATAAAAACTGGGGACGTCCCGCAGTCCACGTTCCGCAGGAAGTGGCGAACCTTGCTGGGTGTCCGAACGATTTGGTCTACCGTATGTGTTTCCATCACTCCCTCACTATGACTCCAAGGCTGCTGTCTTGGAGTGGGATCGACCCGGAGCTCCCGCCGACAACGACGACCGCCACCGGAAGTTCAGCTATTTCAAAAACAGGCACCCCCAGAAAGTACGCTTCGGCGGAGACGCCAACATGCTTGGCGAAGGCAGCTCTGTCGGTGACAAGAACCCCGGTGGGTACCAGGCGCTTCTCCTGCAGAAACAAGAACGCTGAGACCAACCGGTTGATGTTGATACCATCCTCATCGCCCAGCTCGGTGAGCTGTACGGTGTTCTTGAGCCTGTCCCACAGCGACCACATCGTCGATGGGTTCGGGTCCGCCTCAGGAGACGCCGGGAGCTGGATGGTCGCCTCGATGCGCGGAGGTCCTTCCGTGAACTCGCAGATGATGCGCTCGGTGCTGATGGCGGCGGAGATGATGTCTTGAACGACGTGCGCCACGTACTCTGCGTCGGCCCCGGGGGGCAGGTTGAAAACGCGTGTGATCGTTCGCGTGGTCACAGTTGTCCTCCTTCACGCACACACTGCTTTTGGTACGCGTACAACAAGGTCTCCACGAGTTCTCGTATCGGGGTGCCTTTGTCCACCGAGTGGTCGCTGAGCCACTGGTGGAGCTGCGGGTCTATCCGACAACTCAGCCTTCCCCACGTCCGATACGGGTGCTGTGACAGCCGGCCTACTCGTCGATCACGCACAGGATGTCCTCCGCTTGGATGATGACCGTGTCGTGGTCGCCAAACACCTCCCCGAGTATCCAGGCCTGTTTCGTTTTTACCCACTGTGGCGCTATGACAACTCGGTCCCCGGGGGCAACGTCCACAGGAACAACCGCCGTCCCCTTCCGGACCCCGGGGCCGACCAGCAGCACTTTCGCGAGTGCGTAGCCCTTGTTGGGCACCACCAGCACAGTGGAGTTTCCGAGCAGTTGTGCGATGTCCTCGTCACGCACGAGCTGCACGAGCACCCGCCCGCCGAACAGCCGTAGGTTAGGGAGTGCCACTCTCTTCTTCCTTCTTGGGTCGGCCACGCTTCACCGGGATCGGCTTAGCCACCTCTTGAATCGAGAACGACGCCACCTTGGCCAAGATAGCCTTGGCCAACTCTGGGTTCGAGGCAGTCACCGAGCTCGGTTGCACATCCGTCGGCAGCTCCAAGACTGTCTCGTCCTGTAGGATAAACGCCAGGTTTATCCTACGTTTGCCTTTGGAATCAACATAGTTGTACAGCACGCTGCTCACAACCCTGTTGACCCCTACCAACCGACCGTAGTCGGAAGGCGAGATGTTCTCACGCATATGCGACCGGACAAACCCCTTACCTTGTGCCACTTGCTGCTCCTATTGCCTTGATGAGCGGGGGGTCTTCCCCCAAAACGAGTACCTGACCTTTGTACGTAAGCTGCTGAAGATGCACTCGGTGCGCGTGCCTCAGCACAAGGGCCGGGGTGACACCGCTACCCTCGAAAAACCGGAGAACGTCTTTCTCCACAGGGGTGGCTTCGTACCCGTGCACCGACTGGAGTGCCGCTTCTGCGGTCGTGGGGGCCGTGGCCACGGGGTCAAAGCACAGCCGGAAGGACACTGGGCGACGTCCGCACGACGCACAGCGCAGGTTCTTCCCGGCGAGGATGTCGGTCAACAGAGCCTCGGCGGCGAGGGTGACCTTCTCCTCAAGCGCGGTCTGGTGCCCGCAGGCCGTGCACATGAACCCGTACACGTGCATTAGAGCTGCCTCACCCCAAGAACCCCGGACTGCAACGCCTCACCGATGTTGAACGGCTCAGAACTCTCTTGCGACCCGAGGTCCCACTGCGTGTCCGGCGGCGCTGGCTGAAACATCTGATTGGTCGTCTTGCGGCGCAGAACAGGCTCCACGCGCACCTGCCGTGAAACAAGCTCCACTAGCGCGTCATGAATGTCCGCGGAGATCCGAAGGGTCTCCTGCACACCGTCAAGACGCTCTACCTCCATCGCGTGCACCGCCCCCTCTTGGGTGAGAGCGGTCACCAAGCTTGTGATCTTGAGAATCAATTTGCCTCCTCCTGCTCGTGCAAAAACTCCCAGAGCTTCCGGAAGCCGTGCACAGACACCGATCCTATAAACCGTAGGTTGTCCGCGTCGTTCACCCGCTGGAAAATCCCCAACTGCACCATCTTCTGCAAGACTTCAGGGGTGATGCTCTTGGTGAAAGCGAGGGCCGCGGTGTTGTACACCGGTGTGAGGTTGTCTAGGCACGCTGGCTCGAGAACACCCTCAAGTAGCCCAGCCAGGTACGTCCGCGCCGCTCTCTGAAAAAAAGCGACGAGATCCTTTTCTGGAAGGGTGCCGTACTCGTGCAAAAAAAGAGCAAAGGGGCTGCCCATCTCCGCAGCGAACCAACGCCGCAGCTCATCGAAGGCGCGCGGGTCTTTGACCTCACCTTCGACGTTGATGAGGTCTTTGGACTCCCCCGCCCAGCGGCAGTGGTCGCACTCGATGCTCCGGTTGCCGATTACGGCTGCTGAGTTCGGATAGGGAGCTCCGCACTTCGGGCAAACTACCGACATCACTCCCTGCCTTCGCCATTGTCACGCGGAGAGGTCCCTGGTGGGTCCACCTCTTCAGGTGCTCTTTTACAGCGGCAGTTTCCTTCTCCGCAAACTCCTTCAGGAAAGGAGCCCGGGCGTGTACATAGTTTTCGTACGCTTTCTTGACCAACTCCGTGTCCCCGTCCTTCGATCGAATCGCCTGGACAAGGGTGTGCAAGTGGAACATCTCCGCAGCTTCCCGTCGTATCTGTACAAGGACCATCAGAAGCTCGAGAAGCGACCCTCGTCGAGGAGGCCGCGGGAGGGCATCGTAAGCAACATTTGCTCGAGCCCATCCTGACGGGGTCGCTAACCATTTCCCACGTCTCCACCAGCAATCAGCTTGGCAACACGAGCGTCGAACCACGCGTACTGCACACAGCAGTCCTCAACCACCTTTTGGTTGATCTTGCAGAAGTGCGCGTACTTTTTCTGGATAGACTCTGCAGTGTAGTCCCCATCACCGTTGCGATGGTCCGGAAGGCGGACGTTCCCGATAGCCAAGGTCGCGAGTGCGGCCACCATAGCCACGTACTTGTTGGTTGAGTACGATCCCCCTACGTCCTCCATCGTGATCAGGCGAAGAACCTGCTCCATCTCTCCTTGCGAAGGGGTCCGGAACTCAAAGCGCAACGACTCCGTCGGCACAAGCTGCCGCAACTCAAACGTGTCGTCCATGTCCGTCATCGACAGCGGGCGCAGTAGTTTCTCAAGCCGGCGTTTCCGCGCATGGTTCCGTAGCGGGTCATTAGCGTATAGTCGTTCGTCTTGCTTCTCTTCCTCCTTCTCCGCTGTGTCTTCCTTGGGCTCGGGGGGAGCCTCCTCTGGCTGTGTACCCGCTTGGCGAATCGCAGCGATCGCCTCTTGCACCTTGTCTTGCGGTGCTGCACGCTGCGCCAACGTCTCTAGCGAGTGTCCTGGTGGTAGTGCTGGAGCGCCATTTCCCATGCCTCCATAGTACACCGCACCGCCGAAGAGTCAATGAGATAGGTGGCAAGTTGCCACCTATCTCGTAACTAGCTAAGAAAATAGGGGGTTACCCTATTTTCAGAGAAAGTGCACAAAGGATTTTCTGTGCAAAGGGGTGAGTCCGTTGGCAAGGAGCTCTTTGCGGTGGGCCTGGGTACCGTAGCCTTGGTGCTTGTCGAAGGAGAAGGCCGGGAAGGCATGCCCGGAGAGCAGGCCATCGTGCAGGACCTTGGCGATGATGGAGGCAGCGGCCACGGACTGGTACAGGGAGTCGGCACGCACGACAGAGACAACGTTGTGGAGCCCCTTGGGTACGACATTGCCGTCCACGATGATCTTGTCCGGAAAGAACCTGCGTGCCACTTCGACCAGACCACGCACTGCCTTGTCCCAGCATACCCCGAGCCCGAGGGCGTCGATGTCTTGCGGAGAGCTGCAGTGCACCGCCCAGAAGGGGAGGTCTGCTATGAGGAGGTTGCGCAGCCCCCTCCTCTCCGCACTGCTGATCTTTTTGGAGTCGCGAACCCCCGGGATAACGGTGCCCTCCGGCACCGCGGCCAAGGCCACAACCATGTGCCCGGCCCAGCAGCCACGCCCGGCCTCGTCGATACCGAGTTCCATCACAGCACGAACGGGAGTTGTTTGCACGCGAACCCGGCGGCACCACGGTGCCCTCCGCCTCCGTACTGTACAGCGATCTTGTCAACGGGGAATGCTACCTCGTCGTAGGCGCGTAGGTGGACCTTCCAGGCTTTTGCCTGCGGAGAGTACGCAAACGACAGCATGGAGTCGTGCCGCTGGGGGTCAAACACCTTGGCGAACACCTGGGAGCCTGGGATGTTGGCGTTGATTGCCAACCACGTGCGCTCTTCCCAGTGCAGGGTAAACGCCTCTTGTACCAACCGTTCGTTTTCGCGCTCGAACCTCGCGGCCACCTGACGGCCTTGCTCGATAGTGTCGGAGACTTCCTCATTCTCGGTAAGGAGTGCCGTCCAAAAAGGACTGCACTCCACATCCAACTCTTCGGCCGAACACCCCAGGCTGTGCGCGACGTCCAGCTCCTCTGTCGAAAGAGGGACAAAAGGGCTGGTGTCCTGCTCACTCAACCCACAGTGAAAAAGGTAGGCCGGGTCCTCCGTGTCCCAGAAAGGACCCTGAGTCTTCCACGTGTCCCATGCGTCCACGAGATCAACCACCTGCGTCGTCACATGAACCCCAGACCCACGCAGCAACTCAGAGACCAGTTGGCAAGCTGCTACCTTTCTCCCCAACTCGGTAGCGTGCACCCAGGAAGAGGCCACGCTTCCAACCAAAGGGGCAGAGGACGCGTGGTGATCGACCCAGATGAAGCTGCGGGACACCCGGGTCAGCTCTACCATCTCCTCGGCCTTGAAACTGAAGTCGACCAACATCACCACAGCCCCGTGGCAATAGCGACGCAGTGCGACATAGTCGTACTCACCGTAGTTCACACCAAATGCGCGGACGCAAAAGCCCAGGGCTTGCAGCAGCCGAGCGGAGAGGTAGCCGCTGAGCTTCCCGTCGTTGTCGGCCGAGTGGTACAATACGACAGCAGGAACATTGGCGCGCGCAAGGACGCGTAACGCGTCGTGCGAGATCATGGACATTTTTCGCTCCTATCTGCAGGTTGGACACGTGAACGAGTCCCCTGCCCGGAGCAACAGCGTGCCACAGACGGGGCAGGGGGGTGCCGACTCTGACTCTTTTGGCTCGAGGCAAGGCTCCAAGAACCGTTGGGCCAACCACCGGAACACGTAGTCGAGCACGGAGGTCGCCTGCGGGATACTGCTGTTGGTGGTGTACCCCGCGGGCTCGAAGCGCGTGTACGAGAACTTGTCGACCAGCTCTTGCAGGGGGGTCCCGCTCTGCAGGAGCATGCTGGTGGCCATGGCAAAGCTGTCGACGAACCCGGACAGGGAGGACCCCACCTTTGCCATCACGATGAAGATCTCTCCGGGGGTGCCGTCGTCAAAGGTGTTGACGGTGAGGTACCCCTCGTGCCCAGCGATCGAAAACTTGTGGGTGACACCACACCGTTCGTCAGGAAGCTTTGGCATAGGGCCCTCCTGCTGCGAAAAAGGACGCTCGCCCTTCGCTACACACCCCGCTAGCAGGGACACCCTTGAGCACGGCCTCCGCTCCACGCACCAGCCTTCGGACCTCGTGGGGGTACATGTAATCGGGGCTCCCTGGGCCGAACGCCCGGATGAAGTACCTGTGTGCAGACCCTCCGTCAGCGATACAGGCCAGGCCCCTATCAAGCAGCGCCGAGGTTAGAATGTTCACGTCTGCACACTCCCTGACTTCGGAAGCGGCAAGCACTGGTCCATCTCCGCAACCAGAGCTTCGGGGTCCTCGACCGAGCTTACAAGGTCCTCCGCGGAGTCGAGAAGAACCTCGAAAACTTCGTCGTCGTAAGTGCTGCTCCTGAAGCTGGCGTCCTCCTCGACACCCAGTGCCTTGCACAACAGGGTGCTCAACTCATGCCACGGGTTCTCCTCGTAGCCGTCCAGGTGCTCGTTGTTCAGAACGATGCACCACCGCTTCCCCTCCTGCATGACGATCCCCGACGTGACCTTGTCGAGAATGAAGTCGACCCTCTCGATCCTCGCGGAGCGCTCGCTGTCTCCGTGTTCCGGAATGACCTGGTGCAGCGCTTTAATAAGCTTCTCGTAGTCAATGACCCGTAGGTCGACGTCCTGACTCATACGCTCCTAAACCTCGCCCCTTCCTTGTGAAGATAGCCGAGCTTGACGAGCCTACGAAGCCCGTTCCGCACGGCGCGCGGCCCCGAGAGGTCACGGTACCCAGTTTCCTTGTCCTCTCGGACTGCGGAGAGGGCCACACTGTCGAGCACCCCTTCCGCGATCTCTCGCACCGAGTACGCACCGCTCTTACCGGTAAACCAGTTGAGGACCCTTTCTTGGAGAAAAGAAAGCTTTACCCCCGACAAAGCCGCCAAGACCGGCAGTGGCTCCCGCACCACCCTGCACTGCCTTCCGGATACCGCAGCCTCCGGGACGCTTCCGTTGTAACGCTCCCGAGCAGCGGCCAACCGCCGCCGGAGCTCCAACGACTTTTCCGTCACGCCAGAGTCTCCCGCGGCAACGAGGGCCACCAAAGGCCACCCTCAACCATGAAAAAAACATGCTGCAGCTTGTCCACGTACACCACTTCTCCTCCGCAGAACGCGCATACCTCCAGATCTACGGCGCCAACTCCTTCGAGGGGGGTGAAGTGCTCTTGCTCCACCACCGCCCCAGCAAAAAGATGGTCAACCTTGTTGTTCTCGTACAGCGGTCGTTGACAACTTCGGCAGATGATTACCATCTAAAACCCTCAGCAAACTTATAGCAAAGTTTGATCAGTTCTTACAGAAATGATCAGTACGCTGGAAGTTGGTGCAGATACTTGCTAAACATGAGGCATGGCCAACTTTGTACAGGTTACTGGCAACAGGGCGGTGATCAGCCCCGCTGTTACCCGGCGTGAGGGTGCTCTGGGCGGTTTTGTACTCCACGGAGCCACGGGGTGCGAAACCGTGGCGGCGAGCGTTCTTGACCTGGTGGACAGCTACCGCCAGCACACGGAGAAGACCTCTGCCCCGTTTGTGCAGGTGGGCAAGGACCCACGCATCTCGGTGGTCCAGACCACTCTCAACCTGACGATCTTGTCCAGCACTCCGGACAGGGTCGGGCTCAGCATGCAGCTCCTGGGCATCCCGTGCTGGCTAAACTTCGTCGAGGAGCTGTTACTCGCGGCTACAATGATCCGAGAAAACGAAAAGGCCATGAAGGTACCAGTGTACTCCGACTGGAAACAGACCCCAGGGTCCCCGATGCTTGATGTCGACGACGTTGAGCAGCTCTTGGAGGGCGGCTGATGCCTCCGGACACGCACGTCACTATCAGCGTGAAGGTGCCCGTGGCCCTGGCCAAGCGGCTCGACAAAGTGCGGAGACACCTGACCATGCTCGATCCCGAAGGCCGCTCCTTCTCGAGGCAGGAGGTGCTTGTCGTGCTGTTACTCTGGCTCTTGGACTACAAACGTATCACCAGGTACGCCCGGCCGCTGCCGGAGCAGCTTGCGCTAGACAGGTACGTGGACCCCCTGGCGTCCCTTTGGAGTGAAGATGACTGACTTTTGGAACGGCCCCCCGCCCCCTACCCTGTCGCTGCGAGAGCTGCGCGCCTACATCCGCCCCGGGAAGCGGAAGCTGGTGGCCCCTCCGCCAGAAGAGCGCCCGCAGAAGTCACGGTTTGAGCAGCGGTTCCACATGTCCCCCGAGGACTTTCTGAAGAAGGCAAAGCAGGAAGACTTCTGGAACAAGAAGGGGGAAGAAGCACTAGAACTCGCGGAGAAAGGGCAGCTCCACGAAGACGACCTGTTTGACCTTGTCGAGGCTTACGAGAAGGGGGTCGACAAGCCCGCCAAGCAAAAGCGCGTGACGCTTTTCAAACCGCCCCAGAAGGGACTGGACGACTGGTGGAAGCACCTCGATATCACATCTGCTGCGGAGACATCCAAGGAGCCGGCGCCCCACCACCAAACTGGTACGAGCCCGGGGGGCGCTGAGTCAGAGCTTGCGTCCCTAGTAAGGCAGCTCCGCCGAGAAGCGGGAGACCCAGAGAGCTGACGACAGCAGCGGTCCCCCACGGGCTCCACCCCTTGCGCTTTGGTGCCTTGGCCGCTGCCATGTTCTGCGCGTCTGCCACGGACTGCGGAGATGACGCCGAGTCCGCGTACCCAGCGTTCTGGGCAGCCCTGTCCCGCCCACGTTGCTGCGCCGCGGCCAACTCCTCGTTGGTCACAAGCGGCTTGGGAGGTGCCGCCGGAACCGGAGGGTTCTGCATTGGGGGTGGTGGGGTCGGAAGGGGGGTCTTTCCGGAGGGTGGTGGGGCCGCACGGTAAGGCCCCATGGCCGCCGGAGTGCCTGCCACTGTGTTCGCCGTGGACGACATCGGCGTACTCACCGCCGTGCGAGGCTTCGCCACCGTGGACGCTGTGGGTGACACGGAACGCGCGAACACCCCCGGCGACGTCTGCACCTTGTTTACACCAGGGCCACGCAACAGGGTGTTGGCGCGACGGGGGAGCAGCCGGCTTACCAGTCCTCGTGCAAAAGGTGCGGCGGTCTTGACCTGCGCCGCCCCGATGCGCTGCGCTGCCACAGCCTTGGTCTGGTAGGCCGCCACCTTCTGGCAGTACCGAAGGCTCTCTTGTACCAGAAAATCAATGAGTGGATCAGCCACGAAAGGCCTCATGCTGCCAGAGCTGCAGTGGTTTCTTCCTCACCGGTGATCACAGGCACCGCGCTTACGTTAACTGGTACCATTCTTTCGTACTGAATACCAGCCGACTCCTGGACCAGCGTTCCCTGAGCATCGGTTGCCCACTGGTGCTGGGGGACCACGCTGTTCTCCAGGTACACGACGCCCATCGTCTGCAGGTTCGAGTTCAGGGTCATGAGCATGAACCCGATAGGCTGCGTGAACAGGTCGCTCCCGAGGTTCAGGTACAGGTTCTCGTACCCCGGGGGGATACGCACGTTGTGCGGGTTCGCCAGCGCGGTAGCCGCCTGGTTCGGAAACAGCCATGGCACCTGCGTGGGGGGCAGCAGGTCCTGGTAGTAGGCATACAGCGCCCGCAGCATCGACGGCCCGTCCACCCAGATACGCGCGATGTTCAACGACCCCATGGTCCGCCCGGCCACCCAGATGGAGCGCTCGGAGCCGAGCTCGTAGATCCTGGAGAACTGGCGCTGTTGCGAGATCCCGGCGCTCTGCGTGATGCCCAGGGGCCACACGATGTCAGAGTGAGAGGTCTCCGACGACCCCAGCGCGCTCGCCAGCGCAGCCATGGTTGACAGCTCCGGGGGTCCGGCAGCGATCAGGGTCAACCCTCCGTTGACATACCGCCCGTTCCGCAGCCCACCTTGTACCAGGTGGTTCATTGGGTCCCAACTTGCGAGTGACATCTCTTTTGCTCCTTCTTTTGCGGAACTAGATCACCATGGTGATATCGAATTCGTTTCCTGGGTACACCGGGGTTACACGCAGCGTTCCCCGCATCTTGCGTGGGTCAGAAGCGTCCTGCGTGATCGAAGACGGCGTGGCCGCGGCGACCACCTTCAGCACGTCCACGAGGGTCAGCGCGAGCCCGGCAAAGATCGCGGAGAAGGCCGCGAGCCTGGTCGGGGTGAGGTTGTACCTTCCGGACAGTGGGCTGAGGTTCGTCCGCACGAAGATCTCGCAGTAGTCGAGCGCTACGGTGATGGACTGCTCCGCCCGTTGCGCTGTGGTCACGTCGGTGGTGAGCTGGTGGCGGCTCTGGACAGCCGCTCCCTTTGCCGGGACCCAGGTGATGTCGATCCCGCCAGCAGCGATCTTGTTCAGTTGCGAGTCGGTGAACACCGAGGCCACACCGGTAGCGTCGGTGACGACCGCGTAGGGAGCTCCGGTCATGGGAGCACCCGGCACGTTCCCGCCGACCTTCCCGACCTTGAGCGCAGGGGCGAAGTACCCCGGGATGAGCTGCTCGACACTGTTCACCGTCGCCTTGAGCTGGTCACAGAACAGCAGCCACGCCCTTCGGGTGCCCAACGCCTTCCCGTTGTTGTAAAGGGTGACCACCTCGTCATTGGTGCTGCTCACCGCCGCTCCACGAATCACGACCGAGAAGGACGCGCTGACCAACGCTTGCTGCAAGGCAACCGTGAGGTCAGCCAGTGCAGCGTAGTAGCCGTCATCGTTCTCTCCGGCAGCAAAGGTGAAGTTCAGAGTGAGCACCGTGCCCGCGGTCACTGCCCCCGTCACGTTCCAGTGGTGGGCGTCGTCCCCGAAGTCGAGGTACACCCCGTCAGCCACGGTGATAGACGCAGGGTCCACGTCCGCGTCCAACAGGAGCTGCGACAGCGTCACGAGCTTGGTGTCGAAGGTCCAGGGAGGCCCTCCGGGGATCAGGTCACCGTCGTTTCCGCTCCCGACGATGGTCGGGGACAGTTCGGAAGGACGGTCCACGTGCCCCACGTACACACACGGCTTGCGCCCCGTGGGTGCGCTGAGCGCTTGGACGTGGACGCTCCCCACAGAGTGCACCGCCGTCTGGCTGGTCAACGCTGCGATGGCGTAGACAGGCTTGGACTCCAGGAACGAGAACGCTTCGGTGAACCCTTCCAGGGTTCCCTCCGGATAGTCCTCGCTCTTGTCCGCGACCCCCAGACCGTAGACCGACACGGTGGGCGCCTCTTGCATGGCCAGCCACATCCCGTACCCCAGGGGGTTCTCGGGGGTGAGTGGGCCGAGCGCCGCAGCCAACGACGTCTCGTCAGCGTAGGTCACCAGCTCGGTGTTGTTCCCCTGCGCGGTCACGTCCTTCCGCAGGGCTGTGAAGATCACGTACATCGAGGCCGAGACCGTCTCCACGGCGGTCCCGGTGATGTCCCGAACGATGTCGTGCTTCACCAACACGTCGTTGTTCGAGTCCAGGATCAGGTCCGGCGTGGGCACGGTCACGCCCCATGCCGAGGACGAAAACGCGTTCAGGTTTTTGGCGATGATGTACCAGGACGACCAGGTTGCGGTGATCAAGACCTCGGTGTCGAGGCGAAGCCTTCCGGAGACCGCGCCAGAGTGCACCTCGAGCACGTTCCCGAGGAAGGCACCTCCGGCGTACAGGCTGTCCCCTACCCGCACCGGGAAGGGGTTGCCGTAGAAGACGTTGGTGGCCCCGATGTCGAGACCGAGCAGGGTCACCGGGGTCGGCTGGGGGGCGCCCACCGCCGAGCTCGCTGTGTCGATCTCGATCTTGGACTCGTACCCGCGCCCCGGGCTGGTCAACCGCAGGAAGTTCGTCGACATCGAGGCCACGGTGGTGTCGAACAGCTCGTTGATCTGGGTGACGATGGAGTCGATGGGCCAGTCCGCGTGGGGCTTCGTACCCCAGTTGGTCTGCGTGAACGCCGTGGCCGCGCCCATGACCAGGTTTGCCGCGGCGTGTGCCTGCGCCGGGACCACAACCGAGGTGTTCTCCACCACGGTGGTAGCCGGGAGTGCCCCGTAGAAGAAGCCGGCGTACCCACCACCGGCGTCGGCCTTGCCGTGGTCGTCACACCGGTAAGCGATGTTGGCTCCCACGGTGGCTACCGCCTGAGTGTTGATGTCGGTGATGAGCGCGTCGATCGTGGCAGTGCCGGCACCGAAGGTCACGGTAACGGTCACCCCGTTCACCGTGAACACCATCGTTCCGTTTTGGATCGTGGCCGCCCACTGCGCCACCCATCCGGACATGTCCACCGAGAGGATGGGCTGCCCCACGAAGGTCACGCTCTGCTTCCCACCACCGTCCACCTGAAGGATGAGGGTGCGCCCGTGCACCGGAGAGGGGGTGGCAATGATGTTGACGATACCGGTGACCGCTGCCGAAGAGGCTGCGCTGATCAGATTCTCGCTCAGGTCAACGTAAGGGGTGCGCTGATCTCCGTCCCCGTCGTTGTGGATAGCGATGGTAGCACCCTTCCGGAGAAAGGTCTGGGTGCGCAGGACCTCGGGGACCACGGTGCCGAGGTCGAGGAACACGCGGATCGAGTCCTCGTCGATGTCGCGGTAGTCCGCGCCGATGGCCTTCGGGTCCGGGAAGGCCTCTTGTTTGAGCCACACGTCGTCTTGCACGTAGGTGCCCAGTCCGTAGAAGGTCTGCCCCTCTCCCCAACCGAACTTGGAGAGAGACGTGCCCCCGAGCACCTGGATGGTCTTGGACGAGCCTGCGGCGAGCGTCCTGAGCTGCAGGTGCTTCAGCCCGCCACTGTCCTCGTACACGTAGGCAGCGAAGTCGATGGGGGCCGGGGAGGCCCCGTTGATCGCCGACGCGGCCTGTTGGGCGGTCAAGGTCCCGGCGGACGCCGCGAACTCGAACGTCTGGATCGCCCCACCGTTCACGCGCAGCTCGAGGGTCAAGCTGGCCATGACGGTGTAGCTTGCCTCGTCGTTGGGCGCGGTCGCGAGGGCAGGCCCCGTGACAAGCACGTCGGCGTTCAGCGCGCCGTCCGCGTCGTACAGCTCGTTGATCTCGTTGCACACGCCAACGACAACCGGAGGAAGTGAAGGGAGGACGGTGACAAGATCCTCCTCCTCGAACTCTTGACGAAACGTGACTCCGGGCGGGAGAAGCTCTGGGATAGCTGCGGCCATAATTTCCTCCAGGGTGACCTATTCATCCTCTACTATAACAAGGGACACCAGCTCCTCAGAAGGAGTAATTACGGGCGGGTTGTCGAGGGGGACAGCCCGCCACTTCCGCCGCTCTGCCACCGAGCCCAGGGCGGCCATGGGGTCGGCCTTCACAAACAAGCGACGCCCCTCGGTGTCCACTGTCCCGCTCCCCACCCGAGCGACCGGGATAGTGGGGGTGAGCGACTCCCCTAGTTCAGTGGCCACGGCGATCTCGAACTCCTCGATTGTGTGGTCACTGACAGGGACCACCGTGGCCCCCCAGGCAAAAGAAAAGGGTGCGGTGAGGTAAACCACGGTGAGCTCTTCCCCCCCGTCCCCCTGGATCAGGGACCCGGGGGTGGAGGGGGCGGACATGCTGATGTTCTGCCCTATGTCGTGGAACCCCACCACCAGCAAGATACGGCGGAGAAGCCACAAAAACTTAGCGGTGTGCCAAGCGATGTACGCAGCCTCTTCCGAGTTTCGGGACAGGGTAGCGAAGGTGAGCACCCCCGTGATGAGGTCTTGGTGCTCACGCTGATCACTAAAGAAGCTCGCGGAACGGAGCTGGTCCATTCCGAGACCGCTCCACTGCAGCCCTCCGAAGTAGACCGCTATGTGGGGGCGTGCCCCGATAGCCTCGGCCGGGACAGGGAGGTCTGCGGTGATCGCTATCCGGCTGGCAGACGGGTCGTTCCCGGCCCACCTGTACCCCGTCTCCGGGGCAGAGGCGTACACCCTCTGCAAAAACAAGATCGTTGCCCGCATCAACTTGCGCAAGGGCTCGTCTTCCCACAGCGCCTGCAGGTTGCGGATAGCACCGCTCAGGGGTTGGCCGCTCACTCCGCGTCCTCGATCGTCTGCACGATACGCGGGGTGCGCACGGGCTGTCGCCGTGCCTCGTCCAGGGCTATGCCCTCCGCGATCCGGCGGTTACGGTCTTGACGCATGAGCCCTGTCACAAGAGAGGTGAGCGCCCCAGCCGCAGCGGCCCCTGTCCCCACGATCGCTTTCTTCCCGGTGGGGGAGATGTTCTTCCACCGTTCGGTGGCTGCCAGCCTCTTCAGCCCCATGTCGGCGCCGGCCATGCCCAGGGTGGTCCCCCCGGCTATGAGGGCGGCGTCCCCGATCAACCGCGCCACGTAGTGCGGCCCCGGGCGCTCAGGTGGAGGCACATCCGGAGAGTAGGGCGGGGGGAAGTCCTGCGCCAGTTTCAGCATCGTGCGGACCTGGGCGTCGAGCAGGTGGTTCATCCGTAGCTCCTAAACACGTCAAACAGCGTGGCGAGGCGTGACCCAGCCTCGTCTGGGGTCTGGGGGTTCGTGAACGCCCTTTCCGGAGAGGGCTGTACACGGCGCAGGTCGTCGATGTTGATAGGCAGCCTGTACTCAATGTCAGTGGGCGGAATCTCGTGTAGCGTGAGCCCCTGCCAGATGGGGGCACGCAGGCGCTCTGGCGCCTGGGAAGACACCACACGCCACCGTCTGTTCTCCGCCTCCACGAGCACGTCCCGCGGCTTCACCAGCGGGTAATAGGCAGTGTGCGCCCGGGTTGTCTGCTGCTGGGTCACCACCTGCCCGAGCTGGTCCGCACGCTCGGTGGGGTCAATCCGGAGGTAGGTGGCCAAGGGCGCCATGAACCCACGAGCGTACCCTGTCCCGTAGCACGACAGGCAGTTGGAGCTGACCCGCTTCCCGAGCACGGGGTCAAAGCACACAGGGCAGCGTGTCCCAAAAGTGCGGACGGGAAAGAGCCACACCACCCTCCCGATCCCCTCTTTCAGGACCAGGTTCATCATCCTCCGCGCCTCGGTGGCCGAGAGGTCAGGCTGCGCCTCCTGGGTGGCCAGCCCCGAGTAGGCCGTCCCCGCGGCCCCCTCGATCTTGACCCGGTAAAAGAGCTGCCTCCACTTGTTCACCCCCGGCACGGACATATCCCGGAACATGTACTTGTCGCGGAAGGGCTGGGACACCACGTCCCAAGGCCCCCCCGGGCTCTCGCTGCGCTCTACAGTGAACGCGTAGTCCAGGGCGTCCTCGACCGTATCGTCCAGTTCCCAAAACAGGTCGTAGGTCCCCACCGTGAGGGACACCACCCTGAACTTTCGGATACTGATCACACCAGTTCCTTCCCGAACCGCTTAACGTACTCGTCAGAACCCCGGGCAATCTGACGAAGCCCGGAGGCAATACCACCCACACTCAAGCCTGCTAAGGCACCACCCACAGCATCGCTTTTTAGCGCGTACCCCCTGTCGGTGCGCAGCGCACGCTTATCCGCGAGTTCTGCAGAAATCATCTCTCTCCTGGCACGGAGTGCTGGGGTTTCGTTTTCCGCGAGTTGCGCGTCGTGCTCTGCAAGCCGCGCCTCGAGCCGCCCCTCCGCCGCGGTGGGGGTGTCCGACTTCCGAAACAGGCTCCGTGCAGCCCCCACCCCAGCACCTGCCGGAGTTGCGATGAGCAAGGGGGCCAACTCTTCCAACGCGGAGAGCGGGGGTACTACCTTGGCCGCTGTCTTCTGAAAAGCCTGGCGAAGAGCATTGACGTCCGAGCCGGTGACCTCCATGGCAGCTTCCTGCTCTGCCTGTTGGCCTTGGACAGCCGCCGTCTGCTCCGCGTTTTGCGCCTCCACCACCTGCTTGCGGAGATTGGAGGGCAGGGTCTGCAGTGCTGCCTGGTCTCCCTGGATAGCGGTGGCCTGCTCTGCCTCTGCCGCCTGCGCCATTTGGGCCTCTGGGGGGGTGGCGGCGAGCTGCTTGAGTTGGAGTGCCAGAGAGTCGGCGGCAGCAGCGAGCTGCTGGCGCTGGAGCTGCAGGCTCGCCTGCTGTGCCAGCTCTGAGTCCTTGGCCATGAGAGCCTGCTGCACCGCGCTCTGCCGCCCTTGGGTCTCGGCGTCGAGCTGCTGTTGCATCATGGCCATCTGCTGCTGTGCCCCGGCGAACTGCTGCTCCTGCGCTGCCATCTGCTGTTGCAGCTCTCCATGTGACTGCTGCAACCCCAGCACCTGCTCTCGCAGCACAGCGTTCTCCGCCATGGCCTGCTCGTAGTCCAACGCCGCGTTAATCTCCGGGTCTGTCAGCGCTGCCTCCTCGAACTCCTCCTGAGGGGTCCGCGCCAGCTTCGCCAGCTCATAAAGCTGTGCCAGCTTCTTCAACCCCCGGGCGGCCTCTTTGGTCAGCACAGGTGGTGTAACGTCAACCAGAGGGCGGCGAAGCATGGTCCGAAACGCGGCTACTTTTGGAAGCATCTCTCTCTCCTGACCACAGTATACGCTGTGGGGCTCCTTGGCGACTAGCGCCCAAGTTGGCGCTGGCGCTCTCGCCAGAGCCGCCGTTGCTCTCGCTTGTCCGGGGCGTAAGGGTCCCGCTCGGCGTCTTTCAGCTTTGCGCGAAGTTGGTCAAGGTCCTCGCAGGGGGTGGTGTCGGCCACGATGGCGTAGCCCCACACGACCCACCCGAAGGTAACCACCGACTCCGTTCCTCCAATCGCTCTCATCGCTACCTCGCGCTACGCCGCGTCCCTAAGCTCAGGCACTTCATTTGGTGTCAGTGTTCCGCCGAGAGGGAACCGAAGAACCTTGGAAATCTCTGCTCCAGAAGGAAGAGAACAAGTGTGTGCAACAGAAACCGTGTGTGTGGCATCCAAGACAGTGAGCGCCTGTGTCCACACTGCGTAAGCTCCACCCTTTACCCACAGCGTAAACAGTCCATCACTCCGTCTGCTGAGAAATAACGAGTATTCAACTCCAGCAGCCACAAACCCATCGACGGTATTCTGTATCAGTACAGATGCAGCACCCGTTCTACGATACAAACGGACAGCTCCAGCAGCCGACAGATAGACGTAGTATCCATTCCATGATCCTGAAACCGCGACAGCAGCACTGGACAAAGGCACATAGTAGGTATCTAGCCCCTTCAGTTTCCAGTACCAACCACCATAAGCTTGCTGACTCGTGTATCGAGCGGCACTATTCACTTGTCCAGAAACGAGCTTCCTTTTTGCCCCATCTTCTTGCCAAGTAAGAATACCGCTCATAACTCGCCAAGGCCCACAGTCACCTGCTGTCACGTTTGCAAGAGAGACAGGAGGAAAGTTTCTGGAATTCAACTCGTCGGCTATGACGGCGTGCTGGAGATAGAGAGTCCTTGCTTCGTCAGGGGTGATTCGAGTGTTGTAAGTTCGGGTTAGATGAAGCTGCCCCGGTGCAGATAGCGTTGCTAAGAACAAGCTAGCCTGAGAAGGAACGGTGTTATCGGTGTATGTCCCGGTTCCTTGCGAGACACCATCAATAAAAAACTGAAATCGTCGAGTAGCGCCATCTAGCCACCAGGTCAGTAGCAAATTGGTAAGGTGTCTTGCGTGGGGGTTAGCAGTGACACTTGGTAAAATCTGAAGTGGTTGGCCTTTAGTGGCGTAGAATGTGGGGCCTGCCATCGAGATATATGAACGAAGACTTGCATTACAAGCAAACGTCCAGCGCTGAGACGGTATTGTGTCAAACTTCGGGGTGAATATCTGCTCCACTGCTCCGTTATCTAAAGTCACCATCTGTGCAGCATTCGACAGTGTTACGACAGGGGCGTCGCTGTTACAGGAAATTGCCCCAGGATAAATCAGCCCGTCGTTTTTTACTCCAATATGTCCAGCAATCGTACCCTCTGAAACACCCTTCAGACCATGAATCTTGCCGTCGTCAAGGTTCTTGGACATAGCAAAGACTTCTGTGCACTTCGCGTCGAGCTCTGGTGTAGGTGGCCTTGAGGCTATCTTTCTGCCTACCACAGGAGACGTTCTGTCAACTGGGGGCATAGCCAAGAATTTCTTGTGTAAGTTGAAGATTTGCTGACCAGTTAGTACAGGGAATAGACCTGCAACATACATAGGAGACAACAAGGGTTCTTGCGGAACATGATATGACCCCAAACTAATGTCAACATCGGCAGGGACCACGGTATGAACAAGGCTACCGATACCAATGAAGGCTCCCTCAGCATAAAACAAAGGAGCCTGCCCCGGCCTAAACACCACAGCAAGACACGTTTTGCCACGCCAATCGTAGGTCAGGGTTGGGAGTACTCCAGCAGTCCCGAAAACTAGATATCTAGCTGGAGTTTTTAGAATGTAAAACCGCCAAGACTCTGGAACACCGACATGCTTCTCCATTATCCGTTGAGTGTGATTAGGCCCTGCGTCTTTCAACGGGGTACACTCAACGAATAGAGTCCCCTCTGTCGTTAGCTGCTCATTCCCTTTGCCGATTGTGATTGGAGCAGTCTTGCACTGAATACCTTGATGCTCGTTCGGTACCCAGAAGTTTCCAGCACCCGGAGTAGTTGATCTGTTGTGTTGGTCGTAAGCAAGCGTGTCGCCTCGAGCAAACACTCTTAGCATGTTCGGAGCGAGCGACTGTGCGTACTCGATGAAATCGCTCATCTCACCCTCCTAGCTGGGGCATACAGCGACTTGAGTTTCTCAGTGATCTGCTCTACCTCGAGCTGCGACCACTCGACAGGTTCAATGATTGGACGAACAGGCATAGTGCCAAGATAGCCCGTGTAAGATGCGTTAGAACCACCAACGAGCAAACTCTTGTTGGTGGTTCTCATTCTTGCGTAGGCCCCGGCTGTAGCATCAGTCGTGTCGATTCGCAGTGCGTCAGTGTACACTCGAAACCCAGATGGCGTTTTGGAACCACTGTACGTTCCGACTAAGCACACATACTTTCTACCTAAGGGAACGAGACCATATCTGGCTATATAAGCGTTATTTACCTCATCAACGGTAGCAAAGTAAATACGTGTTCCTCCAGCTATAACACTGGCCAGAAAGTATTCTCCTGCCAATATTCCGCTGGTACCGTTTTTAGACACAATCGCTCTGCTAGTAACCGTGTCTAGTTGGCACATTACCGCTATTGAAAACGGCTTGTCCGTAATCCCGTCTGTGAAACTCAGGGCGTCGTTGTGCGGGATAGTAAGGGTATCCCCACCATCGAAGGAGAGACAGCAATCTTTCGCAGTTGGAAACTCCGACGCAGTCTGCCCATTAGAGCCGAGGAGAACGTCTTTCACACCAGAGACTGAGGAGATCTGCCCACCAGTTTCAGTGACAGCTTGAATCTCCTCAAGGAAGATATCGTCATATTCCGCATAATCAGTAGCGTCAACCCCACGAGAATACAATCGCAAGGTAGTTGCGGTGGCGACAAATGTGACATCAAAATACTGCCAAATCGGAGAAGCTGTGCCGGTCCACAAAGCAGTTCCAGCATTATAAACTGCCGGACCCGGTTGCAAGTTGTTTCCTCTAGCCCAGCCGCTGACCCTATAAGTATATCCGACCGTAAGTAAAGTCTGATATACATAAGGGCTCCCCGCCCCGCCATAAGCAACTCTAAGATTTCGCACACCACCATGAGGGCTTGCTGTCTGCTTAGTTGGAACGGCAAGATTTGCCACTGTCCAGGATAAAACGTCTACTGCTTCCATGTCACCATCAGGCAACAGTTGCTGATCGGTAGGTTTCCTGTAAGACAGCTCGCTTGGCAAAGAGACGATGAAACGAGAACTATCGGCCCGCTGCTCCCAGTCGTTGGCGTAGAATCTGGCTGCGTCCTCAGACGTGAGTGATCTGTTACCGATCAGGATTTCTTTTATCGCACCTTTGTACGAGTTACCTGCCAAACCTATGAAAATTCCACTGAGACTATTATTGCCCATTGCCGTATCTGAAACGGCTAAACTATTCCCATTCAACCACATAGCACTTGAAATCCCATTCAACGAAATAACAAAACAATTCTCTTGTCCGTTCAACCAGAAAGCGGAAAAGTCAGCCCCAGCACAATATGCGTACCCCGTACCTATGTACAAAAGCACTGCGCTACTAGCCGCCAAATTGCCTTTACTGAAAGAAATCTGATTAGGGCTGGCGTAACCAGAAGTGGAGCGGAAAAAGTATCTGGTCGCATCCTCGTTCCACGCAAACTCCGGGGTAAACCTGACGACAATGAAACCCTTGCCGTTCAAGCGACCGATAGGCTTGTTGACATAAGAGACGTGCTGATTCACTCCGTTGAGCTCAATGCCTCTTGAAGAAAACGTTGGGGAGCCGACTAGTGTGCCGCCGTCTCTGGCGACAGACTGGGGAGAATCGTAGCGTGCTCTCCAGAGTAGACCGGCTTTCTCCCAGAGAGCGGAGACTGATGCTATCGAGCCCATTGGCTACTCCGGGGGGTTCTGGATTTCAGCGATACGTGCCCAGAATGCGGCGACGACCGCTTCCATCTGTTCCAGAGAGTAGCGCTTATTGAACTCCACCTTTTCTCTGGTTTGGAGTTCTAAAGGGGTTTTCACCCCGTTCCTCTTGTTCAGTTGATTCCTCACCCGGTTGAGGGTTCCTGCTGTGATAGGGTCTGGTGGTGGTGGTTCTGGGGGAGGAGCTGGGATATCGTCTTCCGTCAAGCTTGCCGCCCAGGCCGCGATAGTGGATTCATCTGCTGGTGTCATGGACATGAGAGTTACCTCCCCTTTTTTCAGCTTATCAATCCGGGTAGCCATGAGCCCCCACAAAGAAGCTGATGGTTGCGGTGTCTTGGTTTGGACAGATACACCGCGCGTTCACCACCGTCGCTATCGGCAAGGGCTCACACAGTACTTCAACAGGCGCAGAGTCAATAGCCCCCGTGACCGGAGTGTACTCGACCGTCGTGAAGTCATCCGCGGCGACAGCAGCGTTGGGGTCTGGACCGAAAGCAAACTGAATGAAGTAAGGCTGCGTTCTTTCCGCGGCCACGACCCCGATTCTGTGCATGTCGAAGTACACTGATCCGACTTTCCCGAACACGTCCGAAGAGCCCTTGATAGGAACCCACGCCCCGAAGGCGTTGTTACCCGCATCGAGGGCAAAAGGAGCGAGGCTAGGCCCGACTGGGTCTGCCTCATGAACTCCTGCGTTGGGCGCGGCTGCGTCACCGTACCACCGCTCACGGTTGTGGTGATGCCGGAGTATGGTAACTAAAAGGCTCTGAGGGCTAAAAACTGGCATTGAGTTTACTCCTTACCCAGCGATCGTCACCAACCGGATTAAGACCACTAGAACTTGCTCCTCGCCCAGAGAGTCCAGTCGGCGGAGGCACCCGTAGACTGTGCAACGATCTTGACTCGGATGTACTTTGCTTCGCGCAAGACTCCCCAGGTGTCGAGAATAACCCCGTTGTTCGTTGCCCCCGTTGCCGCCACGATCGAGGCCAACCCAGTCAGCGTGGAAGTCACGTCTTGGTAGACACAAGCGCTGTCCGCTGTACCGTCGTCTTGCCAGGTCCCGGCAATGGTCATCGTCACGCCCGTGCCGGGGGCAGTTCCGCCGTTCAACAGGTACTGAAGAGCGAACTTTCCGTAGCCTCGCGGGTTGAAGTAGTAGTCGTACGTACCATCTGCCTGGTTGGTCAGGGCCGCTAGCACCTCTCCCTTGTCTGCGAGGGAATCGTTGTTGAGGTTTACCCCAGCGTCAGCCTGGACAAAGGAGTCATAGGAGGGGTTGCGGACATGAAGCCTGGTTTCCGTGTCGGTAGAGAAGCCAGCCCTGTCACCGTTGGCCAGCGTGGGTAGCACGGCTCGCACGGTCCCACCGACCTTCAGTGGCTCAGAGCCGTCGTCCGGAGAGTCATGAGCCACGGTCCCTACCACAGGGAGCACCCCCGGGAGCACGGTGGTGGCCACAGGGGCGCCAGCGATCTCCACAAGGTTGACATCCCCGCCGGCCCCCACTCCCTGATCGTTGTACGTCACGACCCACGTGTGCCCTGGGGTCTCGATCTCGAAGTCGACGCTCAGCACCGTGGCTGGGTCCACGGGGGTCTGTACCGTGTCGGCCGCCGCACTGAACCCCAACAGGGCGTTGGCGGTCCCGGCGAGCCGCACGATAGCGGAGGGGGAGTAGCTCACGCGCAGGCGCCTGGGGGTGGTCCTGGCCACCGGGTCGGGCTTCCCGACCCAGAGAGTGGCCACCGTGTCTCCCATCGCCGCGTTTATGGCAGTGAGCACCTCTTCCGGGGTCCAGGGACGCCCCAGGGCGGGAGCGAAGGTGGTGGTGACGTTCCCGGCCCCCACGTCAATGATGAAGGTCAGACCGTCGACGGCCACTCCGTCCGTGATGTCCGTGGACCCAAACAGGTCACCGTTTAGGAAGCTAAGAAGATCCTGGTGCTGTGCGAAACGCCTTTGAACCCACATGTGCTCTCCTGCCCCCCATCATACCCTACGGGAGTGTCTCAAGATACTCGTCGAGACCGTTGATAGTGGCGTACACACTCGACGCCCCGGAGTGCCCGAGCGCGTTCTGGATGTTCAGACTGATCTTCGTTTTCTTGGTCCAGTCCGCCCACTCCGCACTGTAGCGCTCGGCGTAGCCCATGAGCGTGGGTCCGTGGTTAGAGGTACTGACGGACACGCCCCCGTCACTGTACGAAAGCTCGTTCCGCGTCTGCAAGAGGCACACAGACCGCAGCAGGTAGGCCACCACCCCCTTTATGAGCGGGTAGACCCACCCGCGCTGCAGAAAGTCCTCGAAGGTGTGCAGGCGCAGCGGAGGGGGTTCGGAGTTGAACTCGCTCAGGACCACCAGCATGGCGCTCGCTATGTCCCGATCACTGGACTCGACCCCAGCTACAAGGCGGTTCAGTTCCGGGGTGTCCCGCAGGAAGTTCCGCACCAGCGCGACAAAAGACCCGATCTTTTGAGCAGAGCTAGTCGCGTCTTGTTGAATGGTCATCTTCTACCCTCCGCCGTTTCTTTGGCTTGAAGGTCTCCGCCTTGACCGAGGTTTTGTACCACTCCGGAAGGGCGCCTATGCTGATCAGCCCCGCCTGTTCCAGGCCAGCGAGCTTCGCACGACGCACCCTGCCCTCCGGTACCAGACCGCTTTCCCCGGGCTGGATGCAGAGCCCTGCGACCTTGACCGGGATAGGCGAGCTGCCGGGTAGTCTGTCGGTGAGGTTGAAGATGATCATGACAAGGCCTTTGCCTTTTCGAGCAGCTCAGCCTTTTTCAGCATCCGGATCTCCTTCACCTCGACACCGTGTGCGCCGAGGAAGTCGATCAGCTCTGGGCGTGTCATGTCCTCGAGACCAGGAGCCTGTGGCTCGGCTGGGGGTGCGTCGGGCGGCTCGGGGAGCGCATCTGCAACCTCGGTTACCGTCTCCGACAACGGAAGCTGCCCGACGCTCGCCACAGTCTCCGGCACAATGTCCAAAAGCTGCCCAACAGGCGCTGGGGCCGCAGACGAAGAGAGCTGCCCCACAAACTCCGTGGCGGCGGACACCTCATCCTGGAGTTCCACGCTTTCTGCGAGGGGGAGCACCACCTTTGGGGGTGACTCGGCACCGAGAGCCAGGAGCTCCGCACTGCTCAGGGCCGGACTCCGGAGATAGTCTTTGTGCACCGTCAGGACCCTGGCGGCTGTGTGGGCAGCGAGTTCCTTTGCGAACCTTTGGACAAACTTCCCGGTCACCCCGACCACCCCCGTCGCCGAAACGGTTATCTGCCCGCCGAGCCGAATGCTGTGCGGTCTTTTCACCGAACTCAACTGCTGAGGTGCGGGTACACCGGGGCACAGATTTCCAACGATAATAAACAAGCTAGCCTCCTCTTCTTATACTACTGAAGAGGTGAGGCTACTTCAACTAGTAGAACTTGATCTGGGGGAAGATGAGGTCGTCTTCGACGCGGTTGTTGGTGATGCCCACTGCCGACTCGGCCACCGGCTGCACGTTGGCAGCGATAGCGTTCGCGTCGAGGGTGGTGGCATCCCCGGAGTAGGTCTCGATCTTGGTGGGGGCACCGATGTTGATCAACGCCATGGCGATGATCTCCCAGCACCTCCACTCGATGAGGTCCTGCTCCTTGTCGATCCAGAACTGCAGCTTCTGCAGCCTGAACGCCACGCCCAAGTACTTCTCCGCGGGGTAGAAGTACACGTTCCCTGGGCGCAGGATGTCGTGCTTGATCGACCGCAACATCTTCAGCCCGACCACCTTCTCGGACTTCCATCCGTCGGTGGCGGTCTCGCTGGGGATGAGCTGCCCGGTCTCGTCGACCGTCCACAGGAACAGGTCGAGGTAGTTGGTGTCCGGGAGCAGCACGGTCTCTGCCCGCAGACGACGCTCCACCATCATCTGTTGCCCGCGCACCAGGTCCTGCTTGAGGGTGGGCCACTTGAACGCGTTGTTGTTGGTGTCCACACGCGCCCACGCACTCTTGGCCACCGAGTACTCCCGGACGGTCCCGGCGGTGATGGTGGTCTCGTGCAGCGAGGTGACCGCCCCACCGTTGAACTCGGTCTGCATGGCCTGGACGGCCGCGTCGGTGTGGATGATCCACTCCCGGTCCTCGATCTCCTCGATGTCCAGGGCGCTCTGCTCTTCGATCCGCTTGGTGATCGACTCGTCGTAGGCCAAGAGCTCGATCTCGTAGGCCTGGAAGAGCTGTGAGGAGATCGTGAAGAACCCGACCTCCACGCGCTGTCCGGACACGAGCTGTGCGTCAGGCCGCCCACGAAAGTCGACGACCATGGCGCGAGAGTCAGGCTGAATCCCGACCACCGCCACCAGGGTGTCCGTGTGGGTGCTGTTCTTGATGAACGGGTCGTCCGGGCTCACGTCCTTGAACGTGAGGATCGAGCGCACGAACGCGGCTTCCCGCATGTGGTCTTCGATCGTCGAGGAAGTTGCTCGCGCCAGCTTGTCAGGGGCCGAGGCCACCTTCTCCATGAAGGCGTTGTTGAGCTGCGCAGTCCTACTGTCCAACATGTTCTTCTCCTTACGAAGCGGTGTACTGCACCGTCAACCAGCCATCGGCGTCTTCCGCCCGAATGACATGCCCAACCGCCTTGCCAGCGGTGAAAAGCTGCAACCCGGCCCTGTTAAGCCCGTCATAGACCACGGTGGCCACTTCGACTGCCGCCCCAGGGACCAGCAGCGCGTTCGTCGTGAAGATCTTGGTGCGGAAGAGGAAAGAGCCGCCCATGATAAGCGGCACCTTCCGCGCCATCTGTGTATCGGAGCGCCCCTTCTCCGCGAACAGGGCGTAGGGCCCTGCCTCAGCGATCGACGGGGACACGGTGGGGCGCACTGCCTCACCGTCCGTGTTGAGCACCAGCCACTCCCCCTCCTCGAGCGGGTTCGCGTTCTCGAAGTCCAGCAGTGCGGGGTCGTCGACCGACACTGACTTGATCTCGAGACTCTTCAGAGGGGAAAGCACCTCGAATGTCCTGACCTTTGCCATTGTTAAACCTCACCTTCCAGTAGGAACCGTTCCAGCGCAGACCCACCGTTCTGGGTGGACCCGGGCTGCCCCAAATCGAACCGTCGCGCCGCGAGCTTCGTGGCCTTCTCCCACTCGGAGAGTTGTCCTTCCGCTGCCTTCTTCGCGAAGAAAGCACGAGTCTCGTCGAAAGTACCCAGCGAAAGGTCCTTGGCAAAGGCTTCGCTGGCCACCTTCTCCACTCGTTCTGCGAGTTCCTTCTGCTCGATGACCCGGCGCATACGCCCGTTCTCCGCCTGCAGCCTCTGGTTCTCAGAAGCCAGCTTGCGGAGAGTGGGGCCAGCAGCTCGCAGGACAGCGAGGACGTTTTCCGATGCTACCTTGTTCATCGTCGTCCTCCTGACTGCCGCATGGCCTGTGCAGCAGTGCTCTTCATGGCTGCCGTCTTGATCTTGCAGGGACCGCAGGTCCCGGCCCCGCCACACGAACAGAGCTCAGCCGCGAGCTTGCTGATCAACGCGGAAGACGCGACCTTCGCGCCCGCGTCGGCCACCATCTCGGGGCTAAACGCCTGTTGGATGACCGGGTCGGTCTGTGCGCTCTGCATCGGCTCGTCCAGCAAATCGCCCATTTGCTTCTTCGGTACCGCAGCCGCCTGCTCAGGGGTGAGGTTGAGTGCTCCGTCCACCGGAGCGATCAACGCTTCCTGCTGTGTTACCTCTGCAGGACGTTCCTGAGGTGGCCTGTCCTCAGGGTTGAGTGTTGCTTCCGCCTTTTTCATGATCCGGCGGACCAAAGCGGAGGCCGTGACCTCCATCTCCTCGGGGACACCACGAAGCTGGCTCGCCAGGAGCGGAGCGCCTGCCAGTGCCCCCGCTGCGCTGAGCGCAACTCCTGCCTTGCCAATGCGGCCATCTATGCCAGACCCCATGATGGCCGTCGCCATGTCCGGGTCCTTCATAAGATCCCTGAACGCATTGGACGGGAGTTTTTCCTGCCCGAGCCGGGCGAGCAGCGCCGGGTCCGAAATCGTTTCCAACCCCTCTATGGCGTGCCCGGCGCCCCGCCGAAGCGCCAACCCTTGAAGACCACCACCGACTGCACCGGTACCGGCGCCGATGAGTGCCCCACGCAACGCTCCTGCGCCACGCTGGTCTTCCCCAGCGGCAAGAGCACCTGTCGCAGCCCCAACCCCCGTGCCCAGCAGGGTACCCGCCCCAACTCCTGTCGGGATAGCAGCTCCACGAATCGTGGAGAGGACGTCGGTTATGTGCGGGTTGATAGCAGCAGTCTTTGGCGCCATCTCGGGCACCACGTTCTCGTCGGTGCGCAGCTCCCCAGGCTCCCCACCGGGCTTCAGGGGGTTGTCCAGGGTGGGGTGCTCCTTGGAGGAGCCCAGCTCGATGGTCGATGCCGGGGGTGGCGGAGAGTTCTCGTCGGTCATCGGCGCACCCATGTCCGAAGACCGTTTGATCACGTCAGCCCAGTCGACCGTATGCGGGTTCGCGGCCAGGTAGTCCATCGCCATGGCCAGCTTCTCGACCCTTGCCGGGTCAAGGAGCCCTGCGGTGACCTCGAGTGCGGGTGCTGGCCCTTCGGCACCCATGCTCTGCGCCTCTGTGGCAGCCTTTTGGGCTGCGCACTCTTCACAAAGCTCGGTGTCCGGAGGGATCGCCTTCCCGCACTGCTCACACCGCTTGTCAACGATGTCCTCAGCCAGCTTCTGCATCCCAGAAGTCCGGTGAAGACTCCGTTGAACAAGCTCTGCAATGCGATTCATGTCACACCTCCTGGGTTAGCGGTAGCCGAGCTTGTGCAAGCGGCGCAGCGCTTCCGCGTCGATCGCGGACATGAACTCCGCAGTCTTCTCCTGCGGCGCATCGGGGGCCACGACGTTCCCGTTTTGGTCCACGTACCCGGCCTCCTTGAGCATGTCGATCTGTCGGAGCTCGATCAGGTTCTCCACCGCGGACGCCTCGGCGGTCTTGCCGTCCTTCTTGGTGGCTGCCACCGCACCGGCTCCACCGACACCCAGGGCTGCCGCCGTGCCGCCGATGATCTTCCGGCCACGGGACAACTGCTCGTCCTTCACCCGCTGTTCCGTCAGGTTCATCTTCCCGCGAGGTGAGAGCAGGGCGGACTCTTCCTCCTTGACCGACTTGGCCGCGTCTTCCCACGCCTTGCTCTTCTGCCCGGACGTGCGGGTGGCATCGCCCACGGCGCCGCTGGCCTTGCGCTCCGCGCCCTTCAGTGCGTCCCAGGCCTTGGAGCCGAGATTCTTCAGCTTCCCACTCGCGCTCGCCACCTCTTCGGCCGCCGCGCCCTCCTTCAGGAGCTGTTGCAGCGTCTGGAACGCGGAGAAGCCCTGGATCTGCCCGGCGAACTTGTGCAGCTCCACGAACTCCTGCTCCGGGGTCATCTGCTGACCAGCGGTCTTCTCCTGGGTGCCCTGCGCCCGCTCGAGCGCGAGCTGCAGGATGGCGTCATCATCGTACTGCGTCAGGTCGACACCGGACGCCGCGGCGTCCTTCTCGAGCTGTTCGACGGCACTCCGCGCGAACAGCAGGTCCGAGGCGATCTTCTCTTGGGCCACGGAGACTTCCTGCTCCTTGGCCGCACTCGCCTCTTTGTCCATCCCAAAGTATCCCTTGAGCCACTCGTAGGTCTCGTCCATTGTTTCCTCCTGTTAGCCGCTTGTTAACTGTTGGCGATCATCGGGCACTGACGTGACCTACACCAAACCACTGGCCTGTGCGTAAGCTCCTGCCTTCTGCAGCCCCCTGTAAGAGCAGTTGTCGGACACGAAGGGGCTCACAGGACCAGAGAGATGAGCACAGTTAACATACGAAATCGGCAACATCGTTAACGTTGATTCCATCATAGAAGACGCCGTCTTCGCAATCCAAGAGTGATCACCCCCGGACAGCTCGTTGAAAAAGTGTCGCATCTCTTCTGTGCGCGACGCGCTTTTTACCAACTCCGGAAGGTTGTACAAAAGCTGCTGCCGGTACGCACTGTACGCGCTCGAAATCTTGTCCATCAACGGATGTTCGATAAACTGATCAGAGTTCCCTCGGGGTTTGATCACTCCACTGAGCACGACCCGTCGGTGGATGCAGGGGGCCATGGCACTGCGGTCCTGCATGAGGGGCATGAGCGCCTGCAGGATCTTGGGGACGATGGTGTCACCCATTAAAAAGTCGGGGTCTGGGGGAGCGCCGGGGCGGAACATGCCGTGACACTGGTCGAGCTGGTCAGCAACGTCGCGGCGGCCGAGGTGGCCGAGGTACATACGCTGGAACTCCCGGGGCTTGATAACGATGACCATCCCGCCGGAAGAGGAGAGCGCTTCGGAGAGGGCAGAGCCGAGCGTGTTAAGGAGCCCTGTGGGCAGTGAGGGCTCGGCGGCGGTAAAGGCGTTCAGGTTGCCCTCGAAGTTGCTGCGCACCTGTTTGTCGATGATGGCCTCTTTTTCCTGTGAGGCCAGCTTGGAGGTGTCGATGAACTTGTGCGCTCTCCGCAGGTCCCTGTTCAGCTCTGCCTCGGTCTCTGGCGGGATGTACGAGAAGTCCAGGTACTCGGCTGTCTTTGCCACAACACCCTCCTACTTGTCGAGATGCCACTCCGCAAAGCTCGGTGCCCGGAGCGCACCCTCCGTCTTCCCAAGGCTTAGCACCTTGGCTGCCCTCCCCACGTACTCCTCTGGGGCACGCAGCATGCGCTGGCGTTCCGCCTGTGTGAACCCTGTCCCCACCCGGCCCACCGTCGGCCCCCCGGGGGCGTGCGAGTACGTGAACCCCCCTGCCATCCCCCGCGCTTCCCCCCTCGGCTTCGTAAACACCCCGGTCACGTAAACATCAGTGTCCGGTCTGAACTTGGAGCGTACTGGAGGAGCCCCACTTTTTAAAGAGCGGAGAACGACTCCCTCTTTTGTGGCTGGGTAGCTGCCGCTCTCGATAGCGGAGAGGAGCTTCCGTTTCTCTTCCGCGGTGCGCGCCATCTCCGGGAGTTCAACGACCCCCTTGGTGGCGTCGGTGACCTGTTGGAGGACCTTGAGCTTCTCCCCGAAGGGAGCACCCTCCATGTTCTTCCCTTTGTGACGTACCACATCGATCCCGGTCAGCCGCATGAGCACACCCTCGTCCAGCTTGCGCCGGGCGTTGGGGACAGACGAGTTCAGGATACCACCCAACTGCGCTGCCGAGATGGCCTTCCCCGCTTTGTCCGAGCCCCACACCTCCGCCCGGACCAAGGTCCTTGCGGTCTCGGGGGTGCCCTTCACATTTTGAAAACCGGGGAACTTGAAAGTGTGCTCGATGACCCCGGTCTTGCGCGCAGTGGGGCGGTAGGAGTACACGCGCATCATCTCTCCGTTGTTCAGCTCAAGGAGCGCATGGCTTCCGTCCAGCTTCGGGAGCATGACCTGGTCGGTGTTCTCGAAGTCTATGTCCGCCGGGCGTGTGTCCTTGTACTTCGGCTTGTAGTCGGGGAGGTCCCCGCGGCGCTTGGTGACGTTACGCAACATCCACAGTGGCTTCTTGCCCTCCGTGACCGGGAGCTTGCGGAGAACGAGCTCGTCAGTCTCTTGGCCGTGGTGTCGGAGCAGGTGCACACGCTCGTTGTTGGCGCTGATCACCTCGGTGGGCTGCACCACGAGGGGGGTCACCTTCTCCCCCGGGCGCGTACCCCCGTACCCAGGAGGGATAGCAAACGGCTTTTTCCGCAAGGCGTACCGTCCTGTGTGCGTTGGCTGCTGTGCCGCAAAGGAGCCCTCTCCAGGCTCGGGGAGACGGTTGGTAGCCCAGGAGTGGGCGCGCCCGCGCTCGTCGACCAACCTCAGGTCGATGTGGTCACCCCGGACGGCAGCGGGGTGCTTCGCTGCGCTAAACTGCCAGGTCTTGTTCTCCCCTTCGTGGGGCACGGTGGGGATGTCTTCTATCTTGCGGGCGGGGATACCCGGGGCGAACTCCTTGGCAAGCTTCAGCAGCTCACCGCACAGCCCGAGCGCCTCGGCCACCGCACGTCTCACGCTACCCACAAAGGAGCGCTTGCCAGCTTGGCCAGCACAAAGGAGGTCTTGTCCGCCCCGATGTAGACTGCGGAGATGTCGAAGAAGCGTGGGTAGGGGTTGATCATGCCCACCCGCACTCCGTTCGGGAGGATGGCGTTGTTCTGGGTGCGGATATGGGTACAGTACCCGTTCTTGTCCGTGCTCACCCCCCGAATAGGCTTGCGGTGGTGTTCGGTCAAGATAGCGGTGGGGTTGTCTCCGAACGGCACGAGGCGCGGCCAGTCTACACACACCGAGCAGTAGTCGAAGAGCAGGCGAGCCCCCATGGACACGGCCACGGGCTCCCCGGCGTCGATCTTACGGATGGTGTTGGACCCCCCGAACTTGTCCGCTGCTCCACGGCTAAACGACACGATCAGGAGCACACGCTTCATGTGGTCGTCCCACGTGGTGTACTCTACGGTGCCGATGGCCTTCTCCGGCACTTTGTTGCCGTGGTGCATGAACTGCAGCGCGTTGTAGAAGGTGGGGAACCCCCACTCCCACTGCTTCCCCTCGGTCTTCTGCTGCTGGTAGGACATGGTGTCCCACCGCTCGGGCTTGTGCTGCAAGGCACGCTCGGAAAAGATGTCCCCGTTGGAGTTGCTCCCGTAGTACTCGCTTGCGCCCATCGCACTTATCAGCGTGTGCACCTTGTCCGAGTCCTGCGGAAGGTGCTCGTGGGCAAACGAACGCAGCGCCTCGATGGCAACAGGGTCCGACGCTGTTTTTTCGAGATGGTCGTTGTACCCACGCGGGTAGACAAGCCGGGTGTACCCGTCCTCCTCCCCGTGACTCAGTACCGTGGCGACTTTGTAGAGCATGCTAGTCCCAGTAGCTGAGCTCATCGCGGTTGAACCGCTTTTTGTCCAGCTTGAACTTCGCCTGCTCAAGGGTGGCCTTGCGCCGGGCGAGCTGCTGCGCCTGAAGCATATCCTCGGCCTTCAACCGATCCCGGTCAGCGGCCATGAAGCTAGCGGGCATGTTTGCCATGGCCTGGGTCGTACTCGACATGAGCTGGTTCATCATCGGGGACAGGGGACGGTGCATCTTGTTCTCCGCGTCCGCCAGCTCCTTGACCGCGTTGGGATGAAGCATCCCGCCGTAGGTGTCCAAGCCCCGCATGATCCCCCCTGCGGAGACAGGGTCGCTCATTATCGTGGGGGAGATGCGGTAGAGCGAGTTGTACCGCTCCTTCACAAGCGCGGCAGGCTGGTCCTGCAGCTCCGGGTTGCGCTCGACCATCTGCCGAAATCCACGAGCCTTGACGATAGCGTCCTTGGCAGCCCCCAGCCCGGCAGCGATCCCGGTCACCACCAGTGGGGCAGCCACCGCGGAAGCTACCCCTACAGCCGGGTGTGCCCAGTTGAAAGCCGTTTTTTCGAGCGCTGCGAACTCGTCGATTGGTGTCACAGCATCATCCCCCTGTCCGGGTCCCAGACAGCCCTGGTCTGGGCAAGCCGCTGGCGCATCTGTTCCTTCTGGAACTCGATCTCACGCCCCACGGGGTCTCCGGCCACGTCGTTGACCCCCTTGGCTGCAAGGGCCCCGCCCGCCAGCCACGGCGCCGCGCGCACCAGCCCCGCTGCGGTGTTCGCCACCCCAGACGCTTGCCCGGTAGCGGACCCGGCCGCGGAGAGCCGCCTGATGGCGTCGGCCATCCCGGCAGTCCCCGAGCCGATCACGTCGTAGGCACCGGCGGCCCCTCGGCCCACCGTCCCAAGGACACTCGCCAACTTGGCTGATTTGTCGAGTAAGCTGAACATGCGCCCTCCTACTGTAGAAGCGTTCGCGCTTCCTTCAGGATACCACGAAGCGCGTCTGCGTCAGCAGCGGTGGAGTAGTAGTCCAAAGCGGCAGTGGCGAACTTCTCGAAAGCAGTGCACAGCGGGTGCGCCACGTCGAGCTCGCGGACGCCCGCCACCTTCACGTGAGCCGCTGGCGTGTCCCCAAGGGCAGCGCTGAGCTGCTTGAGCGCGAGTTTGGTCACCGAAGAGTTCGGAGACAGCTCGGAGATGGCCTGCGCCACGTCAGTGATGCTTCCGCCCCCCTGCACCACCCGCTGCGCCTCCTTGCAAAGGGTGTCCACCGCGCGTTCGTACCTCGACAGACGCACCCCCAGCTCAAAGCTGAGCTTCTCCAGCTCCTGCTTGAGGTGCAAGTAGTCGCGCAACTCCTCGTCCCGGGAGGGAGCCTGGGCCACCTTCTCGAACTCTTCGCCGAGAACCGCGAACTCAAACCCCTCGGCCCCCCTCCTGTACTCGGCTGCCTTGACCATGGTAGCCTCCATCTTGCCCAGAACCACGTCCGGGCTCGCCGGGCCTCCAGCGAAGTTCACAAGCCTGCTGTTTGCCTTGGTGTTCTTGAACAACCGGCCAAAGGCCTTGTTGTTCGCAAACTCCACTACTCGCTTCACGTGGTCGCTACCCAGCTTCCCCCGCCCTACCACGGTAGCCACCGCGTCGTTCAGCGAGCACTCTCCGTTCGCAAACATCTCACTGGCCTGATCACCCAACACCTCTAACCGCCGCGGCTCGACTTCCATCGTGTATACCTACAACCACAGTAACACTGAAGTAGGCAATAACAAACAAAAACAAAAATAGTGATCATCGACGAGGGCACAAACTTGGGCTACAGTCAAGCGATGGACGCCGACCTTTCGTTAAAAGTGCAGGTGCTGGAGCAGCGCATTGAAAAGCTCCAGGCTTCTGTGGACACTCTGTACGAGCTGAACCAATTGGCCGCGACAACCTACGTCGCTATGACAGACGCTGAGCTCGCGCTGCTCTACACCACCGCAGAAAGGGTGCTCTCCGAGCCTACGTTCGACGCCCTCTTGCTCGCCAAGTTCGGAGAGGTGCTTCTCCGCCTCACCGAAGCCGAGATAGAACGCATCAACACCAGCCTGCAGGTCACCGACTCCTGGCTCACCTTCTTCCGGGTGTGCGTGCGCGCTATGAGGGTCATCACCCACGACCCCGAGCTCTCCATGTCCGAGCCCCTGCGCACCCTCTACGTCAAGTACCAAATGGGCCGGAAGAACCTCACCAAGATCGCCGCCTTCTTCACCACCCGCGACCCCCTCACCCCCCCTCACCGCCAGTTCCTCAACCACGCCATCCTCGAAGAGATCGACACCTTCGATGCCCTTGCCCTCACTTTTAAAAAAGCAGGAGGGCTCAGCAACACCGAAGGTACCGGCTCCCGGCAAGTCGCCTCCCTCTCCCGCAAAAAGTGAAATATCTAGTCATTTCGGTGGGATAAGTATATGACAGCAAGTACATAGCCCTTGCTGTCAGGAGGCTATGCTATGTGGAAGACTGAAGTTCTGTTCTGGGGGAAGTGCGTTCTGTCTGGCGCCACCGCTGGTGGCGCGTCCTTGGCACTCGTCCGTTCCTTCGTTCCTGGCGCGTCTCTCGCGACGCAGATCACGGTCGCTGCTGCCCCGACGGCGCTGGTCATCGGCGGGAACGTGGCGTCCCGCTTGCTGGACCAGAACCCGACGGCGGAAGTGATCCGCCAGGCGTCCGAGGACGCCGCACACGCCGTGTCGATGGCTCGCACCACCGACGCCGGCGTCGAAGAGCTGGCTGCGGCGGTGGCGAGGAACACCGCCTACGTCCACCAGATGGTGAACGAAACGGCTCAGAACGCGACCTCGGTCGCCGGAAAACTGGATCTGATCCTGCGAGAACTCAACCTGCCAGAGGATGACACCACGCCCAACACCAAGAACAAGAAGAACACGAAGGGAAAGCCCGCCGAAGCCCCCCTGTCCTGACCGAACTCTCCCTATGGCGCACCCCGCGCCATTTCTTAGCTCCCTAGGCAGCGAGGTCTAGGCCGCCACGGTCAAAGCTGACGTTCCCTTCCTTGAGGGGGATCAGGATGTCAGGGCGGGGTTTCACGAGCATGCTCCCCAGGACGCAGTAGATGATGGAGTGGAAGGTGTCGTCGGTTTTGCCATGGGTGTGCTTGTACTGCATGAGAAGGCGCTGGGTGTTGAACTCAGTGAAGATGTTGCGGATGTCCCGGCCGTGTGGTTCGGAAAACTGTTTCCAGTTCGGAAGGCTGATCCTATGCTCCTTTAAGGCGCTAAAAAAGTCGCCCATCACCTCCGAGCGGTGGAGCACAAACCGCAGGAGCTTGGGGTTCCACACGATCTTCCGCACGGGGTTGGGGGCGTACTGAAACCGCACAAACTTTTTCATTCCGAACTTGCGCATCAGCCAGTCGTTACGCCCGAAGCCGCCGCCGTAGTCCGCTCCGCACACCCGGAAGTGGACGGCGCCCAGCAGCTTGGCAACCTTCTCGCGCTGGACATCGGGGTCACAGTCGGCCCCCACGAACCGGTGGGCAAAAAAGATCTGGAAGCCGTGGGTCATGTACCCGCCCAGGGTGAGCACGGTAAAGGAGTTCTCCGTGTCCTGGCCCCAGTCGACCCCAGCGAACACCCCTCCGGTGCACCGGGCCACGTTCTTCTCGATCTCGGACATGTCCACGTCCGCACGTGAGGCGCGGATAAGCTGCTGCTTGGAAATAGGCCGGCTCCCGGAGTCGTAGCTCAGCCCACACACCTCGTTGTTGAACTGCGCTGTGGAGTACTCCTCCCTCTTCTCCAGGATGTCTTTCCGCCAGTTCAGCGACGGGACCATGAACTGCGTAATCCGGAAACCGCGGAAGTTGACCCGCAGAGCGTTGTCCGCGTTCACCGGCTGCATCGACGCCCACTGAGCATCGGGGTCGCGCACGTTGATGGGACGGTGACAGTGCTCGCACACCAGTCCTTCCTTGCCGATGTTCCCGGGACCCAGGACGTTCCACCACCAGGTGTCCCGCTTCTTCTCCTGGCCACAGGCCCGGCAGGGGACGATCCACTCGTTCTGCGTGGAGTGGGAGTCCCACAGGACAGCGATGGTGTTGTCGAGGGTCAACGGGGTCCCGGAGTACGTGCGGTACTTGTGAATCGAGTGGAACGCACACTGCTCGATAATAGGGATGTTGGACGGCAAGATGTGCTGAATCTCGTCGATAAAGATCCCGTCTGACTTCACACCACGAGCTCGGTCCGCTGTCAGGTAGGCGTAGCGCAACCTGATCATGGAGCTGTTACGAAACCTCTTGGAAAAAACACTCTGGGCACGCGGGTCAACACTCTGCTGGAGTCGCGGAGAGTTCAGGATAGGCTCGCGTATCCGGTCTTCCGAGAAGACCTTGGACTGCGTTGCCGAAGAAGAAACGTACAGCGTCTGAAACCCGGGGATGATAGCCGACAACGCCAAGATCTTGTTCCCCAGGAACGTCGACTTCTCCGACTGCCGACTGGCTAGCACTAGGACGTCCTTGTCAGGTGTGTCGTACACCTTCCGGAAGTGCTCCCTGCCTTTGAACGAGAAAGGTTCGATGTCGTACCCGGTGTTTATCCGCACACTGAACTCGGTGTACTTGCTCAGCGACACCGGTACCACCGGGGCCTTCCCCACCGCCACCTCCCCCTCCAGAAGAGCGTCGTACCTGTCCTGCTCCTCCTCTTCCATCTCCGCGTCCAGCAAGGCCTCGGTCTCTTCGTCCGACAACCCGGTGCTGACACTGTCCTGCGCGCGCTTGTAAAGGTCGTCCATTACCCTAACCTAGCACAAACCGAAAAAGCTAATCAACACAGACGCTTGGAACATAAGAAAAAGCCGCTGTTATAAGAAGGCGCAATGGAGGTTAGAGATGAAAGCCCTTATCCGGAAACTGATGGACCCTCCGAGGTGGGGTGGAGTGGCCCGAGGGGTCTACGAGGTCAGCCTGCGGCTGCCGGGGGCAGCCCCGGTAGAGATCAGCCTCGAAGAGGCCGTGGCGATGCGGCAGGTGGGCCGGCTGCTCCAACGGGTGGTTGACAACAACCTTCCCTCCCTCGAGCGCCTTGTGGGCCCAGAGCCCGAGGCGCTGCTCGAGAAGGCCTGGGAGGCCCTCGAGCCCGTTCGCTGCGCTGCCTACTGTGACGGAGAGTACAGGGTGTCCTTCCCGGGCGGAGAGGTGGGCTTCTTCATCACCACGTGGGACAGCGCCCTTCTCCAACGGTACGACGCCCTGCTGGATACCATCTACCAACACAACAAGGAGATTGTTGATACATTTCAGTGACTTCTGTTATAAGAATATGTAGGACACCCCCTGTCCTACTCCGCCCCTGTAGCTCGAAGGACGAGCGCCTGGTTTACACCCAGGAGGAGCAGGTTCGATTCCTGCCAGGGGCACTGGAGGTGTAGCGTGACAACATTGTTCCTCATCATCGCCCTTGTGGCTGTGTGCGTTCTTCTCGCCATCGTGATCGAGGGCGTAACCGGGAAGGACCCCTATGGGTTCTTCCGCTCAGCGCGGAAGCGCTGATCTGAGTACAAAGAAACCCTCGCAGCCTTCTGCGTGGTACGGGCAGCGCATGGTCCGCAGGAGGTGTCCGAATCGGCGCGAAGCGGCGCCCTTTGTCCCGGCCCTCTCTTTGGTGGAGCAGTAGCCCGGTCCAGAGACTTCACACTCTGGATGGAAACAAAAAGTGAAGCGCCATCCAGGTAAGGCGTGACCCTGGGGCAGGTGTTGGAGACGCTTCGGCGTCAGGGGGTTCGACTCCCCCTCACCTGCGCCAAGGAGGTGACAATGTCACTTTTCCATGTGCGGCGGGAGCCGCACTCCACCGATCAGGTAACCGACCTGACGGTGGGTTTCGGGGAGACCGCCACGAACGCCCAGATCGTGGCGGAGCTCGAGAACGAGACCTTGAAGGGTCTCGAGATCGGCGGGGGCTTGGTCCGCATAAGCGGGCCCATGAGCCTCCCTGTCTGCGCCGTACTGGTGCACTTCTTGGTGCACCGGTTCGGCGCAACGGCGATCTACGACCCCAAGTGCCAGGGGTACGTAGTCGCCGTGTCCCACGACCCCCGCTGGACCGTGGGGCAGGTTCTGTCCAAGTACTAGAGGGGCGCAGCGCCCAGCGCTGCACCCACCGCCGAGATGGGGTTAAGGTAACCCGCCTCCGTTGAGGAGGAGATCCTGGTGCAAGCCCAGGTCTCGGCTCTAGTGGTGGGAAACTCCCATCACTTTTTGCTAGAAAGGAAAGGCATGACGTACCCGTTTGAGAAGGGCCAGCGATTGATGGCCACCGCGCAGGTGACCGAGAACGGTCGCCTCCCCGGAGACCCCAACGCCCAGTTCCCCCAGGGCGCGTACATCCACGCGGAACCGGGGGACGTGGGCGTCGTCGAGGGAGTCGACGACGGCATCCCCACGGTGCGGTTTGACCGCACCGGAACCGCTACCATCGTCGGCGAGGAGGAGGTTCGGCCGCAGTAGCGGCCACGGTGGGGGGCAACCCCCACTTTTTTAGCTGGTTAACTCCTGGACAGTCTCGAGTACCTTGAGGCGTACCTTGTCCCGCTTCTTCCCGGAGTCGGCTTGCTCTTGCAGCTTGTCGACAAGAGCCGCTACCGAACGCGGAACGAGCCTCTTCAACGCGGAGGGGTCCACCGCCTTCCCGCCTTTTCCGGAAAGGTCGGCTATGTAGAAGTGAGTGCGCGACCCGGAGAACTCCTTGCGCCGCTCCTTCTCCTTGTCGGTGAGGTCCTTCCGCTTCTCCCACTTTTCAACAAGTGGGGGCACGGGAAGGGGCTGCAGGTTCTTGACGGTCAGGCCTGCCTCTTCCTTGTACTCCCGCTTTGCCGCGTGCTCGGGGGACTCCCCGGAGGACACCCCTCCCCCAGGCACACCCACTGACCCGTCCGGATAGATGCCGGCCAGGACCTTTCCGTCTTTGAGAGCGTACACCTCTACGCGCTCACGGAGAGGCTTCTCCGCAAGCTTCAGGAGCGTGTCAGCGAGTGCTCCCCCCTGCACCAGAAGCGCGCGCATCAGATCTCCTTGCCACGGAGAAGCTGTTTCCAGCGGGGGGCTGCCCCCTTGAGCAGCTCGAGCCCGTAGGCTTCGCAGTAGGCAGCGGTCTTCACACGTTCCGGGAGGTCCTCCGGGGAGCCCTTCTCGAACTCCTTGACGACCTTTGCGCTGACCTCTCCGCGCTCTTTCATGGCGTAGAACTTTCGGCGCTGACTCTCCGAGACGAATGGCATCATTCCTCCTTTGCCAGGTGGGCGGCTAGCGGGGCGAGAACCATCGGGGCGGCCACTGTCCCGAGGAGCGCCGCGGGGACCTCAAGAAGTGAAGGGTCTGGCATCTGGTCAACCGCACGAGTGCCGACAGCTTCCAGGTTACGGGTGGGCCGCCTTGAGAACATGTTTATCACGTTTCCTGAGTCGGGGGCCGGGAGCCCCTTCCGTCGTCTCTCAAGCTCTTGCACAGCCTCTGTAGCGCGTGCGCGCGCTGGGCTCGAGCCCAGTCTTTTTAGGGCACTCCCCAGCAAGACCCCTCCGGTGAGAGCCCCGGCCCCTGCCCCCACCAACACAGGGGCTAGACCCGCTGGCTCCTCCCCTTCCTCCGGGAGGGCGGCTGTCGCGCCTGTCAAAGCCCCAAACCCGCCACCAATCGCCGAACCCTTGGCGTAGGGGGCTGCCTTGCCCAGGGCTGCTCGCGCCTTTTGCCAAGGAGAGGCGGCGTATAGCTGGTGCACGTCCGCCGCGCACTTGAGCAAGGTCGCCGTGTAGGACTCTGCAAAAACCTGCATATTACCCCGCTGCGTCCACGATAAGAGCCAGCACCTCCGGGAGCACCTCACGCGCTCGCGGAACGGTGGCCTTGACGTACCACCCGTTCACTTCCGGAACGAACTCTACAAGGAGCCTTTCCGGATACAAGGTCAGACCAAGGTAGTCGAGCAGCTTCCCGTACAAGGCCACGGCAAACGGGACGTGGTCCCACACAAAGTCAAGGGCACGCCCGAAGTAGTAGACCTGGAGCTCCAGGGTCTGCTCTTCACGTCGCCAACAAGCCTCGAACCTTCGGGAGGGTACCGGGTCCAGCACCCGCTCTTCGGTCTGGAACTTGTGGTCCCAGACCCCGGAGCTGTCCATTGTCTCACGGGCAGTGCGGTACTCCTCTTCCCTAATTGGCATCATCGTCCTCGGGGGCCAAGAGGAGGGACTGCCTGTCACTGTAAAAGTCTGCCGCGTCTCCTTCGTCCTGCCCGATGTCCGGCACGGAGAGGCGCCCGTAGGTCACGGCGTGCACAGCCGGAATCTCAACGTCGTCGTACTCCAGACTAAACGTCTTGAACGCCTCGGCCAACGACTCGGAGGCGGCTCCGGTGTGCTCCATCCCGTCCTGAGCGTAGTGCAGCACCTTGGTATAGTTCGCCAGCATCCGGGAGTTCTCGAGCGAGGGCTCGTCCGGAAGCTGGGCCACTGCCAAGGCGGCCTTGTCCCGCACCGACTTGAAGATGGAGTACGAGTCCATGTTCTTGAGGGTGCCCAACCCCATCTTCCACAAAAGGAGCTTCGTGCTCTCGGGGCTGGTAGCGTGCAACGCCATGCTGATCCAAGCCTGGGAGTTCGCGCGCCGCTGAAGCACGAAAGTGCCCCAGTCGTCCCCGGTCATGTGCTCCGAGCACCAAAAGTAGTGCTGGAAAAGCAGGTACGCACGCAACGTCAGGCGACGGTTCTCCGGAAGGATCTTGTTCAGACGTTCTACCGCCGCCTCTGGGCGAAAGGGCGAGAGCAGCAGAGTCTCTACCAACTTCCGCGTTTTGGGCTGGTACAAGACAGCCTCGGCATCCCGGCTCTCTTTGTCCGGATGCCAGAGCTCGTAGATGCCCTCTTCCCGCAAAAAGTTGGCGCTGGGGGCGTGGGTACTGAGCGTGGGGAACCACTGTTTGGGGCGGGCCAACTGCTCGTCGAGTCGAGTGAGCTGCTCGACAGTGACCCCCGCCAGGTCGCGTGACTCCATCACCTCAACGACCTGCTGGTACTCGTACTGCCGTGTAGACAGCAGGTACTTGGCCCAGTAGGTGGCAGGGTGCGCGAGCATCAGTTCCTCGTACGCACCAGTTTTCGCAGCCCGGCAATGACCTTCTCGAAGGAGTCCATGGCCGTCTTTACCGCGATCTCCCCGTCGTCGGTCCCGATCTTGGCACCCAGCCGCACGTCCAACAGCAGGGCAGCGAGCCTGTTCACGCTGTCCTCGAAACTCGGAAGGTGCTCCACGGCACTCGCGGCGTTCGACGGGCTGAGGTACCCCAGGGACAGGACCTGATCAAGGGTGTCAATTCCAAGTTCGTCCAACGCAAACTTGGAAAGGTGTAGCGCCTCCTTGATCAGGGAGCGGGAGGAGGGCATGACGTTGACGTAGTGTTGTGCAACCGGTCGCGCTACAGCACTCGCCGTTTTTACACGCTCGGCTGGGAGCACGCAAGACCTACATCCGAAAATTCGTACAGAGCGCCCCGTGGCCGCTTTCTCGAGCGCCTTTATGGACGCACTGGGGCTCAGCCCCAGGCAGGCGGAGACGAACATCGCATCTGGTCCATCGAGGTCCCGGGTGGCCATCACGCCAGCGATCTTTTCCACGGCAGCACCTTGGAAAGACCACCGGCCGCCCCTGCATCGGACCTCGGTGCGGGCCGAGCTGAGCTTGGCGAAGGCCTCGGGGGTGGATACGAGCTCCACCAGCGAGGCACCAAGGGGCATCCACCGCACGTCCACCGGGATACCGTACTCTCGGTCCCGCAGCTTTGTGATCAACTTCAGCTCGGGGACCTGGCGCACCGTGATCACAACCAGGGGGTCGGTCACGGTAGTGAGCTCGTAGACAAGCTGGTTGTTCTGCGTGTACCCGTTCTGGATCTCGCAAGGCTCAAAAGCCACCACGGTCCCGCTGTTGGTAATGCGGTAGAAGAGCCCCCGCCCCTTCACCGCACCACGAACAAGGTTGACCCCGGCGCCCACGAAGCTCCCAGCGATCTCTTCCTGGATCGCGCAACTGTCCCCGTTGTTGAAAATCTTGACCGGGAGCCTTACTCCCGTGAAAGAGCGCACTTCCGGAAAGACCCACCCCACACGCTCCACGCCGTTCCGGCCTTTCACGCGCCACTCTCCGAACTGGGTGACGAGGGACCCGGCCGCCTCTTCCAGCACCTCGTCCACCACCGGGTCCGCGGTGAGGGTCAGGGTGCCCTTGGAGTTGACCTCGTGCGCGTTCTCGCGTCCGATGTCCTCCACGAGCGTTGGGTAGTCCAGCGTGGCCTCCGCAGGGGCAAAGGACGTGGTGTTGGCCATCTTGACCTTGTAGAAGTCCCCCACCCGCCGGTACTGCACCACGTTTGGGCGCAGCATCTCGCTGGCCAACTTCGTCTTCTCGGAGGGGGTTATCACCCCGGCCGCTCCCACCACCGCCAAAAGTCGGGAGATCACTGGGTCATGGCTCGCCGCCTTCAGCAGGGTGCTGTCGTCCTGCAGCTCGCGCACCGTGGCCTCTATCTGTCGGTGGTCGGCCCCGGGGAGCATCGACACCAAAGCCGAGCCGTACTTCATGTAGTCGGCAGCGAAGTCACTGACCCCAGAAAGGTTGCCCTGCCGCAGCAACGGCATGAAGACACGATCGATGGCACTGCGCTCGTTCTTTTGCGTGGTGGCGTCAAAGAGCTGCGGTCTGTACAGCAACCTCCGCACACGCTCTTCGTTCAGTGGGTAGACCTTACCGCGCTCGTCAATAACGATGTCGAACGGGCAGAGCTTGTACTCGTTGACAAGAATCGGAATCCGGAGAGCGCGCACCCCGTCACGCTGCCTGTAGGTCTCTGTCCCGGGGCCCTGGTTGGGCATCACGTGCGGGGGGGACACATAGAACACGCCAAGGCCAAAGCCCTGCTCTCCGTCCACGTTCTGCATGTCCATACGCAGGTCCATGGCGGCCAGGTACGCGTGCGCTTCCAACAGCGAGTTCATGATCTCTTCCGGCCAACTGTCTGCGGAGTTCGACAACCGAAAGTTCCCGGCTGTTTTTTGAAGAACGGGGAGCGCTACCTCGCGAAAAAGCTCTGACATCTTTTCACCCTTAGCAGCAGTGTACACCAAACAATTAACGAGCCCTTACGTTTTGTGCGGTCATCGCGAGTGACAGAGGAACTACGGTCGGTGGCCCCGTGGCAGTGCCGGTCACGCTGTGCGTGTGCGAAAGAAACGCCTCGAACATCGGAGAGGCGACGACCACCTTCGAGCCCCCCTCCCCGCCCAACTGCACGTTGGAGGAGTCAAGGAGTACCGACGCTGCACGCGCAACAAAGTCCTGAGCGGAAAATGTTGCTCTTCCGGACACGTCAAAGGTGCTGTCACCACCAACGCTGACGTCACAGTCAGACGCGAAAGAGAGCGTGGCCGCCCCCTCCCCACTGAAGCTCAGCTCCCCCTCAACGGTGAGGGTCAGGTTGTCGGCGATAGCACACTCCGCAGCCCCGTCTTTGTCGACAAGAAACGAGAACACCGACGCGGATGGCGCCCCCGTCTTGTCGAGCGCGGTGGGGGCCACAAGAAACTCAACCCGGTCGTCCCCTCCGTCCAACCTCCCCAGCCTTAGCCGTACCGTGGCTTTCTCCTCGGTAGCTTTGGAAAAAGCCAGGAGCGTCAACACGGCATCGGGGCCTTCTTCGTCGGCCTCGTCGCTACGCTGCACGTCCCAGTTGACCGACCCCCCGGCGTAGAGCGACTCGTGTCTCACTCCCACGTGGCGAATCAACCCCTGTAACGGAATGTAAAAGGAGCGTGGCAGCGTCTCCGACCCAACCTCCAACACCCCACCCCTGTGCAGGTACACCCTGTTCCCGTCGCGCCCGCGAAGGATGATGTCTCCGAGCTTCGCGCGGGGGCGCCCCCCGCGGAAACTGGCGTCGCCGTCTTCCCGCTCGAAGGCTCCGGTGAACCCGAGCAAGAAGGGGGTGCCGTCGGACGAGACACAAACCTGCGCCGTGGCCCCTATCTCGGGCATGGCGTAGACACCCTCCCCCCAACTGTAGTGGAAGTAGGGGCTCAACACCTCGATGTCCATGTAGGTCCGCCCGGAGTGCAGGGTGCGCACGTCAACGAGCCACCCGTTCTGGTGGACGTTTACGATCCGCGCCTTCTCGATCCGGATCGGTGAGGACCCGGAACTCACAGGCGAGTTTTGCTGACGGTGCATCAGTCCCGTGGCTGCGAGCTGCGCCCGGCCAAGTAGCCGCCACCAGCCAAGAGGGCCCCGCCCGCGAGCGCCCCACCGGCAAGCAGCTTACCCCGGTTGGTCCCGAGCACCCCGCCGAGGCCGCCCAGGGCACCAGCTCCACCACCCGCACCCTTACGCCACGCCTCGGTGAGGTCGGTTGCCGTCTGCGCGATACCACCCGGGGCGCGCAGCTTGCTCAACCCCTTCCCGAGCCCGGAGAAGAACGTGGAGACCCCGGCCTCTTTTCCGAGGGCGGCGGCTTCGAGCATCGCCTCCTTTTCCAGTTGGAACATGGTGTCGAGGCATGCCTGCATCTGAATCGCGAACGCCAGCTTTTCAAGATTGGTCATAGCTGCTCCTAGTAGTGCCAGGGTTTGTCTTTCGTTCCTTTTCCGAATTCTACACCATAGATAAGTCCGGGAATAGGGTGCCGACCGTGCAGGTCCGTGGACCAGTTTTGTTGCGCAGCCTCGATAATGGTCTTTCTTCCGCGCTCATGGTTCAGGCGGGCCAACCAGTCCTCGCTCACGTCAAGCGGAAGCTGCTCGACTCCACGCACCACGGGAGTGTACTGCACAGGCGCCTTGCCCCTGTGCTTGTCGTTCCACTGCGCCGTGGCGTTCGTGTCCACGTAGTCCCCCGGAAGAAGAGTCGCGTGATCTCCGGGGTCCTCTACCCTCGCCACCGAGCTCACAGCCCTCACCAGAACCTCGGAGTGCCGACGCCTGACGCCCTCTTTCCCGTAGATGCTGTGCAGCTCGTTTGCCAGGAACCCCTGGGTGCGTGCTACCCCGGCAAGCGGCAACAGGTCGTGCGGGTTCACCGGCCCTGAAGAAAGGGGGTCTCCGGGGCGCACCTTCCCTCCAACCGAGCCCAGGAGCTTGCGACCCGCGGGCACGTAGTGCTTTCGCAGGCCCTTTCCGTCGTCCACAAAAATGTTGACCCCGCCGGCAGCGTCCCTCTCGACCTTTCGCACCACACCCCCGACCGTGGAAAGGGTGGCCGAGCCCTTCACCGTCTTCGGAAGCTGAAGGAGCGTCATGGCTCTCTCGATCCCGCTCCCAGCCAAAGAGGTCATGTCCGTAGGGGAGTAAACACCCCCGCTGTTGTGACTGAGCACCCCACCCGCGAGAAACGTACCGGAAGAGGTCGTGACGTCGTAGACGTACTCGTCTGTGTACAACACCTCTTTTTTGGTCGAGAGCAGCGTGCGCCCTGTTCTCTGAAAGTCCTGGTCCGGGCTCAGTTTCTCCACACTCTGGACCTTTATGGATTCTTTCAACAAGTCTTTCACTGCCGCTGTCACCCGCAGCACAACACGGAAACCCTGATGTCTGGTCAGCTTTCGGTGTGACGTAGCCAGGACAGAAGGCACGATGTTCAACAGAGAACAGATAAACACGACCTGTTGCGCCAGCGCAAAACTTGTCGTGTCGATCGCGATACGCTGCGCCCCGTCCTTGTCAGGCTTGATCGTCCCGTCCCCATCGATCAGCCCACACAAGAACTCGGCGAGCCACCCCTGTTCGTAGGCTAGGAAGTCGGAGGGCAGCGCCACGTTTCGCGAGTAGCGGCCGAACGTTGTTTCAAGTCGCTCACCGAGCGCGACTCTGTTAATCACAACGCCACGCCCCCCAAGCTTGGCACACCACTCAGGGGGCAGCTTCTGCTCCAGTTTGTCGCGCACGGCCCCGCGGTTCTGACTGATAGTGACGAAGTACGGTTTCTTCACCCCCGAGGCAGTTGCTACATACCCCAGACTCCCCTCTGCCACGTACATACCAGCGAGGTACGGATCAAGCCACGGTGTTTTTCTAACACAAGAAACCGGGAGGTCGAGACAGCGCTGCAAGTACACACGCTTGCACTCCACCTCTTGAGGTGCAAGGAACTTCACCTCCCCCTCCGCCGGGACCATAGGGTATTGGTAGGTAAAGCACTTTGGGCAGTACAACTTGCCGTTTTTTATGGAAGCGTTCGCCCCTGGTTTCTTCAGCCGGTGGTAACCACACTTCTCGCAAGAAACCCTGTTTTCGTAGGTCGCCAGGGGATGATTGTCCTGGCAGACCGTCGCCACACTGGAGCAGCTCACAAACATCATACGGTCGGTTGGGCGGTGCCTGCTCACCGCGGAGAGCTCCTGCCACGCCCCGTCGTAGATCAGCCAACCCTCCGCCACAGGGTTGACCGCCTTCTCGTAGAGTTCCTCGAGTGTCATAGCCCTGACTGTTTGGTCATCCCGCCTGCAGACGACCACCAACGTCTTGGCGTGCGAACAGTGAAAGGACTTCAGAGCTAGCTGTGTTCCACGTTCTCCAAGGGCCTGGGCAGCCAAGATACCAATGTTGGTGCCCTTTTCCGGAAGCTTCCCGTCCGCCTGCAGCCCGGCGCACTTTGCGCAGAGCCCAGTGGTGTGAGTGCATCGCATGGGAGAACGCACCACCAGTTTGGCCCCGGGCTTGTCGTTGCGTATCCGGGTCACAATAGAGCTGTCGAGCAAGGTGCCGGCGGGGATGACCGAGCCGTTGCTGAGCTTGTGGTCAACCACCGTGAAGCGCCCTTGCACATCCGGTTCGTCCACGGACAGGGAGATACCGTAATGGGTGCCGCAGTCCTCCCTGTCCACCATCTCGGAAATGGTGGAGTTCACCATGAGCTTGGTGAGGTACCCTGGGTCGCGCACGCTCTGTACCTTCTGGATTATGCCCTTCCGCGCCCCAGAGGTGCTGACGTAGTAGTCGCTGCTCTTCAGCCCCTCCGCGTAAGAGCGCTTGACCGGAGAGGGCACTACCCTCCCTAGCCCGTCCACGAAGAGCCCGGGGGCCGCCACGAGCTGCCTGTAACCGTTCCCCTTGATCCCGGCAGCTACCTGCAGCTTGGCCAGTGCAGACTCAGACGCGCGTTCTTGCGCCATCTGCTGCACGTCCTTCTCGAGCGCGGTGGTCGCCTTGGAGTAGAGGTCGACGATCTTCTCCTCACGTTCGACACCACGCAGTTGTGCGACAGCCTTGTCCGCATCGGCAAAGGCTGCGGCCCGCAGCGCCTTCTGAGGAGCGATGTCTTTGAGCCCGAACGAGAAGCCCCCTGTGCTCACCACCTTGTTCCCAAGGTCCTTGACGGCGTTTATCGCCGCCCCGAACTCTTTGCCGTCGGCCCCAGAGTGCGCCATCGACTCGAACAGCGCGCCTTGCTTGGCCTTGGTCAGCCTGTACCCAAGGTCCGTGAGGAGGTGCTTGTTCCCCTCCCGCGCCTGCTCCGGAAGTGCGTCTACGAGTTCCGCGCGGTGGAAGGTGGTGCGCTGCCCGTTCAACGTGACCACATCGGTCCCGTGGAGCTTTCCGGAGTTCACTGCCCGTCGCAGCTCCGAGAGGGAAGCAAACTTCTTGTCCGTGTCCTTCCCGACCTCGGTGGCCATGTACAGCCCTACCTGCATCTCGTTGGTGGGTGCGTACATCAGCTTCCCGGAAGCCGGGCTGAACAGGTTGTTCGACGGCATCATCTGCCACGCTTCCTGAACAGCCTTTTCGGTCACCGGCACGTAAGCCGACATTGTGTTGGACAGCACAACGCCGTCTACTGCCATAAAGGTCTCGTAGCCCGGGACGGTTAGGTCATACCCGTCCTCTAGAATGTTCGTCTGCTGCACGTCCACAACACGCTCAAAGTGCATCCCAGGAGTTTCGACCAGCCGTGCCCAGCGCGCGTAGAAGGGGTGTGCACACCCTCCACGTTCGTTCACCATCCGAACAGTCTTTTCGGCCAGCAGCTTCGACATGTACTGCCGATCGATCGCCTTGGACAGCGTCATGTACACGCTGCGGTCCTCGTTCACCGTGACAATCTTCCGCAGGCTGGCAGCAAGCTTGGAAGGTAGCGGTACGAGCCGGTACCGTGAAAAAGCACCTCCGGAAGCCGGGCCGTCCCCAGCACAGAACTCCTCCCACACAGCGCGTTTCCCACTGTGCGCCGGTCGAGCAAGTTTACGCCTGTGCTCGTACAACCCCACAGAAGAGATAGACAGCACCCATGACGCAGCTCCCTTTGGCGTGGTGGTAGTGGTGATACTCGCGGTGATTCCAAGCGTGCGGAGAAGATGCTGAGTTTCCTGTAGCAGCCTTATGCTGGTGGAGCTAACACTGCACATAAACTGCGCCTTGCCTTTTGCCATCGACCATGACATCGAGCCGTCTGTGTCCATCAACCCAGCCAAAAGACCAACACGGAAAGATTCAGGGGCCGACAAGAAAAACGGAGGGAGGTGCTTATTGCGCGCGCCATGACCGATAAGTGGCTGCAGAAACGTAGCCAACGCTACCGAAGAAATAGTTGCGCGCGTAGTCCCCTTTGAGTTCTCGAAGGTCCCCTCACAGCAGTACTGCTCGCTGAAGTGCGGATTCTCTGAGAAAAGGCATGACGCAGACCGCTCCCACGTACCAAGCACCTCCGGAAAGCTGCTGGCCATACATGTGAACCGCAGTGTCTCATCACCCGTGACCCAGCCGTCCCCCACCAAACAACCCAGAAAGTAACCAAACTTAGCGTCAAGAAGCACCTCTGGCTTCATCCGCCCGGACTTGTCTCTTGGTAGCGCGAGCGCTGTCAACTCGGTAAAGGACGCAGGAACTTCGTCCAAAACAGGCACAAACTGGTCTGCACTCTCACGCGGACGACGCCGACACCACTCCAACGACGAAGCATCCACGCCAAACACAGCCCTTGGGTCATCGTCTGTAACGATCTGCCGCCCGCTAGCAAGAGTGACTATCTCCACCGAGCGTTGCCGATGATAAGACCACCCCGTCACCTCCGCGAAACATGCCCCCTTCGTCGGGTCAAGAGTGAGCACGCTAACCCCCGACACAGGATGATAGTCAATGTGCCCCTTCGTTACACACTCCTCCGCGTGGGGCACTTCCGATAGGTCACAGACAACAAACTCTCCGTCCGCATCACAATAACCAATCTGCTCTCGCATCCGCGCTGTCAAAGTAATCCTCCTTGGTGTCCAATAGCATATATCATAATTGAATACATCTCTTTCAAGGAACAAAACAACAGCACCGATGCACTGGTCACCGTCAAAATCGGCGTTGAAGCCACTGGTGACCAGCGGTGGGATTTTGATGGCGCTCCCTTTAATCAGTTTGGGCTTGAACCCCTGCACGCTGTGTTTGTGCAGGGCGGGGTCCCGCTTGAGCATGATAGGGCGTTCGGAAACAACGCGCTCGAGCGCCTTCCGGGCAAGCGGGTCGTCCTCGTCGATCAGCTTCTTTGCGGCCAGGGGGCTGAGCCCAAGCGAGTTTTTCATCTCCCGAACCACAAAGGGCTTGTAGATGACGCGCGCCATGTCGATGGGAAGCCCTACCTCGTCCAAGGACAAGGTGGGGTCCGGGATGATAGTCGAGCGCCCCGAGAGGTCCTGCTTACGCTTCATCAGCACGTTCTGGAAGAACCCCTGTTTGGGAGAGGTCTTTCCAGCTATCCGGTGAAGGAGCCCGGGGTACTTGTCGTTGACCGTACCCCCAAGCCCGGTGAGGGCGCGGAGACTGTCGTACAGGTAGGCCTCTTTGTCTTGCACCAAAGACTTGGGCATGTCCGCGGGGATCTTCTTCACCTGGTCATTGAGCACCGCGAGATCGCGGTAAAGGTAGTTCAGGTCGTCGTTTTGCAGCTTCCCGTCTTCGGTAAGCGCCACAGGGCGCATTGATGGCGGCAGAATAGGCACGTGCCTTGTGGTATAGGCATCCGCTGGAGAAAGCTTCAGACGGTCCAGCGCCCTGAGGTACTTTATCTTCTTCCGAACCTCATTCTGCTTTTGGCCACGAAGACCGCCGATGCGGCCTTCTTCCTCTTGCAGTGCGCGTTTCACGTCCACTTTGTCGAGGAGCTTCACCACAGCCGAGGGCCCTGTCTCGGCCCCGCGCGTGTCCGCGGGGACCAGTGCCCCGCTCTGGCTTACCCCAAGCTCTCCGGAGATGAGCTGCTGGTACTCGGTGGTCTTGAGTCCCGTGAGGCTCCTTATCCCGGACTCGAACAGCGGGTTGGGCATGGGCTTCGCCAGGGTGATATGCCCCCACTTCTGACCGTCCAGCCCGCCAGTGGCCCGCTTGTCGAAGAGCCCGCCCTTCTCCGGAACAAGCTGGTTGTTCTTGACGATCACGGTACGCCCGGCGTCTTGCAGCTCACCGCTCGAGAGCGCCAGGGTCTGCGCGTCAGTGACAGGCATCAACGAGAGCCGGTTACCGTCCTGCTCGACGTTGACCCCGAGCCCGCGAAGGTAGCCCTCGAACTTCTTGGTGGCAAACGTGGCTTTCGGAGGCGGGATAAGCTCCCCCGACTGGATAGCACCCCACAACTCGTCGTTCAGCCCACCCTGCCCCTTGTCCGAGAGCAGCGTCTGCGCCTCCTGGATCTTTCCGCGCGCCCCGTGGCTCAGGAGTGCGTAGGTCCCCAGAGCTCCGAAGGCCTGCCCTCCGTCGTGCCCGCCGCCCTTCGGAATAAGGTTTCGGTCGTAGGCACCGCGGTCCCTCGAGCTCATCTTCTTGTCGACCTGGTGCTCCAGCTTGATGATGTACTGCGGCCCCGTAAGGATGCCCGGAATGGTGTTCCCCGTGGTGGGGTCAATCAGGTTCTCGGTGTCGGAGAGCCCGTGCTCCTTCAGTGCTTTTGCGACGAGACCGTGGTTATCCTCGGTCTCGAAGTTTTTGATGATGAACGGCTTGCCGGTCTTCTCCGCGACCTTGGCCGCGGCGGTTTCCAGGATCTGCCCAACGTTAAGACGCCCGGCGGTGCCAACCGGGTTCATGACGATGTCGATCGGGCTCCCGTCCGGGCGCTGGGGCATCTCCGCAGACGGCAAGACCGCGGAGATGATGCCCTTGGCGGCGTGGTGTGAGCTGATCTTGTCACCCACCTGCGCAGGCTCCTCGGTTTCGACATGCACCTCCACCCCGCTCTTTCCGCGGTGCACGGCCACGACCTTCCCTGGGTGTTCGGCGTCCCACGTCACCGCAGCGTTTCGCTTCGTGGGCACGAGGGACTTCTGGATCGCACGCAGCTTCTGCTCTTCGGTAGTGAACACGCGGTCTGCAGAGCCCGCCACGAGAACATCTCCGGGCTTGACCATCGTCCCTTCCCGCACTACCCCGTCTTCCCCCAAGCCTGCCATGCGCTCCGCCGGGATCGTAGCCCCAAAGATGCTCTTGTACCGCTTGGCAGGCTCGACGCGCGCGTCACGCGTCGAGAGCTTGCTCTTGTACAGGTGGGTGGACGTCAACTTTTGGGCTGCGTCTTCGCTTATCACCACCCCGTCTTCGTACGTGTTGTGTACAACAAGACCGGGCCCCACAATAAAATTGCCGAACGGCCGCATATCCAAATCGTAAACGTACTCCTCCGGCTCCACTTCCTTGACCGTGTCAACTACTTCCCACCAAATCGGAGCATCAACAAACCGACGTACCGTTTCTGGCAGTAGCTCTCGCACTTGCTTCAAAACACGACGTGCAGCGTAAGGGCTGCCCCCCAGCGCTCTTCCTACGCTCCGCAGCGCTTTTTTTACTTCGTCGCGATACGCCTCGGGGATAGGAATTCGATCCCGCCCGTGCTCAGTACCCTTGGCTATTAACTCCTGTCGAAGAAGTTCTTTTCGACCAGAACTCAGTGCTGGAAATTTATCAAGTGTTTCTCTGTAAACATTTATCAGGTTTTGGTCTTGATGTCCTGGGATCTTGTACGTTCTGTACCGCGCCTTAACTCCTCGTGCCGCAAGTAAAAATATCAACCCCTCCGCCAGTTCTCGAGATACAGTCGACGCAGTAAACTGCTTATCAGAACAAGTACCGTCGCCACTCCAGTACCCGTCCAAAAATCCATCAATAAAATCTGGATGTTGAGACCACAGCAAGTCGGGTATCTTTTTAAATTGCGCAAGACAGCCGCAGGCGTCTGTAACAATGCGGCCGACTGCGGAATTGTGTATGTTTACCCCACGCAAACGTCGTGAATGGCTAACACCCCACTTGTCTAAAATACTTTCTAATCGCTCTAATAGGTCCCCCTCAGTAACCGAGATACTAAGTCCTTTACACCCCCTAGTTCCTCCCAGGGAGCACCCCTCTGCTGTGTAAACACCAAAAACGTACCCCGCGTCTTTATCCATAGGAAATGACACAGAAATACCACCAGCAGTTTTTGATTTACAAAACATCTGCCCTATTTGACTACTGAAGCGCAACGTCGGCTGTACAACAGGCAAGAGTGTTTTTCGCGGTATCATCTTGGCCGGTGTAATGTTTACAAAGCCCCCTGTCTCATCAATTGTAATAAAACTGTGACATGCGGTTGCTTTAACTCGAAACGGCTCTAACATCTTGATTTCAAACATAGGCTCGGCGGTGTAATGACCTATAAAACTGTGAACACGATGCAACCGGCCCTCTACAGATTCTGAATCCAGAACGTTGGCGTACACTTCCCCCTGCGCCGGCATATTACCGATTGGTCCAAAGTGCCCGCCCTGCGAGTCAACCCAATAAACGTACGTATCCCCGCTAACACTTTGGCCGCCCCATGGTAGGTAGGCAACCTGCAGGTTTTTCCCGGGGGCGTAGATTCCGTCAGCGCTGAAGTTCGTGTCAGCGATGAGCTGCCCGGCCTTGACCTTGTCCCCTACCTTCACGGAGGGGGTGGAGTGCAACTGGCCTTTCTTGTCGTTGAGCGGGTAGTGGTTGTAGAGCTGTACCTCTTTCACTCCGTCAGGGCCTTTGATCTTCATCAGCCCAGGCTCCACAGCCACCACCTCTCCGGAGACAGGAGAGTGCTGCGCGGCGAACTGCCCCAGGATCTCCCCAAAGCTCTTGTCCCCAAGGGCCGAGCGCACCAGGGGGGGCTCCCGGTACTTCAAGCTGATCGCCTGCTCCTGGTGCCTCCCGCTCATGGAAGCCCGGTTCGGAGAGTTCGACGCCAGGAACGGCACCAAGTTCGACGACAAGGAGAACATCTGGGTAGCCTTGGGGGCCACGTACTGCACTTCCCGGAGAGGGACCTCCCGGAACTCGTTGTCCTTGACACTCGCCCGGACAGTGGACCCGCCGTCCTTGGCCACCAACTTTCCTTGCGAGAAGGTAACGGCGTCGGGCATGGCCACCACAACGTCGTTTACCTTGGCCGTGTTGACGAACTCGACCTTCCCGGTCTTCACGTTGATGAGGGGAACGGCGAGTGTCTTTCCGTCCTTCTTGGCGCCGATGGCGAGCTGCAACGAGACCCCGGCCTTCCCGCTCTCGGGAGTCACGAGGGGGTCGAGCACCCCAAAGTGACTGGGGTCCACAAGCTTTGCCTCATCGGTGACGGCGTTCGCGCTTTTGATCCCACCCTCTCCCATGATGGTGGTGCGGGTGTGCCCATCGATCATGCGGAGGGGGTTCGTCTGCTGGGCCAGCGACGCCAATGTTGAGTCGGCAAAAAAGCCGTGTAGCTGGCTGTTAAAGTGCCCCGTCCCAACGATCTGGCGAATCTCCGTCTTCTTGTCGAGGTTGTTGGCTATCCGGCGCGCGTTCATCTTGGCGTTCTTCGCGAGCCGCTCTGACAACAGGTCCTCGACACCGTTCAGCTCCTTGAAGTGCAGGGCGTCACGGGTGTCCGGTTTTTGCTCTCCGCGCGCTATCCCAAGCAGCCGCTCCGTTGAGGCTCGAAAGACGTCGGGGGTGATGGTGTCGTACCGAGCTCCCAACGTCTTCTCGGTCACGTCCGGGTGCAACGTCTTGGCACCGAGGTACGTCTTAATGGCTCGTGAAGCCTCGGCCAGCGTGTTCACCTCTGCGGCAGGGACGAGCTTTCGGGCGAAGTCCATGGCCCGTTTGTCCACCTGCAGAGGGCGCCCGGAGGTGTCCACTTGGTTCGCCGCCAAGATCTCCTTGCCCCAGGCATCCCGCAACTGTTCATCCGAAAACCCCAGTGCACGCATCACAGGGTACAGAGGCGGAGAAGCGGTCTTGTGTTTCACCGCAAACTTCTTGGACTTGGGGTCAAACTTTATGTGAAGGGGGATACCCTCGAAGTTCAAGAAGCTCTCGAGCCCTCCGTCTTTGTGGACCGTCGTGTACACGCCCGGGCGCAGCCTGAACTGGTTGTCTACCTGGTACTCTGTGCCCCGGACTATCCAAGAGTAGCGGCTGGTGATCTTCGGAAGGGTGCCTACCCGTTGCACACGCTCGTCGAGCACCTTTCCGGACGCCTTGTCCCTGAGGACCAAAGACGCTTTTATGGGCACACCAAACGTTTTGCCGTCTAGCTTCGCTGCGGCCTGTGTGGAAACCTCGTCCGACGAGACGTTGTCGTCCACCACGACATCGCGCAGCTCAAGAACGTGCTGCGACCCCACTTGCGGAAACTGCGACTTTATCGCCTTGGTGACCTCCCCCTTCAGCGCTTCAAAAGTTTCCCCTGGGTCGAGACGTGCCATTCGTGCTCCTTACGCCAACTCTATCAGCCCTGAAAGGCTGGCTCAATGTGCGGTTATAAGAATCTGATAGAGGAGCACATACAAGGAGGTTGCATGTGACCATCGACCAGCAGCTTCTCCAGGACGCAATCCTGGAGGAGTTGCAAACTCCGGTGGAGGTAGACCCCCCACCGGAGCCGGAGCCGGAGCAGTGATTCTGCTCCGAATGTTTGGCTGCGCAGTCCTGGCAGGCGCCCTCGCGTGGGCAGCCTGGTTAGGACTACGCAGCCTTCAGTTGTGAAGTGCCCCCTGTGCCGCCCTCAGTAGGGCGGGTGCGCCAGGTTGAGCCCTGGCACAGGGGCCAAGGGAGGCCCAATGCTAAAAGCAAAGCTGGTCGCAGCCCCCGAAGGCTGCGAGATCTTGTCCGGGCTGCTCTGCGGCCCAGACGGGGTTTCAGTGTTTCGGCGTCACCCCGTCGAGGACGGGGTGGTGCTAGTTGCCAACACGCCGTTCGGCGTGCAGGCGGATGGTCGATCGTCCCGCTACGGGACTGTCGACTTCTCCCCCCGTTCGCCTCAGCGAGCGGGGGTGGTATGACCCGTCCTCAACAGAGGACGGGGAGACGCTCGCGTGGCACACGTGCCGCGATGAGCGAGGAGTCCCCTGGTTGGCTTTGTGCCTCATCATCGACGAGGAAAGGATAAGAGAATGAAGAAATCGAAATTCTCATTTGACGAATGGAAGAAGGCGATCGAGGAGTCGCTCCACCAGGGGAATATTGTTCCCCCGGGGAACCTGCACGGGACGACTCGTCGGTGGGACGCGGAGAAGGACGAGCGCCACCCGCGCGTCGAAGTCGCCGTCGGCGACGTGGTGCACGTCGAGGAGGGGTCTTCGTACTTCGGCTCCGGGGGGTACTCCGGGGCTTGTGTATGGGCCTCCCCCTCCGGAGAGTGCCCGGTGGCGTCCCCTCCTCCAAGCATGGACAATGGCTGTGTTTCCGGACGAGCCGGTCTCGTCCAGTTCGTTCGGCCCGGCATCGTCTACTACAACGCCGGGGACTGCATTGGTGAAGGCCGAAACTGGTCGGCCTGTTACGTCTGCAGAGAGGTAGAAAGATGAAGTTCGTTGAAAAAACATCTATGATGCGAAGGGGTCCGACAGCGCAGTCGGAGCCCGAGGATTGCGAAACTCCCCTCCTGGTGGGGGAGTTCTCCGTATTCTCCTTCGAGGAGAATCACTCAGATTACGGTCACGACGACGTGACCGTAACGCCAGCTTACCTCGGGGAAAAGAGGGGCTTCCTCGTCAAGAAGAGCTGGAGCCCAGGGTTCGGCTACTGCGCATACGGTGAGGAGGAGAGTTTCGTGCCCCTCAGAGAGGGGATCGAGACCATCCTCACCCATGGTGGGTGGGACTTCAATCCCGCGTAGCGTACTCTCACTACATACTCAGAGAGCGCAATGCTCTCTTTTACCTAGATAAGGGCACTCTCGGGTCCACGGCGCGGAGGGTACACCTCCGGGAGGGGGAGACCCCCTTCTCCGCCCTGGGGGTACTGTTCGGGCGGAGCCTGCGGAAGTTGGGGGATGGACTGCAGCATCGCTGGGTCGAGAGGGGCCTGTGCGCCCACGTCCCCGGACTCCCCGGGGGCCACGCCGTACTGCCCCTGCATCATCTGTTGCTGTTCCAGGGCCATCTGCTGTTGGGCCTTGGCCTGGTACTTCGCCTGGAGCAGGCCCACCTCTCCCATGACCTCGGCTTCGCCCATCTGCTGTTTCCGGAGGATCTCAAGATCACGCGCGACCTCAACCTTGATAAGCCGGTTCTCTTCTTCCGGGTTCAGGTCAGCTTCACGCTGCAAGGTTGTGGTGGACACCTTCTTCATGGTGTTCAGCTCCAACAGGAAAGCCTTGCGTTGGAGGTCGTCCGCCATCTTGAAGTTCTGTACGTGCGCACGAACCAGAGGCCAGTCCATGTACGCCGCAGTTCTCCGGATGATGAAGCTCTCGATCATCTCCGCGAGCCCTGCGCGGTACGCCAGGAACTTGTTCTCCATCATCCGCAGAGTGACGTTGCTCCCCGCGTACGAAGCACCGCCAAAGGGTATGTCCGGAGAGACACCCATCCCGGCCAACACCAGCTCGTACTCGCTCCGAATCTCGTTGGTAACCAGGAGCGCCCGGCCCTCTCCGCCCAGGGCCTGGTAGCCCATGGGAATCGGCATGATAGCGATGTGCAGCGGGTCTCTCCGCCACTTCATGATCTCGTCGTAGACACGGTCCTCCCAGTCCACGAGGTTGACCATCTCGAACGGGCTGGCCCCAGCGGCGGCAGCCTGCGGAAAGACGGTTTGGAAAGGCAGCAACTTTTCGGAGAGTGCTGCCTCTTGTGCCTTCCGCATCAGGGTGATGTGAAACAGGTTCCGCAGAACAGGCAGGAGCGGGGGTGCCCCCAGCCCCCTTGCCCGGCTGCTCAGGACCGTTGGGCGTCGGATGTGGTAGACGTTCTCTTCGGAGAGGGCGAGCTTCACCCCCCTCTGCACCGACTCTATCAACGCCTGCGGCGTGCTGGTAACCAAGTCCGGGTCGGTGCCCAACTTCAAAGAGTTGACAAGCACCACAGGAGGGTTGTAGTAGAAGCGGCAGCGCCCCGTGATCTCACTGTGCACGCTGTCGATGCGTGTCATGTCCCACACGAGCAACCGAGCGCCCTTCGTGGTCTTCAAGTACTGGTCGCGCGCTTCCGCGACCCCAGTGACTCCACACCGACGACAGGTCAGGTGGAACCGAAAGTTCCGGAACTTGTACTGAGCGTCCCGCGCCTTCTCCCTGGCCCCGCAGTTCGGGCAGGTCAGCATCTTCACAAACGGGAAGAGCAAGCTCACCAGCGCGTTCCCAAAGGTCTGGTAGTGCAGCCCAACATCAATGAGGCGAGCACGCAAGTTCAGGTCTTGCTTGAAGTAGTCTTCGTACAACTCGCGCACGTACTTGTCTTCGTCGTCGACACCAATCTTGGTCACAGGGTACTCGGCCAAGAACCCCACGGCGGACGAGACGATAGGGTCAACTGTGGCGTAAAAGCTACACCACTGGAACAGATCTTTGATGTTGTCCGGAAGGTAAAGCCCGGCTATGTCAAAGAACGGGTCGGGGTAGGTGATCCACCTCTGGCTCCCGGTGTAACCTCCCCGGACTCTTCCACGGTAGGAACCGCCCTGCGGCGGGTTGTTCAGACTCATCGCGGACCCCACGTGGTCTCGTTGCCCACCAGCCGTTGCACCTCAGCGGGGTTCGGACGCTTCCCGAGAAGCAGCCTAGACCCGGCCCCGATACCCTGCCCTACTGCCAGTGCCGGCAGCATAGGCAACCCAGCAAACGCCGACCACCCCGCTGTGTCAACGACGTCGCTTGCGAACCCGCGCGGGTCTTTGTTTTCCAAGGACTCGGCAGCAGAGCCAGCGATCGACAGAGCGGGGAGCCCCACCCCCATGGCTATCCCAGGGGCGATCAAGTTCGTTTTGAGCTGCTGCAACCTGGTGAGCCCCGTGCCCTTGGCCCCCAGGGCGTACCCACGTGCCGCGCCCGGAAGATTCGTGAGCCCTTGTTCCACCAGAGCTCTGTTCGCATTTTCCGAAGCGGCTCTGCTCCGGAGAAGAAGGTCTCGCGCCTTGCTCCCTTCCCACCGAGAGCCCACCCCCGTCCCGGAGAACCACTTGGCCAGGCCCCCGCGCTTGGCCGCGATGTCCGACTTCATGGTGCCTAGTGCGCCCGCGGTCAGCTTCCCCGCTTGGTCAACGGCGTGCCCCTTGGGCACGTTCCAACCGATCTGCTCCAAGGCTGCCGTGCGTTGCGCTGGGGTCATGGAGTGCACCCCCGCCAGCCCCTGCCCAGGAAGGTACCCTGTGGCCCCGTGAAGCTGCCGCAACCCGAAGTTCTTGGCTTGGGTTACCCCTCCCCGTGTCAAAAACTGACCACCGACCAGCCCGGCGCCCCCACCGATAAGCCCACCTTTCAGCGCGCCCCCTGCCCTGTCTTCTGGGGAGGCGAGCGCCCCAGCCCCGGCCCCCACGGCAGCCCCGGCCCCTAGCCCTACAAGCCGCCCTGTGTTCGGGGCAGACACCCGCAGCTCTCGCATAAGCGGGCGTAGCCCCCTCAGGGGCAGGGCCGCCAGCTTCTCGACCGCCTCCGCCTCGGCGGTGCTAGCTATCATCTCCGCGAAGTAGTCCAGCTTGCTTGAGGACATCCGTCTGCTCCGTTTTAAGCCGATTGCGATACGACAGGTAGCCGTCGATCATCAGCAGCTTACTGACTTGCACATCAATACCATCGTCGAGGCTAAGAGCGCTACGATCCGCCTTTTTGACAAACTCATCATACCGTTTCTGCACCGGGGAGGGGTCGAAAACAGAGAACCTTTTGAGTGAGGACCCGCCACACCGCCAACAGGTGTCCACCTCACGCGCGTCACCAACCCACCCACAAGCGCACCTGTACCGCGGCTCGGTGACCCACTCTTGCGCGAAAGACAGAACACGCGGAAGACAGACCACCCCGTCGTCCAAAGCCTCCGCCGCGACAAAGCGCTCCACCTCGTCACTGAACACGTGATCGTCGATCTCCTGAAGCACCGTCACCGCAAAAGCACACTGCGCCAACGTGGGCTGTTGCAACGAGACAAAGTCGACCAGGTTGTTGTTTATCGGCTGCAGTACCACGGCGAAAACACCGTAGTTTTTCCACGGAGACTCGACAGCAATGCACGTCCGCACTGCCTGAATCTTCTGCCAAACGAGCGTACTTATGTCGCTTTTTTTGAAAACCGAGAGGATCTCTTCTCGCAATGTTTCGGGTTCCCACAGAACCCACTCTGGGTCAAGATGCTCTACCAAAACAGACGCAAGAACAACGGGGTGTGAGTCGTGGTGTGTGAAGAGGGTCTCCGCACTAAAAGGGCGCGCCATGGTTCAAGTATACAAGACGAAAAAAGTTTGGACAGTACTAGGCGAGAATATCCATGGGGGCGTTCGAGGTGACGTTGTCGCTGACGATCACGATCGTCGCGCGGTCGGTGGCAACCAGCCCGGCACCGGCCAAGGCGGCACCGGTCAGGGTAGCCACAGCGTCCGTGATGGCAGCGGCCCCTGCGGTCCCCGGGGTGTTGGCGGGAAGCGCTTCCACGCCACCCACGGTGCAGGTGAACCCGGCCCCGACACCCCCTTCGAGGTTGGCTTGGTCCGCGATGAGCACGGTGCCGCCCCCGCCTGAGGCACAGCGCACGTAGCCGTCGGTGTCCGCAGCGTTGGCGTTGATGGCCGTGGCCACTGCGTCGGCAGTGCTTCCGGCAGCAGCCAAGGTGATGGTGATGTCGGTACCGACCATCGCCACCGCCAGGGCACCCGCGCCTTGAACGATAACGACCGTAAAGTCGTTTCCGGGGTCCCCGGGCTTGAGCGCCGTGATGGTAAGCGCCGCCGTCCCGATACCGAAGACCTTGGACGCAAAGGTCTGCCCCTGCGTAAGGTAGGAGCCGTGCAGCTCGAAGTCACCGCCAGCCGCTGCGGGGGCGGTGCCGTCCACCGCCTGGATCACCGGAGGGGTCCTGGAGACGAGTGTGAGCTGCTGGGCCACCGACCCAGGGCCACAGCGCACGATGAAGTCCACGTCGTACCCTGGGTACAGCGGGTAGGACTGCGCACGAAGGTCTGGCACGGTCAGCGCGATCGAGGTGTTCGTGATCGCCGCCGCCCCTGCGGTCCCTGCGGTGTTCGCGGGCAGCAGCTCGACCCCGGCCACCGCTGCGTAGAACCCGAGCCCGGTGCCCCCGGCCAGGTGGGCCAGCGACGCGATGAGCACGGTGCCGGCGCCGCCCGAGGCGCAACGCACCAACCCACGCGTCTGAGCGTTGTCGGCATTGATGGCCGTGGCCACCGCGTTGGCGGTGCTCCCAGCGGCGGCCAGCGTGATGGTGATGGCCGTGCTGCTCACCGTCACCGCCAGCGCTCCCACCCCTTGGACGATAACGACGGTGATGTCGTTCCCGTCCTTGCCAGGCTTGAGCGCTGTGATGGTAAGCGCCGCCGTCCCCGTGCCGAAGGTCTTGGACGCAAAGGTCTGTGTCTTGCCGTTTTGCGTCAGGAAGTGCGCACCACGAATCGTGGCGGTCCCACCGGCAGCGGGGACCCCGGTCGTCGTGGAGTAGATGACCGGAAAGTCCCCGGACCTTCCTTCCAACTCGGTCAGTGCGTCGTCGATCTGCCGCCGGAGCTGGTACAGCTCTCCGATCTTGCCACTGTACCCGTGCGCAAGAAACGGGCTGATCGGCCTCTTTGGCCCAAACGTGATGCTACCCATAGCTTCTCCTTTGCGCTTCGCGCGTTCTCACCACTTTTATGATACCACTACCGAAGCGCGACAATCGCCTTCTTAACGTCCAGAGGCAGGGAGGGGAACACCGTCTCCGGGTCCGAGGTCAGTCCATCCAGAACGTCCGGGCCAAGAGTTGCGGAGATCTGCTCACCGTTCGCGGCAACGATAGCCGCCAGATCCCCCGCAGTCACAGGAGCACCGTCCACGTCCCAGGTCGTCTCCTCCGGCGCGTGGTACTCGTTGAGCAAAGCTTCCCACGGGCTGGTGAGCTTGCTCCCCCAGTACTGGTCCAGCCCGGTAGAGATGTCGAGGGTGGCCAACGCTTCCGCGAGTTCGTCAGGAGACAGCGAATCCTTTTGCTCCAGCAGCTCCACAGCCATGGCACTCGCCGGCCCCGCTTCCTCCGGAGACCACAACTCCGCGCGCTGCGTAAGAGCACGCACCAACTCGTCGTCTGGGCGCAGCGCATCCCCGGACAGGGCAGCCACTGAGCTCTCCGGCTCGGGCTCCACCCCAAACTCTGCGAGCTTTGTTCGCAGCGTGACCGCAAGCTGCCGCTTGTCCCTGGGGTGTAACACGCGCTGCGCAGCCTCGAACCGGGCCGCCGCGGTCTTCACCTGCCCGAGCGTGTTGACCGGGCACTCAGCCCCCCGGATGTGCACCGAGGCCCCTGTCTTTTCCATCCGGGCCACCGGCCACCTCTCGGTGGTGGTGACATAGGGGTCCCACTGCCCTGAGACCTCGGCCGCTGCCTTCTCCAAAAACGGCGCGTTGTCCGCGTGGATCACCGTGCGCCTCTCAGCCGCCAGCTTCCGCAAACGTTCTGGGACCTCCATCGAGAAGCGACGGCAAGCCAAACACAGGTTGTTCGCTGCCTTGGACACGGCCTCCTTCGGAAGGGTGCTCGCAAGCTTGTCGAGGTAGACAGCACTCACCGCCACGTGCGCCGCATCAACGCACGCGAACTTGCGTAGGGTCTCCCCCTGCTCTTGCATGATCAGGGCAAAGCAGTGGTCAGGGAGCTGCTCCCGCTCCGAAACCGTCAGTAGCTGCGCAGTCTTGACAAACTCCGGGGGTGCACCGCCGTTCAGCGCTTTCCGGAAAAGGGCAAACTGATCATCGTACATGTCGACTACACAACGCATCAAAATCCTCCCGGCAGCGAGGCCTTACGCTCATACTACCAGGCGTGCGAAGTCTACGCAAAGTAATGAAAAACATCGGGCGCTTCCCGTTATAAGAAGCAGTAGACAACCTTTAGCTAGAAAGTGAGGTAATTGTGGGAAGCCCCTTCCTTACTGGCACCAGCGGCGTACCTCCGTGCTTCGGCGAGTATGATGAGGACGCCCCTGAGTGTCAGGACTGCCAAGACGCGCTTGAGTGTAGCGCGGAGGACAGAAAAAGCCGCGTCGCGGTCAGCTACGCAAGGTCGACGAAGTCTTCCGCGCTTCCGATCCAACCGGTGCCGCCGACCACGTCACTGACCCATCACGCGAACTTTACCCCCTACGAGGGAGAGTCAACAGCAGGGCGTCTGGGGAAGAACCTGCTGTTGAACATCCTGATCACGGCTAGTATGACAATAGCCAAGTTTTTCGGCGCGTTCCTGTGGCGCCCAAGGGGAAAGAATGGACCGGGACAAGATCTACGTTGACACCAGGCTTTGGCTCCCCAAGGAGCTGGTGAACACCGCCGTTATCAAGCGTGTACTGACGCTTGACGACACCCCGATGTGGGAAGAGACAGCCTCTCACATCGGTCTTCCCCGACACTACCTACAGCCTGACGAACTCCCGCAGGCGGAGATTGTCGACCTTCGCCCAAAAACACATCAGAAGGTGCTCAGCAGTCTAGTGACCCTAGACGCCAAAAACCCCACCAAGACCATCCAGCGGGAGGCAGCAGCGGCGCTTCTGGCAGCAGATGGGGGCGTACTCCATATCCGATGTGGAGCCGGGAAAACGCCGACTATGCTCCACGTCGCTGCCACCCGCGGGGGTCCTACGCTCATCATCGTGCACCGCTCCACCCTCATGGAGCAGTGGGCCGGGGAGGTGAAGGGCACCGCCACAAAAAAGGCGAAGGTGACCTTCTCCGGAGAGCTCGGGTTTATCAAAGGACCCCCAAAACGCTGGAAGTGGCAACACCCGGTCGTCATCGCGAGCCTACAGACCCTGCTCCGTCACCGCAGCTCGGTGACCAAGGAAATGCAAGAGTGGTTCGAGACGATCATCTGGGATGAGTGCCACCACATATCCGCAAAGCTGTTCATACTTTCTGCGTCTATGTTCCCGGGAACGCGTTACGGGTGCACGGCAACAGCGCGGAGACAGGACGGCACAGAGCACGTCTTCTTCTCGCACCTAGGCCCCATCAGGTACGAGTACTTGGAACAAGACATCAAACCAGAGGTGCACTTCATCCGCCAGGACGTGAACATAGACCTCGAAGACCCGGCGGTGCGCCGAAGAGTTTGCGTGGCGAAGGGAGAGATACACCACACAGCACTAGCCAACGAGCTCTACACGCACGCCAACGAGCGGGCACTGATACAAGAACTGGTGCAGTTCTGCCAAGAGCATGAAAGAAACGTGCTGTTCATTTCGAGGTCAAAGGAGAAGGTAAAACAACTTCACCGACAGTACCCCGGTAGCGCGGCACTACACGAAGAGGTGCCGGCGTCCACGAGGTTGCAGAACTTCCTCGACGCGCGCCTGTCCTTCGGCACCTTCGACATGGCCGTCGAAGCCCTGGACAAGGGGGCTCTCGACACTCTCGTCTTTCTGGAGGAAACCGGGAACACCAACATCATGGCCCAGGCAGTGGGACGGACCCAGCGCGGAGAGAGTGACAATACCCCGTTGATTTTTGTTATATGGCATCAGACCCCTCACGCGTTACGCCAGAGGGGTGTTGATATGATGCGCTGGGTAAAAAAGCAGGCGTATCCCTATGTTACCCACGACTCGGTTGCCACATGCCTATCATCCTAGAGACACTGCCGGAGCTCGAACGGTGGCAAACGTGTCAACGCTGCTCCTACGCCGCCCACCGTGGACATGTGTGTGCAGGGGCTGGGAGCAGGACGGCGGACATATTCTTTGTCACGGACCACCCACGTGAAGAGGAGAACGACACGGGGGTCATCTGGACGAGCACAGGGGGCACGGACTTTCGCCTGCTGCTCGAGCAACAGGACTTGGACGTCCAGAGGTGCTTCAGCGACTTCGTACTTTCCTGCCCGCCGTATGAGGCGCTCGAAGACGGAGTGCTAGAACTGGTGGTGAAACAAGCAAATGTAAAGGCCTGTCTACCGCACCTCCACGAGGCCATCTACCGCGTGGACCCGTTGTTGATCGTCGCCCTGGGGCGCACCGCCTTCGCGGCATTGACCAAAAACAAGGACGTCAACATCCGCGCTGCCCGACAGGACGTGCACCTGTGCACGATCCCCGGGGTGAAGGGCCCCGTGCCCTACCCCATAACGGTGACTTTCAACCCGCGTGTCTTGCGCACCTCCCGCGGAGAGCCGGCCTTCGACGAATCCGGAGCACGCTCAGACCGAGGGGCCTACAAACGCGACCCAGACAGCGTGTGGAACCTTCTGAAGGACGACATAGCGTTCGCACGCGACCTGGTCACAGCATTCCGCAAAACAGTGTAGGAGACCCATGCTACTCGAAACTATCCGAACTGTGAGAGACGTCACGTTGTTCGCTGCGCTCGTCGTAACCGAACTCGTGCTTCAACGCGTAACGGGCCTTGTGTGGTTCGGGCACGGAGGCATCCTTGACTGGAGAAAATGAGGCGGTGGTCACCACCACCGCCGCGCGACAGATCAAAAAGAAGACCGACGTCTCACGCCAGGCGACCTCCCGGGTGCCTGTTGACGTCCTTTGTGGCGACAAGCTTGCCCAGGTTGGAGCGCACTGGCGGTACGCACGAAGCCTGGAGTACGGTTCGCTCGCGTGGAGCGTAGAGGTCAGTGTGCAACTGACCTGCAACCAAGACGACGCCACGCTGCACAACGCCGCAGTTACCGCCGCAAACATCGCGAAAAGCGAAGTAGCGCGGATGATCCCCTACATCAACCGGCAGCTAGGACTCGACGATGACACCGCTGCAGAGTAAGCTGGCCAGGCTGGCCCTGCTCACCTACACCGTTGAGCTGGACCAGCGAACCCTCGAAGGTCGCCTGGCTGTCAAATACGCGGCCTTCACAGAAAAAGACCGAGCGCTCCTCGGAGAACACCACAGCTCGTGGAGCGACGACGTTATCAAGAAACTGCGAGAACTCAACACAGCCATTGAGGAGCATCTTGCGACGATGATCAATGGCGAAGAAAGGACAAGCGATGGAGATCGTAGTGAACGGCCTACTGGACTCCGAGGACGAATCGACCTCCCCCAACTGGGAGGTCAGCCCCCCTCCGAACCAAAGCTATGACCAAGTCGCGGAGCAGCTCACCCAGCTCCACGAGCTGCGCATCGAACCGACGCCAGTCTCCGCAAGAGCACGCGGAGTCGTGACAGACGGCCTCGGGTACGATGTCGTGGACCTCTCCTCTCTCGTGTTCGGAGGAAAGGACGACGTGTTCGCCCACGGCTTTGGAGCTCTCCGGCTCACCCCCCACGCAAAGCGTGAGATCCGGAAACGAACTGGGCTGGAGACGACCAAGTTCTTCGCTCACCAGAGCCTGGAGCACATCCAGAGTGCCTGGAACAACTACTTCACCGATGTCCCGGCGTCCGTGCACAACGAGGTGCGCATCATCGCTCGGCGTGCGCTGCCCAACGAAGACGTGGGGCTCTCCCAGGGGTACCTCCGGGGGTTCGTCAGCCCCAAATACTTTGACATCCCCGACATACAGATCTTCGAGCTCCTGGGAGACGCGATCGGCGCGGACAAAAACAACCTCATCTTCGACGCCGACATGGGCAACTCCGTGTCGAGCTTTTCCGTCCTCTTCCCCGAAGCGCGCTCCCTGGTCCACAAGTTCGACGACACCGCCATCGGCGGCCTGCGCTGGCTGAACAGCGAGATCGGGACACGTTGTGTGGAGTTCTTGACCTACCTCTTCCGCATGGTGTGCGGAAACGGGCTGGTCCGAACCGAAAACGGGGAGGCGCTGTTCCGCCGTCAGCATCGTAAGATCGAGGTCGACGACCTGCGCACGCTGATCAACGGCGCCTGGCAAAACCTGGGCGCACAACTGGACCAGGTCGTCACCCAAATGCGCCTGCTACACGACATCGTGCTACCAAGCGCCAAAGAGTTCATTCTGTCGGGTGTCCTGAGGCAGTTGACCACGACGTACCTCAGCGCGAACAGGCTCCAAATCATCGCGGAAGCCTGGGACAAGGAACCAATTGACACCGCGTACGGGGTGCTGCAAGCTATCACCCGCACAGCAGCCGCCGTGAAACGCAACCGTGAACTGTCGTTGAGCCTATCCGACCTCGCCGACAGCTACGTGTCTCATACCCTATTGCACGACTAGCCAACCCCGGCCGAGGGAAGAATGACAGCAGAACTGGACCTGATCCTAAAAATCATTCTGACCAAGGACATGATAACCCCACGGTCATTCGGCCTGACCGAGCAGATGTTCACCAAGCCGCACACGCGTCAGATGTACGCGTTTATCCTCGACTACTACAACAACAGAAACCACTTCGGTTGCGTGCCCACTGTCGAGGACATGCAGCAAGCGTTTCCCGTATTCCCCGACACCCCGCAAGAGCCTGCCAAGACCCTACCTGAGTACTGTGAGCGCCTCCGAAAGACCTCGATGTACATCGAGGCCAAGACGGAGATAACAGACCTCCTCGATAACCTGGACAATGTGGACATAGAGGAGAGCGTAGCCCACCTCCGGACGCTCTCGGACACGTTGTCCAGGTACGCACCAAACATACGCGCCAGAGATCTGGGGAGCACCGGGCAGGAGTTTCTCGACTGGTACAGCAACGCTCCTGTGCACGGTGTCCCCTGGCCCTGGGACGATATGACAAACGCTACCAACGGGTTTGAGGACGGGACCTTCTGGCTGTTCTTCGGACGGCCAAAAACAATGAAGACGTTTGTTGCTGGCGACATCATGCTTCACACCTTTCTCAAAGCACACCAGCGCGCGCTTATCTACAGCGGAGAGATGGACCCGTTTGTCTTTGAGCTACGCCTGCGCGCTGCCGTGGCGGGGGTTAACTACGCCAAGATGAAAAGAAGGGAGTTGGACACCGAGGAGCAGCTCCGCTTGAAGCGGGGTGTGGAACTGGTGAACGACCTGTCCTCCTCGGCATACGGTCCAGCAATCCGGATCGTCCCCCTGTCCGACTGCCCAAACAAGCAGCACCCACTGGACCACTTCCGTGCAGAGGTTGAGAAGTTCGGAGCGAGCATCGCCGCGGTAGACTCTTACTACCGGCTCGCTCAATCCCGAAAGAACAACATCCAAGCAGACCTGACGATGCGGCTGTCCACGCTTACCAAGACCCTGCGGATACCCGTCCTTGCCACCACACAACGCTCGCGGCTCAACAGCAACGGAGAAGAGGCCGAAGACAACCAGGTAGAGGACATCGGCTTCACTGACGCGGGTGGGCAGGAGTGCGACGGCGCCATCCGCGTCCGTAACCTCGGACACTACCCGGACGGGGCACGCCTCATCACCTTGACCATCGCCGCCGGGCGGGAGACCGAACACGTCGGCAGCTCCCTCCATCTCCGCATCCGGCCCGCCGATATCTTTGAACAGATAGGGTGGGAGCGTGCGGAGTCAAAAGAACTCGTCGACCAAGCTCCCCAACCCGTTGTCCGCACACCAAGACCCCGGGCGCAGGTGGTGCTCCCGGACATCCCCAAGAACAAACGAAAGGAGGCGGAAAGTGCCTACTTCAAACGAAAGGATTGAGATTTACACCCGGTGGGAAGAGCCTGTGCAGGTGAAACAGGCGGTCAACTATCCCCCGATGCCGGAGGTAGTAACACCCCCCTGCAAAGGCAGGGACCTGTACAGAAAACTGAAAGCTAAGTACAAACGATAGCCTAACTAGCATACCAGGAGAAGGCGAGATGCTTCGTCTCCGTACCATCGCTCCTGGCACCGACCGTTTTTCAACCTGTCTTCTACACGGGAAGACAGGCGCGCAAAACTCGGACACGTAGTTTCTGGCTGCTTTCTTCTTCGCGGGGTGGTTCGCCCCCTCTTTGGGAGAAAGAAAAAGTTGACGCTTGCAAAGAGCAGCGTCAGTTCGCAGAAGTCGGCAGGCGTGTCGTATCGACACCCATTTTTGGACAACCACTACCTGTAACGGGCAGCCGCCGGGCTGCAAGGTATCCACGCGACAATGAAAAAAGTGATGATCCCAAAAGGGCACGGAAAGAAACGACTCATCTACGTGCCCACGACAAGCGAGAAGGCCACCCTGTTCACCTACCTCCCGGAGCTGAACTTCGCGGCCTACCACCTCTGCACCCACGCACACGGTTTCGTTGCGGGGCGTTCCCCGGTGTCCAACGCCGCCATGCACGTGCACAAAGAGCACACGCTCACCGCGGACATCAAGGACTTCTTTGACTCTGTGGCCATCGACAACCCCGCGTTTTCCGCGCTTCTGCACATGACCAAGCGCTCGTCCATCCACTACTACGGCGCGTGCTTTCCGGACAAGGTCGCACACCAAGGGCTCCCGACGAGCCCGGCTCTCGCGAACATCGCCGGCAAGGCCATCGACGACGCGATCGTCCGCATCCTGACCCGTGACGGGCTAGACTTCGTTTACACACGCTACGCTGACGATATGTCGGTGTCGTGGAACGGGCCACGCGACGCCGCCCAGTACATTGAGGAAAAACTGAACGTGGCCGTCCTCCTCGCCGGATTCCGACTTTCACCGAACAAAACACACCTGCAGTCAGTCCAGCGCGGGAGCAGCACACAACGCCGAGTCATCTGCGGAGTGGCCATCGACCCAGACGGCTCGCTGCACCCTACCCGCAAAACAAAAAGAAGACTGCGTGCCGCAGTGCACCAGTTTCCAGAAAACAACGCGACAAAGGGGCTGCGCGCCTGGTGTCGGCTAACCCCTCCTTCGGAAGAACACTTCATCTTCCGGTTCTCAATGCGCTGCGGAAAACACCTGCACACCCTGGGGATCACCCCGGAGCTTCAACTCGTGGCGTTTGACCACTCCATTCCTGAAATTCAAGCACAAATGGTAAGAAGCAAACTGGCGTCCGGCTACAAGCCGAGCCCATGTGCTAGCGCCGTGATGCAGTTTGGACCAGCGCTCCCCGAGGTTGTGACAGACCCAACATATTTTGTGACCGTGACAAGCAGACTACAGAAGATATCGACAGTGAAACTCGATATCCTACGCCACGCCTTTCACAGCCAGAAGTCACCTTGGGAAGAACTAGGAGTGCGTAGATAGGCAACATGGTCTCGTCGATTCGACGACGCACGACAACACCAACATCCGCTCCCATACAGATGTCGCGGATACGCTATGTACACGCTCAAAAACCAGTTAATAGAAATTGGCTTCCGGAGAGTCCCAGCATGTGCCTCTTGCAAACACTTTGCCCGCGGTGTTTGCAGTGCACACCAGATCGTGTTTGCTACGAGACCATCCTTCTTGTGTGACTCTTACAAACGAGCCCCTAGCAAAACACAGGGATCAGCGCCTGTCATGAAAGTAGAACCCCGTTACTCGCCACGATACAAGATGTTCTACTACTACAAAAGAAGATGGTTTCGTACCAGAAAGGAGGTGCAAGAAACAGAGCCACAGAACGTCAAGCCCGTGCAGCGCTTTGCGCAGATGCACAACAGCTCAACCGTGGATCAAGACATCGCATACCGTATAGCCAGAGTGCTCTGGCACTACGTGGCCAGGCAAAAAGGGCCAACACCGATGCCACAACACCTACAACAAGCCCACGACAACCCGCCTGACACGCCGGAACCCACTGTACAGGCCGTGCACGAACTGCGCGTCCTGCTCGCCCCGTGGTTGGACAAGTTCACACACCGACGGTGGTTGATCAGGGCGGGGGTCGCACGTGTGTGAGTACATCATAGTCGGTGTCATCACTGTGATCACAGCGCTTGTGGTCTTCGTGCCGCAGCCGGCGCTACGCCGTAGGAAGCGTCGACGTGCAGCTCATTGACCTCGTCTACCCCTACCTCTCGCGTGTGACGGGCGGGCACCCAAACCTCAGTGCGATCTGCCCTTTCCACGAGGACCCTTCTTCCAGCACACCCTCCTTCTCCTTCAACATCGAGACCGGGCTCTGGCACTGCTTTGGCTGCGGAAGGGCTGGTAACCTTCGATCCTTCCTGCAAGAGGTCGGCGTCCCCAAAGAAACGATCGCGACGCTGGTAGAGCCCTACCTTCCGCAGATCGCAAGAAACGAGCGGCGCTCCCGCCTGACCTGGCGAAACAGGTTCAAGAACAAGAACCCTTTTCTAGCAGAACCTGTCCTCCCGGACGCCCTGCTGGGTATGTTCGACTACCTCCCCCTGTCACTGCTCGAGGCCGGATTCTCCGCGGCACTGCTGAACAGGGTGGAGGTCGGCTTCGACAAGGTCCACCACCGGGTCATCTTCCCGGTACGAGACCTTTACGGAAACCTGGCAGGGGTGTCCGGGCGAGCTTCCGGAAACGAGTGGCCTCGGTTCAAGGTGTACCAAGGAGGGGACCGAACCCCCGGAGACTACGGTCCAGAGTTCGATTCTGCGTTTCCGCACTACAGGTTCCTTCACAAGCGATTCCTGTGGAACGCCGACAGGGTCTACCCGTACCTCGTAGCCGACCCTTCCCGACCACTCATCATCACAGAGGGCTTCAAAGCCTGCCTGTGGGTAGAACAACACCTGCGCATGCTCACCGTAGCGGCAATGGGCGCGTCGTTCTCCAGTGAGCAGCTCGACACCCTGTTGTACATCACCGACGGTCCGGTGTACCTTATGCTGGACAACGACGCCGCCGGAAAGAGAGGAACCTTCTCACTAAGCAAAAAGCTACTGAAACAACAGAACAGATGCTACGTGTGTGAACTGCCAGAAAAACAGCCCGACACATGCTCGGTTGAGCAGCTAAAAAGGGCCATAACAGAAGCAAGGAGAATAGAGCAATGGCTACGACTCGCCAACGCAGCCCGCGAGCACCACGCCCGACGTCAAGAGTGAGCGGTGGTGGCGCGGCATCAAAACCTTTCGTTTCTTTCCGGAAGGTGGCAAAGCCGGGGGAGCAGCGCCTCCCATTTGTGTTCTACAACGGCCAATACATCAACAAGGTGTTCGACGCTGCCAATAACATGCTGGTCAGCACCACCGACGCTTTCCGCCTTCACGGAAGACACTACGTTCCGAAGCTCACCCCACCGTTCGTCAACTGCGCCGCGGGGGTCAAGGAAGTCGTCGACAGTAACGGGGAACGTGGCCTCGTCGTCGGCGATGACCCTTGTGTCGCCTGCCTCAACGTCTACCGAACCCCACGGGGGAAGGACCCAGGAGCTGAGGAACGCCAGGAGATCGATAGCGCGACGATCAACCGCATGTACTCAATCATCGTCGCGGCCTTCTTCCACAAGATCGACACCGGTCGAAAACGACAGGGGAAGTACCCGATCTACGAGTACAAAGCCTGCGCTGGCAAGACGTGCCAGCTCTGCAAGACGGGTGTCCCCCGCTTCTGGGGAAAGCAGGAGTACCTGGACCTCAACCGCTACCAGATCGTCGCCCTGGAAGCCCTGGAGGAGCAGGTGTACCGTCACTGCTCCTGCGGAGGGTTTATCTCAACCACCGGCTTCGTCTGCCCCGAGTGCAAAACCCAGTTCGACGTGGACTGGGACCTCCTTCACGCTGACGACAAGGAGCACCTTCTGTACGAGACAGACTCCTGCGAAGCCTGCGGGAAAGAGGTGCAGTACCACGAGGTACTCACGTGCTCGAAGTGCAACGAGGCAACACCCCTCACGCTCTACGATGCCGTCGTGTCCTTCGAGGAGTTGGGATCAAAGGATACGTTGACGTTCAACCTGCTGAGCTGCACGTCTCTTGAGCAGTTCGTCAACGAACACCCAGAGGTAGCGGCCCCGCTTCAAGAGCTCTTGGCCGACGTCCCGACCCTCGACTACCAGTGCGCCACCCCACGCCCGGAGGTGCAAGCGCACGTGCTTGGTGTGCCTAACCCCTTCGAGACCACCGTGGAGGCTGTCGCCCGCACCAACGTCACCGCCCCTGCGTCGTCCGACGAAGACATCCCGTTCTGATACAGTCACCCGCAGCTACGGCTGCGGGTGCTATTTTAGCTATGAAAACCATCATCAACCTGAGCATCCCCGAGCCTGTTCACATCAAGACAGAAGAACAGGCCGGGGAGCTCTGCATAAAGTTGAAGCGCGCGCCCTTAATCTCCATAGACACAGAGACAACCGGGTTGAACATCGCCACGGACACGGTTGTCTTCTGGTCTATGGCGTACTCCAAACACGAACGCTTTTTCCTGGAAGCCAACATGCTCCCTTACTTTGCTGAGGTGTTCACCGACAAGTACAGGGCGTGGATAGGCTCCCAGGTCAAGTACGACGCTCACATCCTAGCCAACAGCGGGCACCCACTCTCCGGAGACCTGCTGTGCACACTGACCATGGACCGCCTGCTGGACCCTCGACAGCTCCATGGGTTGAAGGACGTGTACTCCCGGCTCTTCGGAGAGTACATGAAGAGCTTTGCACACACGTTCTTTCCCGTCGGACCTGACGGCAAGGCGCGCAGGCCCCCCAAGAAGGCGCTGTACGAGATCCTCAAGGACAAGTTCGTTGAGGACCCCGGCGCTGTCATCAACTACGCTTCTATGGACGCCTGGGGGGCTCTCCGCGTGTTCTACAGGCTACGCCACGACCTGCGCGCACGGTACACCAGCCACGGCTACAGCCTGTGGCACGTCTTCATCAACTTCGAGGTCCCCATGACCCGAACGCTCTACGAGATGGAGCGTGAGGGAGTGCGCGCCGATGTCCAGTACCTGCAGTCGAGGCGACCGCTCATCGAGGAAAAGCAGAGGGCGGTCGAAAAAGAGGTGATAAAGCAAGTGGGCCGCCCCATCAACCTCTCCTCTCCCAAGCAGCTAGCCACCTACTTCTTCACGGAGGCGGGCTACGACAACATCGGCAAAACAGCCACTGGTCAGTTCAAGATGAACAAGGAGGCCTACAAAGCCCTCGCCGCGCAAGGCTGCGAGACAGCCACCTTGATCGCGGACTACGCAAAGCTACAAAAGGTGCTCGGCACCTATGTCGACGGCATGCTTGAGCGCGTGCACCGGGGCAAAATCCACACAAATCTGAACCAGCACAAGGTAGAGACCTCACGGCTGAGCTCGTCGGACCCGAACCTCCAAAACGCACAAAAAGAAGCCAGCGAGTTCGTAGACGTGCGCTCAGTTTTCATAGCCGACGATGACGAGTCGTTGATCGTAGACGACTACGAGCAACTCGAGATGTACATCCTGGGGGACTACTCCCAGGACAAGAACCTCCTCTCCGCGATCATCCTGAACAAAGACATCCACTGCGCCAACGTTGAGACCATCTACGGGGACCCCTACGAGGAGTCCATCGTTGCCAAAAAGAAAAAGGAGGAGAAAAAGCCGTTGGACGCCAGGGAGAAGCTCCTTACGGAACGCCGCGGAGACATCAAGGCCGTATGCTTCGGCATCGTCTACGGAAAGGCCGCCCGCTCGTTGGGTATCCAACTGAAATATCACATCGAGGCTGCCACCCAGCATCCTGAGTGGGACGCAGCTCGGTGCGAGCGCTGGGCTAGACAAAAAGCACAGGAGAAGATCGACCTGTTCTTCGCCGGGCTCCCCGGGGCACACAGGTTCATCCAGACCACCATCCGCCAGGCCTACGAACAGCGTTTCGTCGAAACGCGGCTCGGCCGACAGAGGATGCTCCCGGACATCCTTGACTACGAGACCATGCTTGACCACGCGGCCGCCGCAGCAAAGCGCGGACGAGAGCTGTGCTGGTGTGACCGCTGCACAGCAAGCCGGAAAGAGGAACGCCGCGCTGTGAACACAAAAATCCAAGGCTGCTTGCCAGCGTGCACCAGGGTGTTCACCAGTAAGGGGTTGCTTCCTATAGGCACGATCCCAGAACGTGGGCTGGCCTGGACCGGGCATCGCTGGGCAGAGTACCGACGGCTAAGCCGGGGCCCCCATGAACTCGCAACAATCTCACTGAGCACCGGACAGGTGCTCCACTGCGACACCAGGCATGAGGTGCTGGTAGCAACGGATACCGGTTACGTCTTTCAACACTGGTCAACATTGCGCCCCGGAACTCGTGTTTGTCTAAGCCTCGCACAAGGCATCGATCTCCCCGACACCAGCACCGTAGCCCCCACCGACGCGTACTGGCTTGGCTTCCTTCTTGGAAATGGCTGCACTCGTCACGGCGCAACTCAACAAAACGCTGTTTCCGTAACGTTCGGAGACAGGAAACATCGACACAAAAAAGAGGAGCAAGCTCAAAAGTACATAGATTTCCTGTGCCAACTTGGTCTGACCCATCAAAAACCGCGTGTTTACAAACATAAAATCGCCATAACAACACAATCGGTGCAGTTCAAAGACCACCTCAAGAACCTGGGCTACCCGTGGGGGGCCAGCTCTCACGAAAAGTCCATTCCAACTGCAGTCTGGTCGGCATCATTGAACGGACGCACCCAATTCCTGCTGGGGTTGCTTGACGCAGACGGCTGTGTAACCTGCGCGCGTCCCAATCTACACATGTGCAACAAAACGCTACTTGAAGAGGTTCAGATCCTCAGCCGCACGGTCGGAGTCGAATCCAGATTGCACGGACCCTACCACCGTCACGAGCATACCTCTTGGCGACTGGATTTCAACCGAGCTCACCTAGCCGCACTGAGCTACGGACACTCCAATCGTGAAATAGTAAGGGACCGCGCCCCGGCATTTGCAGTAAAAAAGTTCATCGCAGATGTCGACGGCCGAGTGCTAGAGAGAGGCAGCGACCAAACGCTTCTTAGCCGAATGCGCCGCGGAGGCAATGTCAGCGTCTACACACTAAACAAACTTGCCAAGAAATACGAAGTGGAGCTCGAACTCTACGCCACAGCAGAAGTAGTTGCGACAGTAGCACTCGGAGTGGTCGCGGAGACCTACACCCTCTCAGTCTCCGACGAAAGCCATCGCTTCGATTCCGAAGGCGTCATCAGCAAAAACACTGCGGCAGATGTCTGCATGTTGGCCATGCTGGGTATACAGCGGGACGAGCACCTGCGCGCCCTGCGCTACAAGCAGCTCCTGCAAATCCACGACGAGATCCTGGGGAGCTGTCCGCGCGGCGTGGAAGAAGAGGCCGCAGGCCGGGTGCAGTGGCACATGGAAAACTGTGGGCTACGCCTTAGTGTCCCACTCCGCGCCCCGGCACACTGGGGCAAAACATGGCGAGAGGCCAAGGGATGACACGGTTTGCAATGAAGCTGACACCCTCAGAAGGTGGTAGCATGCTCACACTCTCAGTCGGCGACAAGGAACTGGGCACGGTCCACGTCAACGCCGAAGAAGCCCGCGAAATTCAACGGTTCCTCGAAACCCACAACATCATGCTACACGCTGGAGAAGCGCTCTTCCGAGCAACGTACAACAAGACAGCTTTCAACCGCGACCTGTTAAAAAACTGGTATACTTGCACAGCTCAAGGAGAAACAATGGACAAGTACGGCTACGAACAACAAGAGCAGCCCGCCGGGCAAAAGCTCGCCTCGGAGGGAGCGGTCTGCCCTATCTGCGGCAAACCCAGCCCCGGGAGCCCCCCGGTGTGCCCGGATCACGGGTCTCTCCCCTTCGAGAAGATGGATGTGGATGAACCGTGCGAAAAAAAGTAGTGCAGGACGACGCACTCGCCACCCTCAAGCGCAAAACGAAGCTGGCTGACCTTGTCGCTGGCATAAACGCGGCTGCAAGAGCAGACGGAGCCAAGCGGGATGTGATCGTGCTCGCTGACAAAGCGAGTAACCCGTTTGCCTTGCGCCGCCCCTTCGGCCTTGCCTCCGTCGACGTAGAGACGGGGGGAGGCCCCCCTGCCGGAGGGCTGGTTATCATCTCCGGCCCAGAGGGGCAGGGGAAAAACGCGCTGGTGTGGACGTGCATCCGCACCTGTCAGCACAACTACGGAGACGAGGCCAGTATAGGGTGGGCGTGGTTCGAGTTCCCAGTCGACAAGACCCATGGACGTATCAACGGCGCGGTGTGCCCCAGCTCCGACCTCGAGATAGCCCTTGAGAGTGAACGGCTCTCCCGCTCCGGGCTCACCATGACCGAAGAAATGATTCTGGACCACCAACGCCAGATCGGAGAGTTCGTGGTCATCGAGGGTGACCCGACCGAGCACGGGACAAAGGACGAGAAGAAAAGCTACCTCGCAGAGAGCAAGCTGGACGCTGTGGTCGACCTCACCGCGCTCAACGCTTGCCAGCTCATCGTGCTGGACTCCCTCGGCTCCATCGTGCCCGCAGACATAGCAGACAAGTCTTTGGGTGTAGAGGAGCGCCGTGCGGCCTCTGCGCGCTTACAAACCCGGTTTCAACAACGCCTGTGGAACGCACTCGCTGCCCCTGTTGAGGGGTGCGGCCCGCTGAACCTGACAACCATCCTTGCTATCGGACAGGTGCGCAGCAAGCAGGACGCAGGTGGCACCTACGCCCGCAAGTGGGAAGCGAAGGGAGCCCACGCCATCCGGCACGGAAAGCTCATAGAGCTGCAGCTCGTCGGGGGCGAGGCCATAAAACGCGGAAAAACAGCCATCATAGGAAAAAAGATCAGGTTCGAGGTCGCCAAGGGCAAGGCGGGGTGCCACGAAGGAGGGCGTGGAGAGCTGTCCTACTTCTTCGACAGCGGGTTCGACCATGCCACAGACCTAGCGACAGTCCTGTACTCGCAAGGGATGCTCGTCAAATCTGGGGCGAAGATCGACATAGCCACCTCTTCCGGAGAGGTCATTGCTGCGGGGCTGCCTTACGGGGAAAAGTACTGCGACCTGATCGCCGTGCTTCGTGAAGACAAAGACCTCTTCTGGACCGCGTACCGGGCAGCTCTGCACGAGCGAGGCGTGTCGTGTCTGCACTACCTGTAGTCTCCGCAACCGCCACCGTCGTCAGTATGCCGCTCACCAGGTGCCCCCTGTGCGGAGAGATAGACCGCGTTCTGCGTGTACAGCTCGCCCTGGACAACCACCCCGGCTCCATCGCCCAGCACTTTTGCCTGTTCTGCCTGAAGCTCAAGGGTAACACCGGGGTCTCGGTGTCGGTGACACAACCACTGCACGTTGTCTTCCCACAAAAAGACAGGGTGAAACGAGCCACCGCCAGGGAGAAAAAGGCGGCCACCGAGATCGGAGGGCAACGCGTGAGTCAGTCCGGGGCTGGGATCGTCAAGGGAGACGCCCGAAACGACACCTGGCTGATCGAAGACAAGTTCACAGACGCCGCGAGCTACTCCGTGCGCAAGTCACTTGTCGAGAAGGTCGTGGCCCAGGCTGCACAAACCATGCGAAAACCCGCTATAAGAGTCGGCATCTCCGGACTTAGCAATGTGGTGGTGCTGCTCTGGTCCGACTTCCTCGAACTCATCGAAGGGAAAAAGTAATGAAAGCATATCGGATAGGAAACAAACGGCTGCGCACAACCGTGCTCAGGGGAGAGTGCTACTTCGCTGTCGAAGACCTGAAGACATTGCTTGGAGACAGGTGGCAGGATGCAGCCCACTTGCCACCCCACTTCTTCGGAAAGATGGCAGAGTCGGAAGGGGTGCGGCTCCTGAGCTTGTGCGGGCTCCTCGGCGTCACGTTTACGATGGGGAGTTCCTCACTCCAAGCTTCTGTAGTAAGGCTGCTGCCACGGATGCTCATCGACGCCGGAAAGGTGCAACCCCTACCCGAACCGGTGAAGGCCAGCCCGCCTCCGGACCCCATGCGCGCGCACGCAGAACGTGTGCAGAAGGAGGCGATCAGCGCTGTCTGGTACCTACGCGTGCTCAAGGAGGCAGAGAACCTTGGGTTGGTCGGCCCCGACTACAAGGACCACGTGGTCGCTGACCGCCTCCACGGCGTTAAGGCCGCTCTTGTCTACGTCTCTGACTTCTTGCACCAGAAGGGCCTCTCCTCGGAGGAGGTGCGGAAGCGAGGGCCTGCCTTTGGCAAAGCGGTGGCCACCGCGTACACCAACAAACACGGAAAGCCGCCGGGGCGAGGTCTGCAGTTCGTGAACGGGTTGGAGCGCTCGGTGTACGTGTACACCACCGACGACCTGCCGCTGCTTGAGGAAGCGTTCGACAGTGCGACTCCTGAAAATAGCTGATCTTGTCTCGCTACCCAACGCTGCGGGCATCTTGTCCGCACGTTGGGACCCGGCGGCAGAGCTGGAGACGTGGGCGAAAACCGTCCACGAACTCGGGCTCCAGGAGCGTGTAGAGCACACGTGGAACCAGCCCCCCACCGGGGGGTACTTCCACCCCAGCGCCCTCTACAACACGTGCAACGCCTACCACTTCTTCATGCTCCACAACGAAAAACGAGAGGAACGAAAAGGGGCATCTATCCTCCGCATCCTCGACCACGGCACCGCGCTCCACCTGCTACTCCACTTCTACACAGCCACGCACGCCAGGCACCACGGGTACAGTGCCTCCCCCGAGTTCCGGATAAAGGACCTGCCTGAGGCCCGGAGGCTCCGTATGGACGGGCACATCGACGAGCTTGTCACCCGTCGTTTCGGAGACCTGGAGACCCGGTACGTCGTAGACTACAAGTCCACCAAAGCGGCAAGTTTTGAAAAGCTGCGCCGCCCAATGAAAGACAACCTGCGCCAGCTTCACGCCTACATGAAAGTGGTCGACGCCCCTGTCGGCGTGCTGCTGTACATCAACAAAGACGCGACTACGTTCAAGTCGTTTGTGTTTTCGTTCGACGCACTCCTGTAGGCTCCTATCGAACAGCGGCTCCTCTCCGTGCTCGCCCAGGCCAGGACAGGCGACCTTACCGCCGTCGAAAAACGAATCAACAAAGGCTGCGGCTGGTGCCCCTACTTTTCAATCTGTAAGCCGGAGAACCAATGGAAGACAACAGCTCTACCCCCAAGGCCGCCCACATCCTCGTCACGGAGACGATCATCGAGCGCTTTGCCAGTCAAGAGCTAGAGGAGGTGCGCTGGGAAGCGGAGAACCTCCCCGCGCCGCCTTCCGGAAGCGTGATCACAGGCTTTTCGTTTCCGGATATCAACACCCTCACCGGGGACAAGCTCCGGGAGACGTTGCTGCAGGTGTCTGTGATCGTTGCCTACCTGAAGACAGTGAAGGGCTCCTTGGCCGCGGAACTCGAAGACGCACAAGAGCGCACGACCGCTATCCGCACGTCGCTCCAGGCAAGCTACCCAAAACAGACAACGGCCTGGATAAACAGCACTTCGGAGATGGTGGAAGCCAGCGACACCGTGCGCAAATACAAAAAACGACTGGCGAAGGTCTCCGCACACATCAGCGCGCTCGACCATGTCTACAAAGGCGCCTCGCGTGTCATCGAGTTGGACAAGATGGAGCTCGACCCCCTGAAGCGCTCTGAAAACGCGCACCGCCCCATGCTGACCCCAGTCCGACGCGCAGACAGAGCGATGCAGGCCACAAAGGCCGCACTGGTAAGACGGAGCCCCAAGCGATGACCCACGCCGCGGTCACCAAAGAGGGCCATGGGAAAACACTCTTTGTCCGCGCCCCTCTCCCGCCCTCGGACAACAAACTCTACGTGACCGTAGGGCGCCGACGCGTGCTATCCGCCGAGGGAACCAGGTACAAAAACAGCCTGCTCGGCTCCCTAGCCCACGTATTAATCCTCGCCGAAACCTTCGACCCAAACACCCCTACTTCACTACGCATGAACTTCCACTTCCAGGTCGTAGAAACCAAGAAGGGAGACCCACGATTTAAAAAGCAAGATGTCCATAATCGCGGTAAGCTGCTCGCCGACATTTTAACAAGTGCGGTTGGCGTCGACGACAGCACACTTCTGACCACGATAACATCCAAGCGCCAGGGCGACGATTTCGTCGAGTGCTGGCTGTACAGTGGTGAAGATGCACAGAACATGGAAACAGGTGCCTTTAGACGAGCGTGAGCCGGTTGTGCTCACGGCCACCGAGCTAGACATGATGAACGCCACGGAGATCATTGGCCTGCTGAACCGCGCCGGAGTACGGGCGCACCGTGGTGTCCCTCTTTCGCTGCTCCGTGGCATGATCAAGGCCACCTGCAAAGGAGAGCACGTAGAAATTAAAAACAAAGTAGACGACACACGCGACCTGATGAACAAGGTGCTGGAGGGCTACACGCGTAGGTCGCAGATCCCCCCGTCTTGCCCAGCCAACTGTTACCTGCACCCCGACCTCATGGCGCTGCACTGCGCGCGAGTGAACGCCCCCAACATAAACGCGCTACGGAAGACCGATGGACAGTCTGATCACTGACCCAGAGGTACAGGCCACTTTCCTGGACGATAAGCCACAGGAGTGGGCCGCGCCCCCTGCGGAGAAGGGGGAGACACCCGACGAGAAGGGGATGCGCATCCGCGAGGAACAGGGAATCCTGAACACCTCGGTGTACATCCTCCGCGAGAAGTGCAAAACATACGGGTACCCGGCCGAGTTCATCAACACGATTTTCGACCGCTTCCCGGAGACAGAAGGGCGCCTACTTGCGCAGCTTGCTATTCACGCGGTAAGAAACGGTGCGAGGCTCGACGAGCAGACGTTCGTCGTTTACAAAAAAGGAGAAAACGTGGAACAGAAGGTACACAAAAAGTTTGGAGCAAAGCAGCCCGAGCCAGGGGAGGCACCCACCGAACTCGGGGAGCCGTGGGACGTGACAAAGGAGCCCGCACCTGCTCCTGCCCCAGCGCCCGAGCCCGCCGGGACGCGGCGACGCCCACGGCTGCAAAGGGCAGAGCCCGCAGCGCCGGCGCCCGAGCCCGAACCCGTGAAGAAAGCCGACCCCGTGCCCGAGCAGTCGGGTGTAGAGTCGGAGGTCAAGCAGCTCATCGTGATGATGCTCAACACCAACGCGAAGATCGAGGAGCTTCTGCGCTCGGTACGCGAGATCATCCCCGCGCTCACCACGGTGGTGACCGGGGTGGCCGAGAACGCCAAGGTGCAGAGCCGTGTCATCGACAACCTCGGCGAGCTGGCCTTCATGAGCGAGGAGGCCGTGGCACAAGCAACGGCAACTCGTGTCTTGGTCAACGCCCACGTGCAGAGCTGGCTCAACCGTATCCAGGATGGGGGGTCATACCCGGACGTTCTGGCCTACGTGGAGCAAGCCTACAAAAACGCCCTCGACGCCCAAGGCGGGTCACCGGCCAACCATCCGCACATTCCCGAGCTCACCACCGCAGAATAACACCAGGAGAGGCTACCCCGGGTAGCTTCTTTTAGCCCTATAAGGACAGGCCCAGGTAGACGGCCAGGGCAACGAGAAGCCCGGAGACCAGGAAGCCGACGGCAAGACCGAACCCGAAGCTACGGTACCACGCCGAGGCCCGCGAAGAGGTCTGCTCCGCCGCAAGGGCAACCTCTTGGTAGTGCTGCACACGGCTGTCACAGAACTCTGCATCGGCCTGCCGCAGCTCGGCACGGTAGGTGTCCTCCACCTCCAGGCGCGCACGCCCTACGAACCGGTCTAACCACCGCAGCCTGCGCAACGCTTGTAGGCGGAGGCCGACCAGGATGAGCTGGTCTCGATGCACAAGCGCCCCCTCCCACGCAGAAACTACCGTCTGCCCTTCCCGGACAGCGATGGCCAGGGGAGGACGCAGGTTCGGGACAAGATCGGCCTCCCCCGGGCTGGGGCACTCGAAGTTCGGTGTGGTGTCCGCGTCGTAGTTCTGCGGTCCACAGCTCTCTTCCGCGAAGGCCGCCGCCGGAAAAAGGAGGACAAGGAACACTACAACCTGTTGAACCATGACACCACATCCTCTATCGGAGCGTCCTGAAGCTGCTCCAGCTCTTTCTGCTGGGCGACACCCAGCGCCTGAAGCTGCTTCTCTTTCTCGACAGCCAGCTCCTCGAGCCGCTTGTTCCTTGTCTCGTCTGCGCTGCGTAGCCGTTCGATGTAGCCACGTACCACCTGGTCCGTGTCTTTGACAGGCGGCGGAGAGCGGCGCGCCAGCAAGGCAGCAAGGCCGACGGCTGCCCCCACCGGGAAAAAGATCCACTTCCAGTACTTTTTAAACCACTGTAGGAGCCGGCTCAAGTTCCACCTCCCGGACAAGAGGTCGCCTCTCGAACATGCGCTTGGCGAGTGAAGGGACACCCTCTGTGACCCCGTGCTTCAGACCCTCCAGCGACAGATAGCCAAGCCGCCCGGCCTTGGGGTCCACGTCGTCTTGATGCGCCAGGAACACTGGCCCCTGCTTGTGCAGGTGCAGCTTCCCCGAACGCCAGGTCTTGGCGAGCGGCGCCTCCCCAGGGAGGGGAGTGGCTATCCTTGTCGGCTTGAACCCAAGAGAGTCGAGGTAGGGGGCCAGCTCACGCTCAAGAACCGCGACGTTCCGGTACCCCAACACCGGGCGTGACCTGGACTTCTCTGGGTCTGTCAACTGCATGAGGGCCCTGCGCAGCTTCCTGGTGTTGTTTGGAAGAACCTGGCGGAGCTGTATCCCTTCCGCGAGCTCGAAGCCCGTGTTAGGGATGGCATCGTAGGCCAGGTCCTCACGCGCCATCTTCAACAACCCACCCAGGTAGGCTTGCGTGTAGTCACTCATGGCACTTCTTACGCTGCTCTTTTGGCGCCATGTCCAGGTCGATGTTTACCCCGCGTGCCTCGAGCGAGCGCTTCGCGACCTGTACCACCACCATCGAGACAAGCCCGGCAGTTGCGTACAACAGCGCCACGGAAAGCTGGGAGACTTCCTCCCCGGCGAGCTGCGCTGGCCGTGGGATAGAGGGTATCCACCCCAGAGCAAACCCCCACAGCGGGAGAAACAGTGTTTTCACCGCTTCCAACACCGTGAGCGTCTTGCGTACCCACTTCTTCTCGATCTTCCACGCGTAGTAGCCCAGCCCCTTCCACCCGCCAAGCCCATTGAAAAAGGCAAAGATCAGAAACACACTCAAAGCCACCACTGTGTACTGCCAACTCATGAAAATCTCGTACAGCTCGTCCATCTCACACCTCCTTCTGGCTCACGTTCAGGAGCGCAGCGGCCCCGTTGTAGAACCCAGCGCTGTCCGTACCGTCCGGAGAAGCGACGCAAGGAGCGGTGCCAACAGGGCCGCCAACCTCTCGCAGGATGTTCCCGGACGGAAGGTTCCCACCGCCCAGCGCTGCTGCTCCCTTGATCAACCCTCCGGACTCTTCTGCACAGTAAATGAAGACGTTGAACCCCTGGGTCACGACGTCCCCATCGCTGGACACTACTGTGTTTCCGGAGATGGTCCACATGTACGCGTACACGGAAAAGAACACTGGACCACAAGATGGCAGGTTGCTGGCGCCAGACCCTACGACTTTGCCGTCGAAGTGTACATGGTTACTCTGGAACTCCCCGTACAAGTTCCCGGTGGCTTCACTGTTCTGCGTGGCAAGGACACTATGCCCCCCGATGCGCACTGCGTACACAGTGTACGTGGGTACCAGTGCTGGGTTAGGCTGCACGGGCGTGATATGAAACCTGTTCCGCAGGATCTTGACCCCGGGAGCGTCCGCACTCCCCGCGTTGGCACTCATGTAAAACAGGTACATCAACCGCGCTCGCGCCGCGGTCTTGACCACGATCACGCTGTCCGTAAACTCCGCCCCGTCGAGGTTGGTGGTGGTAGAGTACACCCCCACGATGGCGTTGGTTGTCGCAGCGTTCGAGATCACCACGTCGTCCCACACAAACCTTCGCAGAACTCCGAAGTACCCCAACCTGGCGGCCAGCCCGTACAGAGCCGCGGTCCATGCAGCGCCTACGCTGCCAATCGTAAACCCGTCGACGACCGCACGAACCCCCTGGACAGCGCTGTTGATGTACACGAGCGACGCGACCCAAGAACCGGTCATGCCGGCGCAGTGCAGGTTCCGCACTTCACCGCCTGTGGTGACATAGATCGCCCCGATCATGGGGGTCCCGGCAAGAAGCGGAGCCGCGGCAGCAAACGTCACGGACAGCCCATCAAGGCGACTGTAGCTGATCGAGAGCAGGTAGTCGTCGAGCGCGTAGTCAGTGTCGACTGTGACCACCAACCCACGCCCATCCACCCCCGTGAACGTCACGTAGGGTGCTACGGCCGCCGCGCGTGTGCAGTTCGTGATGGTGAACGTGCAGTTCCGCAAAAAAATCTGCGGAGAAGCGGTGGGTCCGTCAAACACGGCGAAGGCCGTGGAGTAGTTAGGGTTCCCGGCCGAGTTCTCAAAAGAACAGGTGTCGAACGTTACCCTCCCGGTCGTGAGACCGTTGATAACCGCCGCACGATCTGTGCTGACGACGCGTGTGTTGCTGACGTGTGCCACCACAGAAACCTGCAACACCAGAGCCTCTCCGATGTCCGAGTACAGGTAACAGTTCTGGAGTGTGACCCGCCCGGCAGTCGCCAACAGTGCAAACGCGTTTGCGACAGTGTTGCTCACGCTACACCCAAGCAGCATCACCTCTGCAGAAGACGAGGCGACCGTGATTGCACCGACCACGGTCACCCTGTCGAGAACACAACGCCCCTTCGTGACCTGAACGTAGTCTCCTGTGTCGAAAGCGAAGCTCATGTCCGAGAGGTAGACACCCCCAACCCCGGACGTCAGCAGCAGTTCGACTTTGTTTGACGCCATGTCGAATGCTGGGCCTACAGGCCCTTCCCCGTAGATACGAGCCCCCTGCGCCACTGTGATGTCAGCGGTAGGGGTGTAGGCCCCGGTCTTCACGAAAATGAGCTTATGCCCGTCGGCCAACGCGCTAGCGAGAGCGTCGTGCCCTACGTAGTCTCCATCTCCGCCAGCGGGAGCCACCACAACGAGCTGCCCGAGGGTGTACAGGTAGTCGACGTTCTCCATCAGGGCATAGGCCACGCGGTTCATGTTCACGGCTTCAAGGGTCTCGTCAAACCCAAAAAACCGCGTTCCAACCGGCTGCCCTGGTGGCTCGACGACCGAGTAGGGACACGTTCCTTCGATGGTACCAAGGGGGTGCGGAAGGGGGGCGCGCGCCATTTTCTTACCTGATCCTTATTTCCCAGTCGACCTGGAGAACAAACTCGTTCGTCTTGTGAAGAGTGGCAAACTGATTGTAAGCCACCCCATACTTTTCTGAAGGGAGAGAGGGGTCCACCACTGGGGGGTTGGCGGTCCCTCCCGGGAGGTCGTCGAGCCCGGCGGTGACCAGCAGTACCTCAGACAGCGGGACGCTGGCGGCTAGCCCGAAACTGACCTCGTTTACCCCAAGCACCGCGGTGTACCGCACCACTCCGGTATCCGGAAAGGTCGCTGGCTGTGAGATGACATCGTAGTAGGAACCGGCGACCACCTCCACCGGAAACTCCAAGGCGGTGACGGTGGGGTCAGTGTGCGTTTGCGTAGGGTCCCCAGCACCCCCGGCCCCCGCCACCCACTGGTCCGGGAACCCTGGGTAGTTGTACTTGGCAGGGTCTCGGATGTCCGCAGAAGCCACGAGCTGCGCCATCCCCCCTATTCCGAACGCTATGTACTTGACCCTGTCGTCCCGAAAGGTGGCTCCCGCGACGTCCAAGGACATCAGGTGCACCAGCCAGTCACGCCCGTAGTTCACAAAGATGTTGTGGCTCTTTCTCTGTTCCACAACACGTCGCGAGCGCGGCTCCACCAGTGACAGGGTGACGTTTGTAGTGGGCTTGGTGCCCATGGGAGGGGCCCCTCCGCCACGTCGGAAACCGCCGCCGCGCAGCTTCGGAAGGTCGGAGACATGGACATCGTCAACGAATTTCATTTTCAGCCCATCACACGTGTTAGGTCCACGATACGAGTGTACCAGCCTGCCGGCAAAGCCACACCTGCTATAATGCCCAACGTCGGAGTGGGAGCTACCCCGTAGCCTGGGTACCCCGTCGCTGCTTTCCAGGTCTCGATGGCAAGGCCGTAGTTCGGTCCGTACCACGGCGTTGAACTCACTCCCGGGGCTGACCAATCAGCGGGGGGGAGGGGGGCCACCGCGGGGCCGTGGATACGCATCTCGTCAGGGGCAGACGCCGCATCCGCACGCCAAAAAGCGTTAGCCGAAGGAACCCCACCGGGGTGGTTCAGGCACAGCAGCGCCTGCACACGCTCTTCCGGAAGGCCTCCGTCGTTCATACCACCTGTTCGGCCTTGGAAGTGTGCGCTCGGGCCGTTTTGGCTCCAGGGCACTACCCCTCCGTACAACGCGGCTGCATCGACATAGAAATCCCCCCCTCCAGGACCTGTGGTGATCCGGAGGGTGTACAGCCGGGTCGCTGGCGGGAAAGCAATGTCAGCACCGTACCAGGTGTGCAGAGTCACCAGACCCCAAGCCCCAAAAAGGCTCGAGGTGCACCTGGCCGTGGCCAAGGTAGTCCCGCTCGCAGTGTCCACCAGTTCGATGCGCGCCTGCCCGGACGTGACCTGCACCCACAACCGGACAGCTACCTGGTACTCCCGGAGCACAGCGGTAGCGACGTCCTGCCTTACCCCCATGCCGCCGTCCACGGACACTATGTGCAGCGACTTCGCTCCCTCGTGCACAGGGAGGGCGACCTTGGCAGCAGTGGCCGGAGCCCCCTGCAAGTCCCAGGGCGACGCACCCATCCCGGGGTCGTCGACGCTCTCGAAGGTGCCGTCTCCCAGCAGGTTCACGGCAAGAGAAGGCAGGTCGGCACGGTGTATAGGGCGGCCACGTGGGTCCAACGAGTCCGAAGAAAAGCTACCTTCAGTCACGGCCGGGAGGTGTGTCCCGTAGTGACCCGAGGGCCAAGCCCCGCTCCAGACGTTTGGAACACGACCGAGCACGTCGTGCACGTGCAAGCCGCCAAACTTCTCCGTGATAGAAACCGGCACCGCAGGGGTCGTTGGGTAGTGCCCTGTTATGGGCGCGCGCGGGAGCTCGAACGGGGAGGAAGCCCACCCATAGGGGGTATCGTAGTCGAGCCAGGTATCCGGAAACGTGTAGCCTGCGGGCACCGCTGGCCCCAAGACAGTGCTGTCCAGGGCGTTGAACGACTCGGAGACGTCGTGCAACACCGAGAAGTAGGCGTCGCGATGTCGGACCCTGTGCCTCCGCAAAAACTCGATCAGGAACCCGGCGTTTTGCGCGTTGAACGCTGTGGACCTTATCTGCACCCCAAAGTAGCTGAGCTTTTGCACCTCGTAAAAGTCCCCGGACCCCAGGAACGAAGAGAACCAGTCAGGGTCCGACACGTAGTCTTCGACGGCCACCCCCCCGCACACGGGGGAGAACTGCACGACCTCATCCCCCACGGTGTAGGCTACCCCTGTCACCGGGTTTGTGGCCACACCAAGGCTTGTGAGGAACCTGTACGAACGCACGGTGTATGGCGGTGCGGCATCGCGCACGAGCACGACAGTGGCCGTCCCGTAGGTTCGGATATCAACCACCACCCCCGTCACTTCCGCGAACGGGAGCCCGAGAGCTATCTGTGCTGCGGACCTTGTGGCCTCAAGCGTCCTGGCGTTGTAGACGTAGCTCCACAGCCCACGAACAGCCGACAGGTAGTCGAGACCGTCTGTGCGCTCGTTGAACATGTCCTCCGAGAAGCCGATGAGACGCCCGAAGTTGCTAGAGATCACCCCGTGGTTGCTTAGGTGTGTTATCTCAGCCCAGACAACCGCCGGAGGAGCCAAGGCACTCCGGACAACCCACGACTCTCCGGACAACCCAGCAGGGAGGCAATCGTCCTCGAGCTCGAGTTGTGTAGCAGACAAGACAACAGCAACACGATACCGGCCACCGTTGACCTCCAAGAGGCAGTCGGAGCCGATGGATGTGAAGTCGGCGTTCAGATCCTCAAAGGTGTGGCTGTCGGGGGTACTGCCGTCGTAGCCACGGAGCTCCACCGGAAAGAACACGTCCAGAAACGAAAGCACCGAATCCGCAATGTGGTAGTCCCGCCCTTCGTAGAGTGGGGCTGCAGCCCCGCTCACCACCCCGTAGTTGATAACTTCCTGCAGCTTTGGGACAGAGACCACTGAAGCATCAACAGCCACAGTGGACCTTCTCCGAACATAGCGGAGGTAGACATCGGCCCCACTGTACGGGGCGATGGAGCTCCCTCCAAACGCCACAACACCGTCCCGCACCCCATAGACCGGTGCCTCAACAAAGGAGGTCTCCCCGTCTTCAACGATCTCGAACACGGCTACGTCGTTGGCCGCTACAGCAAGCGCGGAAAAGTTGTCGAGTACCGACGTGGCCGTGGGCCGAATCATCCAATGCGAAGGCCTGTCCGCCCCCGTGACCATAGGGTGCGCGGTCACCACCAAGGTCTGGGTCGTCACCACAACACGTAAAATCCGGTACAGCACACCTGCAAGCACGAGGTACTGCCCGGCCTCTACCCCAGGGACGATAGCTCCAAGCGCGTAGGTGTACTCCTGCGGAGGTACAACATCCGGCGCGGTGGAGTACCCAGCCACATCAAGCCCCGTGTCCAGTGCAGCAGGCAAGTCGCGGTAGCTTGTGAGCTCCACGCGGAGATCGTAGTTGAGCCAGTGTCTTTGAAAGGTGCGCTGAACCCGGAAAAGGTCCAATGACATCTGGTGCTGCCAGAGTTCGAGCAGTTCCCCGGCTGCCAACTGCGTCAAGGCACTCCAAAACGTGGGGAACACCTCTCTCCCCTCCACCAGCTCCCAAAAGCCCCCGGGGAGGTGCTTCCACAAGAACGAGAGGTCGGGGACAACCCCCAACACCGTGTCCAACGCCGAGGCTGTGACAATCCCACTCGCCGGAACACTCGTGCGCACCCCGTCCGTGACCACGAGGTCGACGTCATAGATGCCAGCCACGCTCAAAAGGAACGAACTGGTGGGCCGTAGGCGCCCCTCCCACCGTGGGAGTTCCCAGGGCAGCGGGTCGTCTATCCGCCACAGCCCAGCTCCTGCGTAGCGGTAGCACTCGTAGTCCCCACGCACGAACACCACGGTGCCTAACGTGGGAGTCGTGAAGGCCCAGGCGCCTGTGTACACGGCAAGCTCACCCTCGTGCCCTGCCCATGCTCCCACCGCCGGAAACAGTACCAGGTAGGGCTCTCCAGCCTCTGGGACAAGGGGCGGGGAGACCCCTGCGGCCACCACGTTCAACAGCGTACCGGAAAGGCGCTCTCCACCCCAGGCGTACTGCCGAACCACCGTTACGAGCCCGGTAACACCCCCGGGCAAAACGTCGCGGCAGCTCACCACCTCGCTCCCGTCCGCGGAGACGTAGACGATCACCCCGCTGATGAGCGGTCCAACCAGCAGATCTCCGACGAGCACATCCGAGAAAGCCCCTGCTGCCCCCGTCGCCCTGTTTGTATACCCGCTTGGGTCGGCGGGGGCGGCGGCTTCCACAAGAAGGAGCGACGCATCTCCGCTCGGAGCTCCGGTGAGCGTCCACATGTGCTCGAGGGGCTGCGGGGGTGAGTCAGGGTCGTAGCTTTCCCGCCCGTCCATAAAAGCGTAGGACCCGGTACGCTGCCGCTGGTCCGGAGTGGTGATCACAGCCACCGGCTGTTCGTTACCGTACAGTGCCGAAGACGAGAGGCGGAGACAGTCAAGGCACACAAGCGTGGGATCGGCTGCCTGGCCCACGACCTCAATAAAAGCTCCGTCCAACACCGTGGACGGGCACTCCGGGGCCGGGAACGTGTACCGAAGTTGGTGTACCCCAGTCAACGTCAGGACGTCTTTCCGGGTGACGTACAACGAGGCCATAGCTCCGTCGATCACCACCCGAAACACGTAGTAGTCGAGCCCCTCAGCGAAGATGTCCGCCGAGTCCGGGAAGACGCTAAGAACGGTGGTTGGATCGACGGCCAGCGCTATGCCTCCGTCTTCGGAGAGGAGCAGACCCACTGCGTTAGCGCCGTTCGCGTACACACCAAAAAACGCTCTGTTCGCAACGGGATCTGAAAAGTCCTCGGGAAGTGTCGACGGCAGTATCGAGAACTCAAGAGTTGCCGTGGGGAACGGGACAGCGATGTCAATCCGCACATTCGTCCCGACCCCGTCATCACTGTACATGCAGTAGTCGTTGCCGGAGAACCAAGAGACCGGTGCCCCGTACCGGGAGGTGGACACGTTGCTGTAGGAGAGCAATGTCAGCAGTGTCGCTTCCGTCGGTTCGCAAAAGTCGAACACGTCCCATAGTACAGACGTGGGGATAGCGGAGATGCCGTAAAAACTTTCGCCGTACCGAACGCGCCCGTAGATGCCCACGCTAGCCTCTTCCTATCTCACGGTACCCCGTACACCCCCCAAACCCGGTGCCGTATGGGTTCGGAAAGAAGGTGCCACTGGGGTCGGAGGCCCCGGACGTTGCCCAGACAACCCACGTAGGGCCACCAGGGTCCCAGACTGCGTTGAATACAAAAGTCGCTGTCCCGCCGCTGTCCGGCGCAGGCGCACTCTTTATCCGGCGTGCATGATCAGCACGTGGCAGTGAGTCCAGGTCAGGTGCTGGTGCGGAAAAAACGGTCATTACCTACCCCAACGGCACTGTTGACGTGTCCGGCCACCCAGCAAGCGCGATGTTGTCAACTGCCAACCACACACCGCCGCTGGCGTCCTCGATCAGGTCACCCCACGAGTTAACCGTGGAGTCGCACACATAGGCCAGGTACTTCAGCCGCCCCTTCCGCCCAGGGGCTGTCCCTCCGTACCGTCCAACGGGCGTGGGGTCCAACGGTACAGGGTTGGTAAGGTACGGAGACCCGGTCCGTGTCTTCGGAGTATCGTTTGACAAGTAGTGCAGACACATCGGCCCAAAGTCACCGTCAACCTCCCCGTAACGCTGCCAACCACGCACCTTTGCCGTTGTTTCGCTCCCCAACGCTGCACCGGTTGTCGCGGCGAGGGTACCTGCGTCTGCCAAAAGCACACACGGGTCTCCGTCTGCTCCATAGCTGAGCGCCTCGTCCAGCGCGTGCATGAAGATACTTCCGGCAACTGCCCCAGTGCCGACGACTCGACAGATAAGGTTGAAGCTGTAGCACGTGTTGTGCGGTGTGGTCTGCGCGAAAGCGTTGCAACGAAGCGACCCGGAAGACGGAAAAAGCGAGATGTAAGCGTCAGACGTGTTTGAAACATATCGAACATCTGTCGCCGTCGGCGTGGCAGTGGCCGCCGGGGAACCTTCCACAAAACCGGCAGCTTTCGAGTAGTACACCTTCCACGAGTAGTGCAGAGAACCACGCTGAAAAAGGAGCTGACGCCCCGTGGCATCCCTGAGCACGAACCAGGCGTTGTTGTTATTCAACCCCCCGGCCCCCGAGCCATGATGCGTGAGCTGTGACCCAGTGGCTGAGTAGGTCGTCCCGTCCGAGTCCTTGACGCTGGTCCAGGCGCCTGTCTCGAGCAGAAGGCGCCGCAGCAAAAAAGTAGCTTCCGTCCCGTTTGCCAAACTCAGGTTCAATGTTGACCCGAACCCAGAGACCGTGGACAGCCACGCCATCTCAAACCTCCTCGAACAACTCAGCGAACCCTACGTCGACAGTATCACCAGCAACCGACGTCTGTAAAACAACAATGTCGTACATCCTGTGCCCAGTGGCGATCTGCCCCACCCCGGGAAACCCAACACCACTTCCGAGTACAAACGGGTCAGTGGTGAGCACGACCAGCCCGGAGGCGGTGGCCTCCATAGAAAACCCGGAAGGCGCATTCGCGGTTATGCGCACAGGGGCAGCAGGGGCACCCACTGGGCCGAGGTCATCGATGTGCACGCGCGTATACCCAGGCACAGAGAACGTCGAGTTTACCATACACCGCGCACGCAGCTCCGAGCTGGGGTGTATCTTCGTCGTGTCCAGAGTGAAGGTCCCTAACGACACCTCGTGGTCTGGCGCGGCACCCTGCAGGTAGTCGTACCTCATGGTGCGCAACCGTGCTGTCTCCCGACCAAGAAGCCAAGCTTGCAGCGCCTGCACCTGAAGCCAAAGGAAGTTGACGTCTTGCGCAAAGTTGATGTCTACGTGGTCTATGCGCGACTGGAGTGCGTCAGCACTGAGCGGAAAGTCAGAACTTCCGGGAAATGCCATGAGAGTCCTCCGCAAATATACTATCAGAGGTACACGCCCCGGCGCTATGCTGACCACATGAAGTTCAAGCTGATGGACACTGACGACCTCCGCACCGCGCTGGAGGGGCAAAAGGACATCCTGTCGCTCATAAGCAAGGAGGAGGATGACTTCTACCAGCAGTGCCTTTGCCCGTGGTGCAAGGCGGGCCGAGGGCGGAAAGAGTTTTCACTGGAGCTGGCCATGACCCCGTCCTTGGTCCCTCGGCACAACCTCCGCTGTACTGCGTGCTCCTGCCTGTGGTCCCCGTTCACGGGGGTCGTCGTCGAACTCGGACGCTAGGCTGTACGGTCCAAAACGATCAATGACTCTCCAGCGTCCTCATCCGGTTGTAGCCCGTAGAGACGGCTGAAGCTGATCCTGTCCAGCGAGCGCTCCACCTGGACACTTCGGTCGACTTGGTGAGCAAGCCCAACCAGCGTGATGGGGTGCTGGATGTAGGTTGCCCCGGATCTGGATACGATGGACTCCACATCCGACGCTTCCAGGTAGTTGTCAGGAGTGACCGCCCGAATCAAAGCCTCCAGCTCTCCACGCACCACAGAAGCGGCGGACCCCCCGCTGTACACGATGTTCGTTCGGACGAACACAGGGAGCAGAGAGCGGGCAAGAGGGTTGTTGCAGGTTACCCTGGTCGTCCTGTCCCGCACGAAGTCATGCACCTGTTGGACGACGTCATCCCTCTGGTAAGAGACCTGTAGCGCCCGCCCAGCCAGCTCTATTGACGACGTCCAGTCGTCCGGGTCTCCGGCCGGGGAGAACCGCGGAGAGATGTCGAGCCACAGCCGTTCGGCCATAGAGTAGGAGGTGGTGATGCTCTCTGTCCGGAGAGCCCACCCCTCCGACGTGTAGCCGCTGACCGAGCCCGCCTCGTCGGCGCCGATGTTCCACTCGTCACCGTGCCCCGCACTCACAGCCTCCACATCGAAGTAGAACAGCCCTGTCTCATCGACGTTTTGCGACATGGCCGTCGCACCGATTCGCTGACACCCGAGCCTGCGCACGTGCACAAAAGCCCCGAGGTCATCTTGCGCTACAGTGTACCCGGCCCCTGGGCCTGTCCAAGGCAAAGAGGGCACCCACGACGGAAACGCCAACCAAGTGCGCAGCGTCAACGAGGTCTCGGTCAGCGACTCCACGACGTAGGTCCCCCAGGTCCCGGTGGGGGAGCTGTTTGTGGTGTCCGCACCCGCGAAGGGGGTGGCCGCCCACCACGGCTGAAAGACCTGGTCCGGAGCCTGGTTACGCACTGCGCCAAAGACAAGCGCTGTGCCGTCAACGAAGGCCGGGTCCACGGTGTTGTCTAGCAGGGTGACGGGAAAGTCCCCGCGCAGCATAACATGCTCACTTCCAGGGTCAGCAGGGTTCTCGTAGTTTGACGCGACCGTCAGACTGAGCTGCGCGTTGATCTGATCAACGATGTCGTCGACCGAAGCTGAGGTGCCCGTGAGGAAGACACGCTCCGGGCCTTGCCCAACATCGATGAGCAGGGTCGTACCGTCAACGTTCGCGGTGGTGATGTCAAGGACCCCAACGATAGGGACGTAGGCGATCTCGACAACATCTCCCACTCGAAGGTCAAACGCCATCGGGTCGAGGACCGACCCGTCCGGAAAGAAAGTCTCGACTGTGTCAGACGCTGCTGTGAACTTCACGGTAGGAGCGGTGACCGTAGTGGGCAGCAGCTCCGCCGCCACCAACGGGTCCGGCCTAAACCAGCGGTCCTCGCTCAGCACGTCCACTGCGAACGCGGTGTCGGCGTAGGTCACTTCACACGCGCAGGGGTCCTTGAAGTACACGCGAAATGACCCGTAGGAGACCGGGCCGACAACATATTCCATCCCAGCGATCAAGAAGCCGACGTACTCCGTGACACGAAGTTGGTTGTCGAGCACCGTAGCCGACGGATCACCCCCAACCTGCGTGACCGTGTAGTAGCCGTGGTTGTCCGACCCGATGATGTTGACCTTGTCTCCTACCCGCACGCCCAAAGACCAAAAGTTTAGGGCCGGGTCCGAGCTCGTGAACACGTCGTGTGACACCGCGGTTAGGGTGTCCCCGGACAGTGAAGCGGCACTCCCCGCCGTAGGCCCACGCCCCGGGTTTTGAAAGGACCTGGAGCGTACGTCCACGGGAACCCGGTATGGGACGACGTCCCCTGTGGGAACAGCGTCACCGTCCAGCAACTCGACCTCTGTGACCCTCACCACCGGCAAGGCTACGCCTTCTTGCTTGGCGTAGATTTCAAACTGCAGCGGGGCGGCCGTGTTGTTGAGTGGGGTGACGAGCGTGACTTTCGACACCGTGGCCCCCAGCACCTCGTACTCTCCGGCGTCATCACCGTTTAGAATGCGGAGGTAGTCCCCAGCGACAACTCCGATTGCCACAAAGTTGGGGAGACCGCTTCCGGTCTCGACATCGGGCAACCCAGCCACCGAAGCCAGATCGTTTCCTTCCCACTTCCGCACACGTGGCTCTACCAGGTCTATGTCGACATCGTCTACCAGCGCGTAGGAGAGTCCGGTCAACGTCGCGGGCATGGGCTCGGTCACCCGGACGAACCGTGGAAGGACCCCTGTGCCGCTCACCTCTATGACCCGGAAGCTTGCCGGGGACCCTGTCTCGATGTGGATGCTCATCCCGACCGTTGTGAGTGCCCAGTCGTCGTCACTCAGGTCGTTGAGCACTATCTCATCGTCCCCCAACGTTATCGCGGCGTCTTCCCCCCACACAAACGCGTCCTGATCAGCCGCCACAGCCACTGCCAACGCGCGCTCCTCGAGCTCTGTGCCACGCACGAAGATGTCTGTACAGGACCCTACGTGCACTTCCCCCGGGGGGACGGAAACGGTGACCCCACCAGAGCTCGGAAACAGGATACCTCCAGGCATGTCGGAGAGGAGGAGCACGTCTCCTCTCCGGATAGTCCACCCGGTCCCTGCGATAGCGTCGCTGATACGCGCGGTCCCCGTGTACGACTCGGCTATCGAAAAACTCGAGCTGCTCAGCACCTCACCCAGGGTGAAGTCGTACACCCCCGCTAGGTCCGCCGTGGTGAGCACGTAATCCGACAGGTCAGTGCCTATAGCCCCCAAAGAACCGGTGACGTTAAACGCCGTGAACTGAACTACGCTGGTGTACCCGTCCACGTCCCCGTCGTCCACCGTGAAGATGTCAGAGCCGTTGAACAAGATAGGCCCGAGACCACCTCCGGAGACGACGTCCCGCTGCATCTCCTCGTCGTTGAAGCCGACTACCTGCAACAGGTCAATGGCCGGGAACTCCTTTACCTTGAGCACGGCATTGATACCAGAGAGCGTGTTGAGCGAGCGCTCGCCGAGGCTGAACCCAGTGGCATCGATAAGCTGCGCGTTTGTCTGACTGTCTCGCCCGGGCGTAGCAGCGTCCAGGTTCGTTACCCGCACGGCCGCCGGCATCCCGGTCATACCGATTATCTCTCCAGCCCCGATGCTGTACGCGGCCCCCGGGCGCTCTGCTCGGAGAGAAGCGTCGACGTAGTACAGCCCCGAACTGTCCTTGTTCAACAACACCGTCGACGCCGTGAACCGGGAAGGGGCCACCGGAACAAACCGCAAGGAGGTTGCCGTGTACCCCGTATTCGCCGTGCCGATTACCACAGCGACTGGGTTTGAAAAGTAAAGACGAACGCGCACCGTCGCGTAGGCGCCGAGATCCCTAGAAATAAAAAAGTTCTCGACCCGCGCGTCAACATCGTCAGCACTGAGCGTGTCTGGGTTCGCGAGACTGATGCTGTTGCGAACCTCCCGGATCTCTCTCCGCATGCCATCCAGGATCGTGGCGGCCGGCCCAATGAGCACGTCGTTGGTTGACCCGCCGTCCTGAATGTAGAGCTCTGGGTGCTCCTGCTGCAGCCTTGTCAGGATGAACTTCTCAGGGCTCACCTCCAGCACATCCGGAGACAGTCGCGCCAAGAGAGGCGTGATGATCTTTTCCCGGGCGGCAGACCCTGCGGAGGTGTCGATGGTAGGGTCAAACGCGCGCAACCGCTCTATGAGCAACAGCTCCCAGTTTATGGTCGGCAAGACAGCCTCCTACAAAGGCAACCCCAGAGTTGAAGAAGCACCTTTTCGATTTTTCAAAAGGATAACACCCACGACCGAACGCTTTGTAGCGTCGTACTTGGCGTCCAAAAGCTGGGCGTCCTGGAGCTGCTCATCGAGCGGTAACACAGTGCTCCCGGCCTGCTGCGCCAAAAGCTGCTGGCGTGTGACACTCACAGCGCGGTGCAGGTCGGCGGTCATTGACACCGTGTTACCGCCTCGGCCAACTGCATCGACAAGTCCTCCACCCATTTTTGAAAAAGTGGAGGGGCGCTGTGTCAGCACTTTCAAAAACAGTTGGGCCAGCCGCTCGAGACCGGCCACGGCGCTGCCGTTGAATCGAAACTTGATCTCACTCTTTCGTTTGGTGCGTGTGAACCTGGCGCTGATCACGTAGAACGAGATGAGAACGTTGTTCAGTTCACTTTCCGGAATCTGGGCCAAGAGGTGCGTACCGCTGAGTACGGTGACACTGGGGGAGCGAACTCCGTTTATGCGCACCTCGTGGACGAAGTTGAAGTCCTCGCCGTGCGCAGACACCACGTCAAGACCCTCAATGACGCGACGTTCGAGCTGGGTCACGGGGAGCACGTCACGTATCTCTACAAGGCGCAGATCAAGCATCCTGTTCCTCTTCGACCACTACCTCGAAAAGCTCCCCGGGAAGCTGAACAGCCCTTTCTACCGCACTCTGCACCCGCTCCTTCAAGCTGCGCAACCCGTTGAGCTTCCCCGGGCGTATGTCTGACTGATCGTTCTCTATGACAGAGATCGCCTCGGCCAAAAATGCCGAAAATGTTAAAGAATTCGTAAAGTCTGTGTAGGCTTCGCCCTGCAGATACCCGATACCTTCAGCCAGCACCCTTCGGATGTCGTCTAGCTGCTCTTGTTCTTCTGCTTGCGCCACTACACGTCCTCGTCCCCCCATATTACAGGAACTGCCAGCTCCGAGTCGGAGGATTCGATGTCGTCGAACACACTACTCTGCTCGAAAGCGTCAACCCACACGGAGCGTGCCACCCCGTGCTTCTGCTCGCCGAACATTGCGAGCGCGTCACCCGTTGCCTGCCGTGCTGTCTCCGAGCGGATAGCGGATTGTACGTCGAGTTGCGCGAAGGTCACGAAGTCTCCGGAAAGAAGTAGCGCGCGTGCCCTGTCCAGCCCGTTCTCCTCGAGTAGCGCGAGTACTGTTTCAACCTGGCGCACAACCACGGGAGAGTACACCCCGCAGATGAGGTTCAAAAACCCAAAGACGGTGGCGAGCGTGCTCATCTGCTCCGCACACGCCAGGGCCACCTGCACGCTTGCGGTACCGCTCTTCGCCGCCCGCGCGACTGACATGCACAGATCGACAACACCCTCGACATAGGTGAACAACCCGGTGAATGGCGAGAGCGACACACACATGTCGTCGAACCTCGCAGCGCTTGCTGACACGATCGAAAAGTACGATACAGTGTCCCCCACCGCAAAGAACTCTGCTGTGGACAGTTCACCGGTCGCGGGGGTAACCGCGGTGACACTGGCCACCTGGGTACCGCTCTCGGTCAGCACCAGATCCTCGACCTTCAGCCCAAGCAAAGAGGCGTTTGCCGGGTACCACGACGCGGACAAGGCCCTGTACTCTTGCAGCACGAGGGTGGACAACGCCGTGGTAACCAAAGACGTGGTCAACCCCAGGACCGCGGTCGCTGTATCAGACAGCAGAACGTACCCGCTCTCATCATCCAACACGGACTCTATCTCTACAGGTTGCCTGTACACGGTCACGCGGATAGCCGACCCCACTCCCGCCTTCACACGCCTGTTCAAAGCCAGGGAGGCACTCCCACCCACAAAGGTGTAAGGGGCCACGAGGTCGTAGTAGTTGACGTTTCCCTGAGAGGTGACCACGACCACCTTCACTTGGTCGTAGCTCGGCCACCCCGTTGGGTCAGCGGTCACAGTGACTTCTGTCCCAGCGGTGACCGTTCCATCCCCGACAAACAAGTCAGTGCGCCTGCCCGAAACACGTGCTTGCGCTGCGAAAACAGCGTTCTGTCTGATCGCAGCGACTACCACCTCTGCGAAGATGTCACGCTGTACGCTGGACGCCCCATACAGGCCAAGAGTCTTCGCGGCCTCTATCTGAGACGACGACGTTGGGATACCAACGACTATCTCCGAGCCTTCTCCAGTCAACGTCGAGAAGATACGCAGCTTTCCCCCACTGCTCTCAGCGCTGAAGTCCTCTCCGGCCGCGATGGCCGCCTGGTCAATGGCGTAGACCACGGTCCCTGGCGTGACCGTGTCCCCAAGATTCACCGCGTAGGTAGGCCACACCCCGGCAGGAAGCGCTATGGAAACCGCCGCAGGGCTGTCGTTCGGGTTGACAGGGATGCTGTTGTTCCTGCTCTTTCCGTAGGACACTGTACCGGCTGGTGTTCCGGGGCCCATGACAGCATAAGGCTCGAGCGCCAAAGAGCAGTAAGCACCTCTGTTCACAGAGATGTAGCGGTCACTGTACCTGGACGGCGGGGAGGGGTTGGAGTAGGACAAGCGCACCATGTTGGTGACGACCGAGGCTGTTACCCGCGGGTCGGCCACAACCCCTGGGTCAGTGGCCACGGCCGTGACCACCTGTGCCGCAGTTACCGCTGCCCCCGCCGGCAACGTTACGGTGAAGACCTTGCCATCAACCTCGATGTAAAGCTGGTCGTCCACACCAGCCGTAATGACATACGGCTGCACTACAGATTGAATAGCGTAGGGCGTCATCAGATTATTCGAGGCGATGCTGTACGGACCCGCTACCCCCACAACATCCGCGGCCTGCACTGGACCAGAGCCGCCCAAGACGTTTGTGAAGTCGGCCGCCCCGTTTATGTCAAAGGCGAGGTCAGCAGTGAGGTTCGTGAGTGGCCAAGGCGCGCTTTTCGTCCCGATAACCTTCGCTGGTGTACCTTGCCCTGCTGCACTCAACCGGTACCGAACAGGGTCAGCAGCGTACTGTCGCAGCCTAACACCGTCTGTCTGAACACCCTTGGCCAGCGGCTGCAACGCCGCGCTCGCAGCGGCGAGCCGCACAACAGACTCGCGCGCTACCAACGACTGCAACGTCTCTGTAGCGCTGTCAAAGGTGTCGACCAGGTCCTCGACAGTTGCAACGACACGCGCAACTCGTGTTGAGGTCAAAGAAGCCACAAGCGCGGACCCTCGTAGCCCCGCGGGGAGTGCCATGAGTGCCCGCAGCTTGTCCTCAATGTCTTCAACAGAGGTAAGCAGTGTGGACAACCCAGCGAACAAGAGGTCCACAGCCTCTTCCCTACTGGCCGTCACTCCTGCCGACGAAGAAACCCCTGCCGCCAACGCTCTGGCAGCCAGGTCGACCTTGCCAATGACACGCTCAGTTGCCTGCACACCTGGGGTGAGCGACGCAGACAACGCAGCGTCTAACGCGGTGCGGAGGGGGGCGGGGTCCACGGCGCGAGCTCTCCGAATCAACCCCTCAAGATACCCGGAAAGCTCCTGACACAAGGTCTCCGCCGCCGACGCCTTCTTGCGCACATCCCGCCCAAGAACATGCGCCAGTGTAAAAACCGCGTCCGGCTCCTGCAGAAACAAAGACTTCGCGTTCTCGAGCACCCGAGCCGCAGCATCGGTCGACAGCAGCGACTGCGATAAAATGGCGCCAAGCTCTTCATTCATGGTTTTTCACAGTCGTCCCCCGCATGCGTAAAAGTCTGAACAGCTCGTCCGAAGACCCCTCTCTCAGATAGGTCACGACCCAGCGCCTTACCCTCGGCGCACAAAAGTTCAGATGTGCACAGATGACGTTAAGGGTGACCCCGTACTCCTCGTCACGTGGCTCACTCAAAAACCAACGGCGCGCTTCTTCGCTTCCCTCGAGCAGATCGCGGAGAGCGCGTAGCATCGTTCCAGCGCACGCGTCCCGAAAGCACTGCTGTTCGTAGAGTCGCTCATCAAAGCTCTCGCCCACCCAACACTCCTAAGACACGACCACGGTCAGAGGAACCAGTGTCTGTGGTTCATTGGGATACCGCAGGACCGTAGTGTCCACAAGTGTTGCTGTGATAACCGCTGTACCAGCCGATACTGCGGTGACTACGACCTCACCGGCGACAATGCTTACCACAGCTACGCTCTCATCCGAGGACACGAAGTCGATCACCTGGTCTGCGGGGGTAAACACCCGCGCATCTGTGCTCACGATCGTCACCGTAGCCGTCGCCGACTCCCCCACCGAAAGGTTCATCGGCGTTACGAACACCACACTCCGGATAGTCGGGAACAGTAGGTCTGTCAGCACCGCCGAGCTCGCGTCCGGAATGTGCAACTCTCGAGGGTCCATGACGTTGTCTTCCAGGAAGGCCAGGTACTCGGCACCACGCATAACATCAAAGACGACATACCCGGCACTGTCAGTCACCAGGTACTGCCTTTTGTTGGCGATGAGATCCCCGTCCACGACCCGCATGGACGACTGCTGTGCACTGTCCGGGACAAACGGACTGAGCGAAATCCGGTAGTTCTCGAGCGGCTGGTGCTTGTGGTCGTAGACGTGCCCAGACACCCTGCAGAGACGAGGGTCGCTTGCCACAGGATGGGTAAACGTTTGCCCAAAAACGTCGAAGTCGTTGTCCACCAGGGAGCTCACCGCGATGGTCTGCGGAGAGTAGCTCCCGGCCCCGAGAGTGCCGTCGAAAGCCACCCCGCTCTTGGACAACCGGATAACGTAGGTCACGGCGGGGTCATCACCGGTGAGCGTCACCTCCGCATAAGCGTCGAGGCCCACCAGCACCGAGTACTGTTGAGTGACGAACGTGGTGCCGTCAGCTTCAAAAAACCGAACGAGGACACCAACGATAGGGTCACCAGCCTGGTCTTCACAAAACACGCGTACTGTTTCAATAGACATGGCCGCCTCGAACTCCGGCACGCAACAGCGCGGGGGTCACCCCTGTCATGGATGCCATCGCCGCGCCAGGCACACCCATCCCGGCCAACATCTGGGCGAGCTGCGCCCCTCCCTGCTGCCGCATGTTCACCAAGACCTGGCGGCGCTGCTCTTGCTCAGCACCAGCGCGTACCTGTGCCGCCGTTTGCCGCTCCTGGAGAGCGTGCGCACGCGCAAGTGCAAACAGCGCCGTGATCGGTATACCAGGGTCCGGCTCTGCCTGAAGGGCGGCCTTTATGGCGTCCACGTTCATGTGTTTCCCTGTCCGAGAAGGTCGGTCACCGTTTGGTCGAAGTACGGGATGGTCAGCGTGACCAGGTGGTTCTGCAGCTCCCCGTCCCCGGTTCGCCCCTCCAAGATAGAGCGCAACAGTGCGGAGTAGTCTTCCCACTGCTCGACCCTTCGGTCCACCAGCTCCCCTACCTGTTCCGACACTTCCTGCAACCGCGACTCACGACTCATGCTAGCCCCTGTAGTACTTCTTGACCTTTGTCGCGACCGATGACCTCAGCCGCGATACCTTTGCCGGACTCAGCCCGGTCCGCTGCGCTATCTGGGTGCCGGAGAGCTTTGGCTTGCCGTTTGACCCCGTAACGTACTCGTAGACCAGCTTCTCCTCCCCGGTCAGCTCCCCGGGAAGGAGCTGCAGCAGCTCCGCTTCCGGAGAGGTGTACACAGAGGTCAGGTCCCCACCCTCAAGATGCGAGGTAGGAACCTCCGCGCGCATCTCCTGCTCGAGCTTTGCGATCTGGGACACCGGCCACTTCATGTGATCAGCGAGTTCCATAGAGCTCGGCTCACGCCCTAGGTTGTCCCCAAGCTCCTCCTTCGCACGCAAGAACTCTCCGATCCTGTAGGACCTGTTCTCGGGAACGCGCGCCACATTTTGATAAGTAACGACAAACCGCTTCCCACGGTTTAGCTGGTTGGTGATGTGTGTGTGCAGCGCGCTGCGTGTCGGGTCGTAAGTCTTGATGGCGGAGAGCGCGTGCCGCTCGAACTCTGCTTGGATAGCCGGGGTTGGAATGTTGACCTTGCCCGCGTACACGTTCACCGCCTTGGCGATGATCGGGCGAACCTGTTTGAAGAGGGTGTCCATGTCCTGTGGGTCTTTGCTGGCGTTCCACTGCTGCCACAGGACAAGATCCTTTTCCGCGGCACCCTTGGCCGCCTCCTTCTCAAGACAGCACGCGCGCAAGACGAGGTCCAGTTCGTCACGGTACCCCACGTAGTCCGCGAGCGGGCTAGTGTCACGCATCCAACGCGCCCCGCAGCTTCTCGTAGAACACCGGCAACCGCCCGATGGCCTTGCCGCGTCCTGTCTGCTCCAGCTTCGAGAGCTGTTCCTCGGCCATGTCCTCGAGCTGGTCCACCTCGAGACCAAGCTTCCGCAACCGCGGATCGAACTCCGGATACCCCTCAGGGCACAACGCGAGTTTCAGCTTGCCGCGCTCCAACGCCTCGCTCGGTAGCTCGAAGGGCTGCCGGCGCAGCGTGTCCACGTGCGCAGGAGTGCTCCCTGAACGCGTCCGGGCGACAGGCCGCAGGTGCCGTCTGTTCAACACCTCACGCAAGGCCGCGACTTTTTCAAAAAGAGAGAACTCGTCAATAGGTGTGCGCATCTTGTCTCTCATGATAGCGCAAGACCTCAGAAAGAAAAACATTGCCCGCAGCTATAAGAGTGAAAGGAGAACTGCTTTGGAACAAGACCCAGTCGGACACTGGAGACTACACGGGGTACCTGCTTGCCTGGTGAACACAGACCACATGTTTCCCAAGGGGAAGTACCTGTCCTGCTCCTGCGTAAAGAGTGACTTCGACAAGTTCTTCCGGGACAGTACAGAAGCTACGTGGCACCCGGAGAGGTGCCCAAGGGAAGGCTTCTACGAAGAACGCGCCGCTGAGGAAAACACTGCAAGAGCGCGCGAGATACTGCGGTGCGAGGTCACCGTGACCGCCGTGTTCGAGGAGGGGCGTCTGCTCGCGCTTTCCTGTGAGAAGGGGGACTTCCTGTTCGCAGCTCTGCACTACTTCGACAAGGACAGAACCCGTGTAGAACTCTGCGGGCTATTCAAGGAGGTGAAATGATCAGCAGGAGGAAAAAGCGGACAAGCTCCGCGCAGGCGCGCGACCAGCTCGGAAAGGTGCAGACAGCCGTCGGTGGGGTGTTGACCACAACACAACGCGGTGTGCCCGTTCTAGACTTGCAAACCATCGACACACGAGTCGTATGGTTCAAGAAGACAAAGAGGTTCCGCGTGTTCGATAACATGCGCGGAACAGCAGAGACAACGGAAAGCGTTGACGAGGTGGCTCGTTTCGTCAAAGACCGACTGTTCTCGGAGTGACACCACAGGAATAGCGCCCTCGCTATTCCTTTAGCCCATTAAGACCCTGTTCCGCCGGATGTCGTCGGCGTAAGCCAGGACCCTCTCCGCCTTCCGCGCGCGCATGTCGTAGCGGCTCATCTCTGCGCGTCGTTCGGAGACGTCGAGGCCGAGGATACGCTCAGCGTTGCTCCCCTGGGGAATGAGGTTGGCGATGTTGGTCCCGAGGGCTCCGTGCCCAAAGGCCCGGGAGTGGAAGCCTTCGCGCCCTGCTGTGACCTCTCCGGTCTCGCCGTCTATGGTCAGGTCTCTGGACCCGAGGATGTCGGTAAGGGTAGCAATCGGGCGCCAGACGTAGCTGCGCACGAGTTCCATGACGTTGAGGCCGGAGTGAACGACCTGACTGTACGTCCGCACGGCAAGGTCGACAGCCCGCTCCACGCTGATCTCCATCCCGGCGCTCTGGTGGGTACGCCCTTCCCCAAGGGGGTCCTGCACACTGGCGTCTTCCTCGGTGGCCTCGGTGCGGTCAAAGATAACGGAGAGCGGGTCCGTGAGAGACCCGGTGCCAAAGAGCTGCTGGTACACACCCCCGATACGGTCGTTCGCCCAGACATCGCTCATCCAGGGTGGGCGTACCCACTGCTCGAAAGGCACTACCACACTCCGGTCAGTGACACGGTCTATGCTCTCGGTCACCCTGTACGCCCGGAAGGTCACCTGCGTGTCCCGGGCCCCGACCAAGGTCACCACCTCCGGGCCGTACAGGTGCGCTGCCTGGGTCACTCCCACCTGCACGAAAGAGTCGAACCGTCTTGGCCCAGACCCCGAAAACGTGCCGTACAACTTGTACTGTCCCGAGGTGGTGTCCAGCCGTTCGACCTCTGTCAGCTCCCCGTAGCCTGGGCCGAGCGCCCCCACAACAGGTGGGTCCGTCTCCAAAGCCGCCACGGTGGTCTGCGCGGTGGTCTGTGTAGCGTCTCTGCGCGCGACGTTGACCACGTTCGCCCCAAGGAGCTCGTCGTTGTCCCTGTGCGTCCGGACGTGGCTCAGGGTCACAGCGGTACGCCCACTGTCGTTGCTTACCGTATGCTGGATAGAGTCGATCATGCCAAGGTGCTGTGTGGGCACTGTCTCCCTGAGCGCCAGCCAGGCCTCCAGGGCAGCCTCATCCTGCTCACTCGCGGCGCGTGTCCCCTCGATCAACCCAGCCCAGTTCCGAAGCTGCGCAGCCTCGAGAAGTTCGTTTCCGCGCAGGTTGGAGAGCGCCACCTGCTCCCCGGTCATGGCACGGTCGATAAGCAGCGCCGGGAACCCACACACCAAAAACGGGTTGAACGGACCTTCGATGTTGGCGGTGTGCGGGCTGACCCTGTGCTTTATGAACTGGTGGTTGACCGCGCGGTCTACGTAGGACAAACGCGCCCCACGCACAGTGGTGCCTTGCTGCCTTGCCGCCAGTACGTTGATGTCGTTCATCCTTTCAAAAACAGGGATGGGACCCGTCAACAGCTCGTGCTCCATCAACCTTCGCCCGTAGGCCACAGTGCGGAGAGACATGTCTGTAGAGCGATCGTCCACAGACCCTTGCCTGAGCCTCGCCCCCAGCACCGGCATGTTCGGCGCGAAGTACACGCTGTCCAACAGCATGTTGGGACCGAAGAGCTCGTCGCTCATGGTCATGCGCATCCGCGTGACCATCCGAAGCCACTGCTTTTCGGACTGGAACGACGAGTACAGCTCGGGGAAGAGCACGTTACAGCGAGGAGGGGGCACCATAAAGATGTCTGGGCGGATAATCTGTGAGTACAATCTCCCCCCGCGCCGTACCGTCTCTGTGGTGGTCCGCGTGGCACTGCGCGTAGCAGTCGCACTCCCGGAAAGCGAGGTCAGAGACGCCGACGCTTGGGCCAGCTCGTCGAAAGCCTCGGTGATAGTAGCGCTCACCGACTGCCGTCGAAAAAAAGCGGCGTACTCAAACGTATTTCCTGCGCGAAGCGTGACGATGACTCGATCGTTCTCTTCAAACGAGGAGAGCATTGTCGCTAGAGACTGAACGTGCGTGCCAGCTCTGTGCAACCTTGACTGGATGGGCACCCCCTGCCCCGGGTTCTGGGGTGTCGTCGAAGAGTTCTGCGCTGCGACTGCGCTGTCTTTTATCGAACGTATGGTCGAGGCAAGCTGACCCATGCTACGTGACAGCCCGTTCCGGCTCACCGGGGCCGTTGACTGCTGGTACCGTTGCAGGGTCGAGAGCGCCGAGTTTATCCGGTTGTTTATGTTCACCCACTGCGGAGATTCCAAGAAGGTCTGGGGGCGCCCACCGGTCTCGACTGTCCTGCTCCTGGACCGTTGGTACTCGGACGGAGACTCGTACCTCGCTATGGGGTTGGGGGCCACAGCGTGGAATATGAACTTGTTGACAAGGTTCAACATGTCCCGGAAAGAAGCGATCTTGGGGAGCTGCCCGCCCTCCCGTCTGGTCCACGCGTTGTACGCACGTGCCGGAAACAGACGTTGCGAGGAGGTGTCGTCCTCACTGGCGCCGATCATGTCGACGAGGTGCAGTCGCAGTTCGGCCAGCGTGAAAAAGTCGTTCACTCCCCGGAACCCACGAGAACCGTAGACACCTCCCACCCGCTCGAGCAGGTGCACTATCCCGCCAAGGAGCCCACCGAGCTCCGGGCGTGAGAAGGAACGCCTCTGCACGATGTCGATTATGGAAGAGGTTGCACTCTCGAAGAAGGTGTCAAAAACACTTTCCCCCGCGCCCACGAAGCTCGCAACCCCGTCTCCGAAGATGTTGGAGACGTTGACCTGGTACTGGTAACAGGTGTCCCAGTAGTTGGAAAGGTCCAGGCACTGCAACACCAGGGCGCGCTGGTTAAACCGCTTGACGAGCTGGTACCCAGTGACCTCCCCCGCAAAAAACAGCTTCCACTGTGCGTCGTCGTCAAACGGGTTCTCCTGCAGATCCACACCCCCGGGCGGGGTCTCGGCCACAGGCCCGGCGAGCTGCTCAGCGCTCGTGTCCGAGGCCACGGCCTCCTCTTCGGAGAAGACAATAGCCTCTGACTCGTTGAAGGCAGTTACCTGCTCCGCCTCCTCCTCGCCCTCCACAGTCAGCGTGGGAGGCGCTGTCATCTCCCCGACGTTGAAAAAGATGTGCACAAGCGTACGCGGTAAGAACTCCAGTGCCTTGTCGGTCGCGGGGAGCTGCACGGCGCACTGCGCCGGGGCGTCCATGGCCACCGTGACCGTTGCCGCCACAATCGGCACCTCAACGCCCTCAAGAAAGCCACGAAGTCGAAGCGGGTACGGAGTTGCCATGCGCACCTACAGGGCTAAAAAGGGGGAAGGCCCCCTTCAGCATACCAGGATCAACCGTAACGCGCAGTGTTCGTCGCGTTGTCCACAGCCGCCTTCAGCTCCGCGGCATGCACTATCACCGACTTCCCGCAGAACTCCAAGGTTACATGTCGAACCGAGTTCCCAGTAGAGCTCACGATAAGCTCGGTCTCCTTATCGTCGTGTTTTACCTTGAGTGTGCTAACCACCAGCATCTTCCCTCCTGTCTTCGGCAACAAGCCGCTTCAGCTCTGCGTAGAAGGCACGCGCTGCAGCACGCCCAAGGTCCTCGGCCTCTTCGATAGACCTCTTAGCGGACAGTGCGTCCGCTATGCGGGTGAGCTGCTTGAGCACGTTGTTCACCCCCCTGTCCAGCAACTGCGCGGTTTGGTCCGTAGGGCTCACAGCGGCCACCCTGTGTCGCAGTCAGCCACCTCGCAGTAGAACCGCCGTGCAACCCGCACCACCCCCCACCTCCTGGCCTCCAGGGGCGTTGGACAGTGCCCGGCCCCGTAAGCCCCAACCCACACCCAAGGGTCCTCTCCGCACCTCGTCTGCAGAGCACGCATGTAGCGTAGCGCCGACAGAGCGTTGCACGCCGGCTCCGTTTGGTCACACGCCCCAAGGCGCGCGGCCGGGCTCCCCGGAAGCACCTGGAAGTACCCCTGCTCTCCCCGCGACCCGACCTTCTTTCCGAGCCCGACCCTGGGCAGCAGCGAAGACTCACGCCTCGCCACCGCAATCGCAAGCAGCGGGCTGACCCCGGTCTCCGCGGAAGCCGCACACACAGCCCTTGAGAGCTTATCGAGGTGCGCGGCCCTCCAAGGCATGCTCCGCACGGCGTACCAAGGCTGAAGCTTGTGCGCGGCTGCACGAACCTCCTCATAGCACTCCGCGTGCGCAGTAACCGGGAGTGCTAAAACAACAAGGAAAACAAGTATCCGCATCTGAACCTCCGGAGAGACCGTACCACTCACGGCACCTTTGGAGCAACCTCAGCCTCCTTGAGAACGAACTCTCCGCACCACCCACTGCTGGATGTGACAGGCCAAGCCGCCATGCCCATGTCCTGTTGCCGCGGGGGGTACCTACGGCACATCCCTGTCTCGTTCCTTGAGTTCACCCAGTACTTGCACTGGACACACGCCTTCTTCATTCGCACCTCCGTCACCCTTCGCGGGTGGAGCTTGCCACAGCACCTGGTCCAGCTCACGCTCGAGCAGCTCCTGCTCTCCGAACAGGGATAGCCTGTACGCCACCTCCGCAAGGTAGCCTCCTGTCAACCCTGCTGTTCGTTTCACAATCTCGCCTTGCGCCACTGGTAAGGGAACACTGTGTTTTTGGTAGTAGAACCGCAGAATCAGGTCACGGTTCTTGGAGTCCGGGTACGGCAACACCCAGACCTCATCTATACGCCCCGGGGCGAGCCCTTCCATGTACCGGTCCCCTCGAGCTCGAGGGGCAGCCGAATCAGTCATCCTGGTCAAGATGGTCAGCGACGACCTGGTCCTGAGAGTTTCGAGCGCGTGCAGCAAGGTCGGCGTGGTGTTGTAGCTGATATCGTCAACCAAAACGACCGTTGGCTGCAACACGTTCACAAGGTCAAGAAGCACCTCAGTGGGGGTTTCGGAGAGGATCTTAACCGTGACCAAAAGCGTATTGGACGAGAAGCCTAGTTCGCGGACCAGCCGACGTGCAAACACGGTTTTTCCAACACGCGACGGTCCCTCGATCATCACAGTACGAGGGGTGTCTCCGAACTTGCGGACTCTGTCCGCGAGCACAGCCACAGAAGGCTCACCTATGTAGTCCCCCACAGGAGCGGTGGGCACGAGGTCGAGGTTTTCGTCTTGCTTCACAAGCGCGAGATCGGTCCCAGCATCCCAGGCCATTGCGCGCAACAACACAAGTGCGTCGTCATCCCTTACGTAAGGTCCTGCGCTTGGCATGTCCTCACAAAAAGGCACTGCCAGCTCGCGGTCGTCCCCGAAAAACACTACAGCACCGACTTTTGTTCGCGGCAGTGCAGACGCGACGAGCATGTTGGACCACAACCTTTCGTTACAGGAAAACATGGTAAGATACTGATATCCCATGTCACGAAGCAACATGTTCTCGTCCCCTGTGAGGTCGTCTAGTATTTCAGCCGCCATGGTCGCCGTCGACGCCATCTTGACAAAAAACCCACTGCTGCGCACGGCTAGCATAGTCCCAAGCGCTTTGCGCACAGCCCGAGTCATGTAGCTGTATCTCTTCACGAGGAACGCTGCTTCGCGAAGCCGGCTGCTTTTGAACGGTATCGGTCGAGCATGAATTCTCACTTTGAACGGCACACCTACCTCCGTTCTTGGCGAAGGTGGACAGTCAACGTGCGCTTCCGTGCAGCCTCTTGTTCGCGCGCGTCACGCTCTCTGCGTAGCCTGGTCTCCACCGAGATCCTCTTGCGCTTGTCGAAGCGCTCCACCAGCTCCTGCGGGTAGACCTCCCCAGTGGGAGAGTGCGGAGGCATGGTGTACTGCCAGTACAGCCCACAGCAGCACTTCCCGGACACGTTCTCTCCGGAGAGACCGCACTGCCCGTAGAGGGAGCCTACGTAGCCAAGACACAGGTCCAAGTCAGTCTGCATGGCCAGCTCCTTCCAGCATCCTTTCCATCGAAGCGCGCAGGGACGAAAGCTCCTCACAGGCATAGTGAGCGTCGGTGGTTGCTGTGCTAGTCACAAGCACCTGTAGCCCGGTAAGCTTGGAGAGGCGCCCCGCCTCATGGTACAGCCGCGTGAGCGCGTCCAGCACCAACAACCGTTCAACCAAAAACCGGTTATCGAACTGGGTCATGGGCTCAACCCCGAGCTTTCGCGCCTTTGTCCACAGCGTCCCAAGAAACCGAGACAGCGCACCCCGCATGCTCTGCATGACCTCGCTGTCCACCACCTCCTCCGCCCACCCTTTGCAGTTGGGGCGTAGCACCTTGACCCCGGGGAGAAGCCCCTCCGTTGCAAGCCAGCGCCCCCAGCTCTGCCGCGGAGAGGTAAAGACCGTTTCTCCATCCAGGCTCACGTCTCCGTTGTCGTGAACAACAACAGACGCGTCGTCCGCCTCGCCCTCACACCCAGGAGGGTCCGACCACTCAGACCACTTGCGCAGCTCACCTAGACTCGCCATCGTCACTCCTTATCGAAAAGCACGGCTCGCGCGTGCTCTACCTCTGGGTCCTCACAGTCCTGCCCGCACCATTCCCGAAGAATAGCGGTGCCCACGAGCCCTAGTTCCGACCTCGCCTGCGCCACCTCCTGTGTGGTAAGGTCCTCTGCCGGGAACCCGTACAGTGCGGAGATGAGCCTGCACTTTCGCTGATCCCTCGGTGCCCTGTCACCAAAAACAGAGTCGACGTCGTATCCGTACATGCTGACGGTGACACGCACGAGCTTGGGTACCACCGACAGTAGGCAAAGCTCGTCTTCCTCCTTATACCGCTCAAACACGTTTCTTAGCCCAGGGGCGGAGTGCCCCAACAGGAACTGCTGCGGAGACCCCTCAGTGAACGGCAGGTACTCCCACTCCGTACTGGACTGCACCGACCACCAGTTCGCACTCCGCTCCAGGTCCTCTCTCTGAAACCTTCTCCGGATAGCGGTCATCGCTTCCTCAACACTCGCGTCCGGAGATCCGGAGACTGTCCACTCGAAAAGAACACCCGCCGCCTCCAACCAACGCACCAGCCTCACCATGTCCATCCCGTCGACCTGCGTACCGTCTGGTAACTCGTACATGCGTTCTCCTATATGGTAAACACCTACACCTCTTGTGTAGTTGTTTAGTTGTTTTAATGAATAGTAGTTAAGTTAAAATATATATAAATACATTAATAAAACTCATATATTCATTAACACAATACACACACCCCAAAACACCACCCTCCGAACCCCCTCATCGACAACAGCGTCACACACCCACCCCCCTTCCGCATGTGCTGTATCTCCACTACACACGCTACACGCTCAGCACACCGGAAGGATTGATCAGTTTTTTTGATCAGTCTTGCTAAAAAGCTAATGCGTACAAATGCTTATAGCAGAATCGTCGACGTCCCTTCACTTATCAACTGATCAGTTTTGGAGCATTTACACGTTACTTTTTAAAATGCAGAGCGAACTACGCCGAAAATAAGCTTCCCACATTTTCAAAATCTGTGGCCTGTAGACCTCATCGGTGATCAGTCTCACTTTTGCCCTCCAACAGATTACAAGCACTTGCGAAACACACACTGATCACTGATCAATTGCAGTTGATCAGTGTAGCACACGAGCAGAACTCAACAATTACGACGCGTTACAAATATGTGTAAATTGACTGTAGCGTAGTACATGATGTTAGCGCTGTGATATCGTACTGTTACGGTGTGATCAGTATTTCAACTACGGCAAGATGGCTAAAAAAGATCGTCTAACTGGGGAAGGTTGCCCAGGCCCACACTATGTGGACCTGGGCGATGGAGTTACGAAGGGGGGATTCCTTCTGGGTCGGTTATGCTCATGGTGGGTGTTAAGGCTACGAACATTGGGGTGACCTTGGTTACCGTCCCCTCGGTGTTCAGGACGACGATAGCGGCAGAGGGCTCGCCCTGCACGATACATCGCATGAGGGCGAAGTTCGCGAAGTCGCCGCTGCACATCGCTGACAGGGCATCGAGGCTGGCGCGCACGAGGGCTTCGACATCTTCCGCCGGGGCTGTGAGCTTACGGAGCTGAGCTGCTGCGCAGTCCAGAGCCTGCAGGAGAGCTTTGATGTTCTCCGCGCCTCTGGCTGCGGTGTACACGAGGTGCGGAGAGCCGACCACCTCAAGATCATCCGCCCTAATCTTGACAGAGGCGAATGGCCCCTTTGCTGTCTCCGAAACAGTGACGGAGACTCTGGTGCCCCGGCAGACGCGTCTCCGCACCCGCTTCACCTTCCGAACTAGTTCCTTCATCATTCTCCTTAAAAGGCGACGGCCCACAGATCACCTTCTGTGGGCCGTCTATCAGACTCTAAAGCCACCGTGTGGCCTTGGATTCTGTTTGAGGTGTTTACGGCTCCGCGCGCACGACATCTCCTTATGCTAACAACCGACGCTCTTCCATTGAGCTAACGCGGAATTTATGTCCAGCCAGGTTCCGCGTGTCGGACTCGAACCGGCAACCTTCGGGTGTTCCTCATCGGAACATTTGAAGCTGCCTTTGCACTCGGCCTTTCCTCGTCACGCTGTTGGTCAACAAGCTAACTGACGCGAATAAAGCTGAAAGAACCGTGCTAACGCTGGACCAAGAGAACTATGCCATGTCTCCGAGAACGAAGTCAAGCATCGCGCGCGCGGCAGTTTGCTTGACGACCTGCGCTTTGTTGGCGCGTTGCCTCGCCTTCTTCACGGCTTGGATCAGAGCATCACAGCGCTCCAGGAGCTCGGCCTTCTTGGCCGGAGACACCGTGGCCGTCCACTTGGTGAGCTTGTACACACCCACCGCCTGGTTCTCACTCCAGCGCTCGATCTGCGCCGGGTGCTCTTTGGTGGCCTCGTAGAGCACCTTCGAGGCCATGGTCTTCTCTTCGCGCTTGGTGAGAATAGGCGTCTTGGAGCGGAATACGTCCGCTCCCGAGTCCGGGTCCTTGACCCACTCCACCCCGGGCTCGTGCGTGGGAGCCGCGGCGATGACGTTTCGGAACTCGACCAGGCGATGCTCCATGCCCAGAAGGAAGGTCGCTGGGAGGTCGCTCCCCAGCAACATGCCGTCGACCTCCAGGTCGGCCTTTGCTACCTGGTTGGTGGCCTCCTTCTGTAGGATGCAGGCCCAGAAACGCTCGAAGCTTTTGGCGGTATACCGGAGCTTGTCCGGTACGGTCTCGACGATAGTCTTGCTGTCCTCTGCCCCTTCCGCCTCCTGCTGGCGGTCTTCAGCAAACATCGTCAGCGTCTTGTGGTGCCCCAAGAAGTGCGCCCCCTTCTTGGAGAACGTGTTGACCGTCTCCTCACCGATCTTCTTGGCCGTCTTCGCCAAGTCCCCTTCAACCGCCAGTACCTCATGTAACTGTGTCATCTCTCTCCTTTCATTTCAGCGACTGTCTTAGCAAGGACGGCCGCTTGGTCCATAGTGAGCCCCCTCACCACCAGATCCCCCTCCTCTCCGGAAGTGGGGACGTAGAACACCTCCTCGGCCAGTTTCATGCGCTCGGAGATGTCTTGCCGTGAGGTGCCCCTGCTTTCTAAAAAGCGGACGACCCCCCTACACCGGTCGTCGATACACTGGACCAGGTAGGGGATTCGCTCAATGTCCGGGAACTGGTACTTGAGCGAAAAGTTCCGAAATCCGTGCTCGCGCAGCAGACTACGGAGAACCACCCAGTACGCGCGTTTCACGTAGCGAAGGGTGAGCACAGCTACGTGCTTGCCTTCGTACACAGCGAAGACCCGGTTCAGCGTTGGGCTAGCGCCTTCCTCGAACACATAACGACCGGGAGTTTGCGCTTCTAGGCTCTTGAACAGTGCCGAAAACATCATGCTCCTTTAGGGCAAAAGGGAAGGCCAAGGGGCCTTCCCAGACTTACAGCAACCCCTCAATACACCATTGAGTGGCCTGGACGGCCTCCTCAGCGGTGCCACCCGTTGCTGCGTTGCAGATCGGTTCTCCAAGGTGGTTGAGCCTGGTGTAGGAACCCGGGATCGAACTCGGGTTCAAAAACAGGTTGGAGTGCCCCCAGCCGAGATCGAGAGCGTCGGAGACCTCCTCGCAGAAGGCCCCGGGGTCGATGCAGGTGAGCGCCTCCACCTCCCCCAAACCGTAGGCGCACCAAAGTACGCCCTGGGTCACCTCCTCCGCGCTCCCGTCTGTCTCAACTACACAGACGGGAAAACCGTTCCCTCCAATCTGGATGTACACGCCGGGGGACTCCATGTCCCCGACGCAGATGAGGATGGACGCCTCGGGCTGTTGCCCGAGGACAAGGTTGGGGTCCCCGAGCTCGCTCACTGCCGCGTCCGGGACGAGGCACCTCTCCTCCCCCGCAAGACACTCAACTACCAGAGGAGCTGGGAGCTCCTCGTCGGGCCGCTGGTGTGGACCGGCACAGGAAACAGAAAGAAGAACAAGAAGTGTTAGAGTTTTCATGTAAAACCTCCCTCAAATACTTATAACAGAAGTTGATGTTATTGTTTACAAATCAGCCGTACTACTACCTCACCGACACAGCGTAGCGGACAGCGCGGAGGAGGGGGGAGCTCCTCTTCTGCCGATTTTTCCACGAGGTCCGCTGCTGGTATCAAGTACGCTCCTTCTACGGTGAAATCACAGTAGCTCATGTGGTTGTGCTCCCGCCTGTACGGGCAGTTCCAACATCCGTTAACTTCTTCAAATAAAGTCACCATGCAACCTCGTCAGCTTTGTCTTTAGAAACTGTAGGGTCCCACGGATAAGGCTCTCTACCGCCTGACGCGAAGTGCCAAAAGTGCTTCCTATCTCCGCGTAGGTCTTGCCCTCGTAGAAGTACTGCGTCACGCAGTAGCGCTTCTTTGGAGGAAGTTCTTGCACCGCTTCCCACAGCAACCTGGCCACCTCTTTTTTTGACAGATGGTCGTCTGCGGTCTCTACATCCCCAGCCACGCGCTTCCACATGGCGTCGATTTTTGTCACGTCTTCGATGTATGTGAGCGGATCACTCCCGAGCTTTGCGTGCTTGACCCCAGCCAGTGGCCGGCGTGACCTCCTGATGTACTCGTCAATCCACTTCACCACGTAGGTGCTGGGGCGAACTCCTCTTGTCTCGTCAAAGCGTTTGCACCCCTCGTAAAGCCCGTTGAGAGCGGCCTCGAACACGTCATCTTTGTCCCATTCCGGGTTTCTCCGACACCAGATGGTTACCCGGCTCCAGGCCAGCCCTACGTGATCCTTCGGTGGGATAGACACACTTCCTCCTACTTCTTGTTTATCCTCCGAACCACCTTTTCGATCAAGGCCTCGAGCTTCTCCTCCTTGCGTCGTTTGGCAGGAGCAGGAAGCAGCCCCTTCTGTTCCTTGGACGTGTGCCTGGCCAGGGTTCGCACTGCCCACTGTTGCAGAGGGCCCTTCCCAGTGAGCTTCGCCGTTCCGAACTCGAATTGGCGTGCAAGCGCCAGGCGCGCGCCTGACTTGTATCCGTAGTAGGTTAGGATAAACCCGATCATTTCAGAGCAGTTCAGGTTTATCTTCGCACCCCGCACCTCCATCCACGAAAAGGAGTTGCCATGAAACGAGACAGCGGAGAGGTCACACCCAGTGAAGTCAACAGAGTCGAATAGGGAGCGCACGAACTCGCTCTTTTTGAAGGTGCTACCTCGGAAGTCGATGTTGTCGAAAATGCAATGATCAAAGGAGCACTGAAAGGCTGAAGAAATGTCAGTCGCGCGGCCTTTGAATGTGCAGAATTTGAACGTACAGTTCTCGAAGACACACTCCTTCAAGACCGCGGCTTGGAAGGTGCAGGACTCAAACCTGCACGCTGTGAACAGTGTCTTCAGTGCACGCAGTCCGTCGAAGTGCACGTTGCAGAAGTGCAGAGTGAGCTCTCCGCCCTCTAGTGACGCTCGCGTAGCGCACATGTTCGAGATTTCCTCACCGAGCAGCACGTTAGCGTGGAAGACAAGCGCTCCCTGTCGGAGCTTCCGCTTTAGCGTTGAGCTTTTCATGCCCAGTACGGCTCTGAGCCGTCGTACCACACGACGACCACAGCCCCTTTCCATCCTTGGGTGACCCAGCGGTCGCTGGACCACACGGTTTCTACACCGAGAAGTGCGTTCGCGGTCTCCACAAACCCCTGGTCGTTGACGCGCACCAACCTGGCCATCCCGCAACGCCCGTTGCAGCAGGTGTCTCCGCAGAAGAGCTCTTCGTCTGCGAGCAGGAAGTGGTGCCTGGTGTCTGGGAAGTCGCGCCGGAAGAACCTACGGACTGGTTTCATTCTTTTGGAATGCCTTGACGTCCAAGTACTTTGCCAAGTCCTCGGAGAACGCGTCGTCCTCTACCCCCCACCGTAGGAGCACACCTACCGCGGCAGACATGGATGCCTGGGAGCTGTCGTACAGGTACCGAAGTGCAAACTGCACCATGGTCTCCCAGGTGTTGGTTGGTGCGTCGGCAAGGCGCACGAGTCCGACGGGCTCCAAGGTCACTGTCTGGTCGATAAGGTGCACGTTCGTTCCGGGCATCACCTTGTTGGTGGTCACGACCACCTCGGCACTCACGTGTGCCAACGTGGGCTCGAGCGGTTGCACCACAGCGTACCCTGTGAACTCGCGTGCCTCTTCTTCGGTCTGCAAAAGCTTGCGCTTCGCGGCGACCGGCACCCTGAAGTTTGCTACTGTGCTCATTGCCACCTCCCGTGGTAACACCTTGACACGCACTCCACCCGGGAGAAGCGGAGAGCAGTCGCACCTCTCCAGGACACCGCACTGTACAAGCTCCTCCTCTTCCTCCACGGTGAAGTAGTTACGCAGGTACCCATCCTGTATCCGCTCCACGGCACCGGCTCCCAGGCTGTGAAACTTGTCGACGGCAGCCATTATCCTACCTTCCGCACAAGGGTCTTCATGACCGGCGGTGTGACCTCGCTGAATGTGACTTCGTACGTGCCGTAGTCATCACCAATGTTTTTTGCGTTGTATCGGAACTCAGACACAACATCGAGGAGAAGCTGCCCGAAACCACGCGCCTCCTGCGCGAACAGCAGCACAGCCTCTTCCTCTGTGTTGGCAGCCACGGGCGCCGCGTCACACCAAGCGTCCCCATGCAGGACCACCCTCCATTTCAAAGGTCGCGCGACGGCCTTCTCGCCGAGCTGGAGCTCACGAAGAGTCGTGTCCATACGTGTGACCGAGGCGTCAAGCACCCGGAGAGTGTTGGCGAAGCCATCGAGGTGCAGATGCACCGCTTTTGTTCCTTCCGGGTACTCAAGCGTGCTTATCAACGACTTATGGCCTACGAACACCTCCACATCTCTGTCCTCGCCCAGAGCGGCCTGGTACTCCTTCGTTACCCCACGGACGATGTCCATGCCCTCGAGCACCGAGACCACGGTGCTGACACGCTCCACGCGCCCGGACAGGGTCTCTATGTCGACGTAGAAAAGAGGCTCTCCGTCGCGGGTGTCAAACCCAATAGCTCGTATCGTGCCCCGCCGTATTTTCATCACCAAAACTCCGCGTAAAACTTCGGAACTGCTACGCCATAGACCTGGATTCTAAAATACTGGCGCCCGACGCTCTTGTCAGCGACGTATGCTTGGTAGTCGCTCTCCAGCATAAGCACCACGACAACAGGTCCATAGCTCACAGAGCGCCCGTGAAGCTCTTGCGGGGCATGGCGCGCGAGTTCTATGCACTGCTGCTGGCGGGCGTTCGCCCACACCACGGCAGCGTCTTGTGGGCGAGCCCCGAGGCACAGCAAAGAGTTGTCCCAGCCTTCGTCGACGTGTCGTACGCGCCAAAGCTTGAGCTTACTCTTCGCGAACACGTAGCCTTCTGCGCGTCGCGGGGTCCCATCCCCATAGAGCCAGTACTGTGGAAGGCCGACCTCGTTGTCGAACTCGTCTACACCGGCCGAACACCTGGAGACGTGCCGGGTGGCGTCGTCACACCACCACGAGCCTCGGCCATCCCACGTCCAGATCCCGCCGAGTGTCCTGCTGAGGTTGCGAGCGAGGCTCATCCGGGCCTCCGGAGCTTGTCCACCAGGCCTGGGTCCTCTGCGAGGAACACCGGGATACCCAGGCTCTTCGCCAGAGCGACCTCCTCGTCTGCCCCTGCTGACTCTCCTGGAAGGCGGACGAGCGCGTCGCAGCGTTTGATGAGCTCGAAGTCCCAGGAGAGCCAGAACTCTCGAGAGGGAGGCGCTATGGCGTCGGCGAGGTGGAACAGGTGCGGGACGATTGGGACGAACCCGAGCTTCCGAAGGTAGATGGCGAGCTGGAGCGCCTTCTCGACGTTTTTTGCTTGGTCGCCAAGAGTGATCGGTCCGGCCACGTAAACCAATTTACTTTCTTCCAATGTGCCCCTTCTTCCCCGCGACAGCGGTTTTTTGCAACACAGGGTTCCAGGTCGGGAGTTCCCCGTGTCCGTTGCATTTGAAACAGCGAATGTACACCAGCTTCTCGGCTCCAGGCACGACCCCGGCGCCGTGGCACCTACGGCAGGTGCCTGGCCAAAGTGGGTTGCGATCGTTGAGCACACCGGACCCGTGGCAGTACCGGCAGGTCACCTCCCCTTTCTTTCCGGTGCCGCAGCAGGTCACGCATTTGAACTGCCGTTGGAAGGGCTCCGCCCCGTACCCAGAGCAGTGTTGGCAAGGTACAGGATCACGTTGCACACGCGGTAAGTAGCCCTTGTGCGCGCACGCAGGGCACTCGTAGCCGTTTCCGGGCAGCCCGAGCCCAAGCTGGGCCAGGGGCACCCCGTCGATGGTCACAGGTTCGGTGTACTCTGGGTCATCGAACACTGCGGAGAGCGGCCCGCTCGTAATCGTGGCGTAGGCCGCCTGCATCTCTTTGAACTCTTGCTCGTCTCCACCTCTGTCCGGGTGAAGCTTGAGGCACTGTTGATGGTACGCTCTCTTCAGTCGCACACTGGGTACAGGGAGCGTGACCCCGAAGTACGTGCGTGCGAGAGTGTTGACGTCAGTCATGTCTCCCCAAGTACGGCGCAAGCCGTTTTTGCATCACTGCCACAGCTTCTGGGTTGTTGTCCACCATGGTGAACAACCGACCGTGTTTTGCAGCGGCCTCTCCGAACGTCCCACTCCCGGCGAAGGCATCGAGGCACCGGTCGCCGACGTTCGAGTGGACCTTCACGATTCGCTCGAGAATGGCAAGCGGTTTCTGGGTAGGGTAGCCCGTGCGTTCCTTGCCTCCTGTAGGAACGATCGTCTGCCACCACACATCAGTGGGGGTCTTGCCCCTCGCAGCCTTCTCAGGGCCGCAGAGCCCTGGCGCCAGGTACGGCACTCGGTCGATCTCGCCGTAGTTGAAGGTGTAGTTCTTCGGGTTCTTCGAGTACCAATAGATGTTGTCGTGTTTGGCGGGCCAACGCCGCTTTCCTCGCCCGCCAAAATCGTAGGACCAGATGATCTCGTTTTGAAGGCAGTCGACCCCGAAGATCTCGTCGAGAAGCATTCGGCAACGAGGGGCCTCGCGGTAGTCAATGTGGAAGAACAGTGACCCGGTCTTCTTGAGCACCCGATGCAGCTCTTCGAGGCGGACTTGCAGATACCGGCCATAGTTGTCGAAGGAGTCCTGGAACTCGTGCCCTCCAAGCCGTTGAACCTTCCCGGTGTTGAACGGAGGGTCGATGTAGACCAGGTCAACCGATTCATCGGGAATGTCTCGAAGTGCGAAGAGGCAGTCGTCGTAGATGATCTTGTTCATTGGTTTTTGATGAGTTTGTGGATTTCATCCGCGATCGCGTCCATGTGCTTCTGGATCATGTAGTCGGAGCATTTGAAGAAGGTCTGCGTGAGCACAGACGTACCCTCCAGTGCCTTCTGGAGCATTGACTCCCGTTCTCGGCGGTTCTTCTCAAGGACGTCGAGGACCTGATTCAGGGCCTCGACGCGAGGCGTGAACTCGGGCTTCTCGTCGTGGTTTGGCTCGTTGTCCTGTGCTTCCGAATCTGTCGTTGTTTGGGCTTCCATGATCAAACGACGAAAAAATCCGATTGGGGGAGTGAACGCAGGCCTCTCGTCGATGCCTGGTGGCTTGACCGGTGCTTCTTGCTCTGTCGTCGGTGCCTCAGAGCCAGTGTACTTTCTCTTCCATCCCATATGAGTAGCATAGAGGTCTAGATCAACCAGTGCCTGATCCAGGCTTTGGCGATACGGAAGGCGAGGGCTACGGACCTTTTTAAACTCGTTTTCCAATTTACGAAGTGAGCAGTAGGCGATACCTATACCAGCGCGGTATTCGGTGGAAACTCCAACCTCATATCCATTTTTGTCTGTGTATACTCGCTCCAACTTATGCTGCTCCATCAGTGGTCTCCTTGGTGAGCTTTTTAATCTCAGCCGCGATGCCATCGATATGCGCTAGAAGCACACGGCACAGAAAACGTAGCTCCTTTTCATCTTCTACGTCACCTCTCTTGGAAAAGTGCTCATCGAATAGCTCCGAGAGTGTCGCGCGCGTCTTCTGCACAATGTCCACGGCGCGATCCACCTCGACCAAACGAACATCGTTTTCTGGCGCCTCGTCGATGAGCGTTGAGAGCTCACGCTCGATGTCACTGAGCCCCCAACGGAGCACGTGGCCGCCACGGACAAGGTCATAGATCTCTCGAAGGGTGTCGTGTCTTTCGGTCATCTCGTTCCGCCTTCGCTTTGACCACCGGGTAGAAAGGTGAAGTCCCAAAAGTCAACCAGGTGAACGCTGCTAGACGAGAGGGGACTCTCCGTCGCAGTAGCCGCGCACCACGCTCTGCGCCCAAGTCATGCGGAGAACCTTTCCGACCTGCTTGTTGAGCTGTTGCAGCAGCTCCAGGTCTTGCGGCCTCTTCTTTAGCTGCTCGTGCAAGGTCTCGAGCCGAACCACAAGATCTCGTTCTTGAGGTGTCATCGTCGTTTTAGCTCCTGCCTTCCCCAGGACTGCTGCCACTCTGTGCGTCTTCCGTACTTGCGGTGCAGTCTCTCCATCTCCTTCAGGTTGTCTCCGCACAGCGACTGCCAGATGTCGTGCCACACCATGTGGTAACGCGTCCCTTTGGGGGGGTTCCACTCGAAAGCGTCAGCACAATGGACCGTGAGCTTGTCTCCGTAGACCTCGGACCAGTACCCTCCTATCCTTTCTGCAATCACAGGGTGCTTCTCTACCGCGGTGACGTGCGTGGCCCCGTTTTGAAAACAGCCATGAAGGGCCATGCCGAGCCCCAACCCGTTCAGCAGCACACGTGCTTCTCCACGAAGAGCCACAACTGTCTCTACAGCCCAGAAGAGTGTCCGATGTTCGCGCATCTCCGCGTCGGTGTCGGACATCCACACGCGCCCGTTTATCACAAGACGGGTGTGCTGCCCTGGGGACACAGGGCGCCCATGGCAGTTTATGTTGTAGAAGGCAGCGTCGGCGGGAGAGATCTCAAACTTCTCGACCACCACCCCTTCCTCCGAGAACGGCGGGACGTCTACTTTGTACATTTTACGCCTTTGATGAACGCAGTGGATGCTTTCTCATCGTGTGCTTGGGTGAAACCGAGTACGGTAGTTCGCGCAGGCCATGCGTTGTCGCCCTCGACAACAATGACCCACCCGAACACATGCAGGATGCGGTTTACGAACCACAGCACCCCGGCGTCAATGAACTCTTCCCAAGACCTACGTTCGTACATGTCACTTCTCCAAAAGTAGCGTGGCGTACACGCCTCTGATGTCAGGACTCCGTCGCTCCCAGTCGTCGCAAACCATGGCTACGCAGGCAGGGCCTGGCCGCGTTCCGTGCTTCCTGTGCCGGTACTGATGCCCAGGGTGAGAACACACCCCCCACGGTCCGGAGAGCCCGGCATGGGCGCAAGTTGCACACGACTCAACCCACCGGGCCCCCTTCGCCCGTAGGTTCACTAGCTTCGCCTTGTCCGGCATCCTCGATCTCCTCCGCGAACATTTCGGACACCTCTGGGTCTAAGCACTCGGAAGAACAGCGGTGACACAGGTTGACACCCGCACGAGCAGTCGCTGCCTCCAAGGCCTTTTCTGCCGTCGCGGCTTCAAACTGTCCGATGTACTTTGTGCCGGTGACGACTCCGTACACGTCAAATTTCATGGCGCCTCCACACATGCGAGTTGGTAAAGATGCTGCTCTTTCAACTCCGCGGTCTCCTGAAGTACACCCTCGTTCACAAGTCTCCTGTACGTCAAAAAGTGTGGGTAGTTCCATTCATTGTGTGGCTTCCGGAGCACGTTCTTCAGCGCTGCGACCCCCCAGGACCTGTCGTAGGCGAAGAGCGACTCCGTCAAGATCTCGTCGTGCTTCTCCGGAAACTTGTTGACGAGCTGCGCGAGCTGGTCAGTGGCACGCCCGGCCACGAGGTACGGAACAGCACACATTGCCTCTGTCGCATCGGAGCTTTGGGCGTATCGCGCCCCAGCGTTTGTACAGTACGCCTCCCACAAATCCAGGGAGAGCCCTTCCGCGAGAGCAACGCGCAGTGCTCCCTTCGCCAAGGCCGCCCACTCCTCCGCGGTGAACCTTTCCCAACGCTCTGTCATTTTGCCTCGTACTGCTTGACCGTGACCCACCGAGAGCCGGTGAAGGCCTCTACAGTGATCTGGTTGCCGTAGAGTGCACCATCGTCGGCTGTCATCCTTGAGTGCAGCACTCGACGGTGCCGCGCCTCGTACAGATAGTTGTCCGTGTGGCCTTGGAGCAGGACACGGCACTCTTCGATCTCCGCAAGAGAGCGCTCCTCCAAAAACCACTCCCACGAGTGCTCCTGAGGTGCGTTCACCTCCAGCTCCTTCATCCCTCTGAGAAGCAAGTGCTCGTAGTTTGCGCGGAGAGCCCGATCCCGCCACTGCTCTACTGTTACACCCTGAAGAACCCGACGTAGCGAGTGGTGAAGCTTTAGGTCCTCTATCTCGGGCGTGTCTCTGTCCGCTACGTCGTGGACAGCCGACATGTAGATCTCCATGTCGTCGACGATCTCCGCCAGGTGAGCTGCGTGCCTCTCCTCCAACTCCTGGATACGGTCGCACGCCCGGCACCCGGCGGCCCATACCCACGCGAATCCGTCGAATTTTTCGAGCCGATACGCCCCGCAATTGCACTGATTCATCCTTTGATCAACTCGCACCTCGCTACCTCCTAGCGTGCTACCAGGGAACCCCAGAACTGCAGAGAGAACCAACGGTGGGTTGTTGGCTACCGTTGGTAAAGTGCTCCGATGGGTATGTGCAGGGAAAGCCTGTCGGCGTTCTTGCAGAGCTGCTGATACTGCTGCCACTCAGTCTCCGCCTTTTCAAAAGCGGAACGGTCAGCCAGCACCCCTGTTTTTTTAAACTGCTGCTCCGCCTGACCACAGGTTCTGGCAAGCCTCATCAAAGTGACCCACGACGTTACTGTTTCCAAGCGTCCTCCTGCCCCTCCGGTATCTCGATGTTTTTCACAAGTTGAAGTGCTCGCCGTGTCCTTGCAGCGATAGAGATGAGCATCCTCCGCTCTTTCGTGTAGCCTGCGCCCAGGGGTATGCGCACGGGGTCCTTTTTGACCTTGACCATGCCCTTGTAGGCCCAGAGCAGACCCCACTTGTCAGGGACCTCTTCCGGAGAGACCAGTTTGGCCGGGACGAGGTAGTAGCGTTCCTCTCCGAGGTGCAGCTCCGCGAACTGCTCGTCTCTGTAGGGCTTTTTGAAATCGGCGCGAAAGTCGGCTCGGGAGGCCTTGCACTCTACGAGGAACGAGGCACCGTTGCCTTGCCACCCCATAGCATCGGGAGTCTCGGACGTCATAGACGACAGCTCGGAGACCGCCAGCAGGCACCCTTTGTGGTTCAGCAGCCATTTCACCGCTGCCCGCACGAGGTCGGCGTGTGTAAATTCTGGCAAAACACCCTCGCTTGTCATCGTGCCGCTAGATCAGAACGGTTTGTTCGTCGCCCCTCAGAGCCTTGTCGGCCATCTCAGCGCCCAGGCCAAATCCAAGGTTGGCGATCTCCTCGAGCGCAGCACGGTAACGGGCGACCTTCGCCTCTAGTATATTGATCGTGCACCTCTCGCAGCGCTCACCAGGGTGCTCGCTCACGATCCCATGAGGGCAGCGGTGGGCGTCACCCCAGGCCTGCAACGCTTCCCGCAGGCATGTGCTGCACCTTACCCTTAGCTGCCGAGCCGATGAGACATGCGCTTTGTGGCCGCACTCGAGGAGAGCAGTAAACCCGCCCCCCCAACTTTTCCCAACGTTTTCTACAATCTTTTTCAGAGGAGCTACCTTTGGTCTCATGTTTTTCCTAGCGAGAAGCTGCCCATCCCGCACACGCGCGTTGGCCAGTGGCTTTGATACTCGGCGCACGGTGTCTCGGAGAACCAGGTGCGGTCATGGACAGCACACGAGTACTCGCCGGGCTTGTCACCGCGTAGGTGGGGGCACCGCTCCTCCAGCATGTTGATGCCCCGGAGGTTCTCTTTTGCGAAAACCTCCGGGGCATCTGGGTCAATGACAATGACTGCAACGAGCTTGGTACAGCAGTAGCCGCACCTCAGACAGCGCACAGCTCCTCCCGAGCCCGGAACACGGGCTCCATCTCGCCCCAGACGGAAAATCGCTTGTGAGGGCAGTCGGCAGCAGCGAGTTCGGACTGGGTCATTTGCTGCCAAGCGTCCTCACTCATCACCTCAACGTCGATGGGGCCGCTTAGCACGACGTACCCCTCGTCAGCGTTCTCCTTCTTGGCCCACTCAAGGACGGCATCTTCCTCGTCAAAGCCGTCATAGGCCCTCGTGTCCTCCCAGTCTTCGTTCAAAACGTCTCGTACTCTCCACAAGGACATGACATCCTCCGTAGCCGGGCAACCGTCACTTGCCTATTATGATTACAGGGATTCGGAGGGTTTCTCGAGTGACGAGCGCCTCCAGCAGCCGTTCTTTCTCTCGGGACAGCTCCACCACCATCCTGCACAACAGCTCTTCCCGGGGGGCGTCGAGTCGGAGACAGGCGGATACGATCGGGTCTGTCCAAGCCAAGGCCTCGATGTCTTCCCAGGTCATGCCGAGGCCAGTGCGCGAAGCTCGTCCTCAAGTTCGGCTGTCCGAGGCACACGCCAGCCGATGGCTCCGGCGCCGCCGGTCTGGACGTTGTTACGCGACCAGTCGTCCCCGTCCGCACCGTTGTTCTGGACGTACCAGATGGCGTCGGAGGTCACGACCCACCAGTCACCTCCCCCGTAGAGCGTTTGGTTGTTGAAGAGGCGTTCTCCCTCGAGCACATGGTCCCCAGCCGGGCACTCGCCCTTGGCCTGGACCTGCTGGGCCAGCTCGCGGAGACGGTGCTTCGCGGCCCTCCTGGCCTCCAGGGCCGCAAGCTGTGCGACGAGGGGGGCTGCCTCTTCAGCGGTCGCCTCACGGCAAGTCGCCGAGTAGACACGACCGCTCTCGTCTCCGACCCCGAAGGACAGGCCGTCCTCCCGGATATAGCGGCTGGACGCGCTCAGCACGAACAGGTACTCAGGGTACCCCTGCGCGCGGAGTCTCTCCGACGATGCGACGACCTCGCCTTTTGTCCACCCCTCACAGCCGTAGCCACTCCCGCCGCCGAGACTATAAGTCGTGCTCTCTCCTTCAACTTGGACCTTTTTCATGATCCTCATAAGAGCCGCCTGGTACCGGAGAGTGCCAGCGATGCTCCTTGGCTTGTTTGCAAACTCTCGGTTGATTTCGTCGTTCTTTCCGGACAAGATCAACGCTTCTTCTTCGTCACTGTTCATGCCCGACCTCCGGCGGCTATGCTCTCTCCATCATGCCCGAGTAGAAAGCCCTGTCGGTGAGAAGTGCTCCAAGTCCGGCGGTCACAGCCACGGCCACTGCCCCAGGCATACGCATCAGCTCTTCGTGCACGTAGCCCCGGTTTCCATCTCGCCACGCCGCAGCCAAGCACTCCACGGTGTTGCTGATCCACTCCTCGCGTTCAGCGCAGCCCTTGGGCACCTTCAGCGTGTCGTCAGACTCCGTGCTGACCAAGGACACCTCGGTACCCACGGTTTCGTACTCTGTAGGCCACCACCCGGTCTTGATAAGGGCGGCAGCGGTGCTACAGTCCTTCTCCTGGTTCGTGATAGAGATCACCCGCAGCACTGCCAGTGTGTGTTTGTATTCCATCCTACCTACCTAGCGAAGCTCCCCGTCTTATACCGAAAAAGAACGCAAGTGCCTGTTGACTTCCCAGTAAGTGGCTGACTCCAGCCGCTACAGCAGCGGCGACCCCAGGGGGCATCAAGACCAACTTCTGGTAAACGGCTTCGTTGAGGCCCACGCGCCACAAGTCGACGAGCCTGTTGGTGGCGTCGGTGATCCACTGTTCGGTTTCGACGCTCTGGGCAGAGACTGGTGGGGTCAGCTCCGTCTTGATGCTCTGAAGTCCGGAGAGAACCTCCCGGAGAGCGAGGTAGGTAAACCACTGGTCCACCACGTCACTGCGCGGTAGGCGTGCAAACTCCTCAAGGCGTTGGTCTATCAGGTCTACGTACTCTTGCGTGCGCATGTTGGAGGGTTCTGCCCAATCCACTGCGTCTTCAAAATCCATTGTCTCTCCTCAAACCGATCTACCGGCTTTGCTTCAAGAGGCGGACAGCCTCCTCGTAGTCTCCGTCCATCTCCGCCCGCAGTGCTGCCGGAGGGATTTTGATGCACTCGTGATCGATCGGCTTCCCGGTCTTTACGTCGTGGGCAAAGTTGCAGTAGGTGGTCACGTAAAAGCCGCCTCTTAGGTCAGTCAGCATACGCTGGATCGTTTTCTTTGCTGCGGCAGTGACCTCGCGCGCCTTTGCCGCACGGGGAACCTGGGCTCTGTACTCACCGTATGTGTGTACCAAAAACCCGTTGGTGGGCCACGTTGATGTTGTAAACACAAAGCGGAGTTCCCAACTTGACCCAACCTGCCCACACGCTTTTTGCACTTCACGGACTATGTCGTTCCGGAGCTTGCTCCAGGTCCCTCCGCGTACTCCGTACAGGAACCCACGGAACCACTCTTTGTTCAGACTGACACTGACGAACAATCGCATAATGTCTCCCTAGTCCTGTCGGGCGAACTCCAGCACCGGTACCTGCTTTCGCAGCTCTTCTTCTTTCATCTGCCTCTCCTTAGAACATCAGCGGCCTTGGCGTCCTCTCCGTCCGCTGGGTGGGGCAGGTACCCCCTCTGAAGACACGCGAGTTCGTGGGCAACGATGCTCTTGACCTTGGTGATGACAGGGGTGACGTCAGCCGTTTTCTTGCCGTAGTCACCCCACGTCATGACCCGGAAGATACGGGGGCGTAGGTAGGTGGCGGAGACGCGGAAGCAAAGCCTGTAAGGGGAGCCCAGCTCTGCACCCCTTCTCCGCAGCTCTCGGTGGATGTTGTTCCGAAACGTGCCCCAGGCTCCCCCTCTGCCCCCGTAGAGCGCACCCCTTATCCACATGTCGTCGAACTCGACGCGGATGTGTATCTTTCCCTTCATGCGCCACCTATGGCGTTGAGCTGTTCTGCGGAGAGGTGACACCCCAAGCCGCACCTTCCGCACCGCATGGTCCTGAGAGCTGCTTCCACTTCGGCGACAGGGGAGCGCACTGTCCCGACCTGCAGGCAAGTGTCGGCCTCTCCCGCCCGGATGGTCCCGTCCACGTTGATGGAGGGGGCACACACCTTCCCCATCTTGGCCAAGAGCCACATCCCAGCGGTGAACCCGTGGACCCTGGTCGCGCTCCGGAGGTTGAAGCACCCAGGGGAGTAGCGGGTGGAGGGTATGCCGGCTTCCCGGGTTCTGCGACACGGGAAGATGGCGCGGATGGTGTCCTCGTAGAAGACCGACCCCGAGAAGCGCTCACGGGGCTGAGGACGCGGATAGTACCGAGGATCACTGGTGACCTGCACCTGCAGCCCCAGGCGCTTTATGGTCTCTAGCTTCTCGTTGTCGAAGTTGCCTCCGGAAGCGTAGACCACCATCGGGGCAGCGTGCTTGAGGAAGGCTGCGGCCTCGAAGATCTGAGGGTGCTCAAAAGGCTCTCCACCCGAGACCAGGAGCATGGGGGCCTTGGAGTCGGAGATGAACTTCGCGGCGGCCATCACGTCGTCCATGACCATGTGGGCCCCTTCCGGACCCGAGGCGTCGACCATGCAGTGAGAGCACCCGCTGTAACACCTGTTCGTTACACGTAGAATCATTTGATTTTCCCCAGTGCCTCCCGCGCGATGTCCTTGAGGAACGCCGGGTCGTTGGCAAGCTGCACTGCCATCACGCCGTCCAACACCTGGCCAACGCACAAGTTCCTTCGGAATCTGCTGATAGGGATGTCCTCAAGCGCTTGAACCGCGATTTTTAGTTTTTCAGTCGTTGTCACTACACTTCTTCCTTGCGTTGGGGCACCGGCGCTCATGCGCTGGCGCGGTCAGTCGTCTCCGCTGACGGCGTACCCGCGTAGCGAAAGCGTGTTGCGTTGTTCTGCGGTGAGGCGTCTCGCCACACAGAGGTAGTCGCTCTCGTGCTGTAGAGCCGAGCCTGGGGGCCCCAGGACACGGCACCACCCGCGCTCCTCCACATCACCGACAGTCATCTTCAGCATGAACTGCACGTACAGGTCGTGGTGCTCTCGGTCGCAGCCGTACCACGTTCCGTCCGGGTCTACCCAGCCGGCAGAAGAGTCGGGTTCGTCCAAGAAGGTCCCGTGCCAGTCCAGCTCGTCGAAGTCGTGTGCCTCTACGGTCTCGACTATCTCCGCACCGTCTGGCAGCGGGGACCCGCCGCCAGAGAAGCCAACGTAGTGGTCCTCTCCGCACCTTCTGACCTTTTCACACCACGACGTCCAAAAGAGTGTTCTGACCTTGTAGAACGTTCGTAACGGGCTGTCTGCATGCGGCAAGATGCGCCACACCCGCTCACCCTCTGCCCCTGTCCACCCATCAACAAGGTCGACGCTGACCCACCGGAACTCTGCACCGATGTCACGTTCAATGTTCTTCTCCAGTCCGACATACACGGCCCTCCGCGCCTTCGCAGCAAAAGCATGGCGTATCGTGGTTGCCACGAAGTCCGAGTGGCACGGCCGGAGGAACAGGGGGATTGTCGCTCGGCAGAACTCGAACTGAGTTGAGTCGAACTTGATAACATGTGGGGAGTCGGGTGGGGGGAACAGGTCAATAGACATCACCCTACCGACCGGCATCTTTGTTTGAAGGACTCCTTCCCCAGCTCCGCAGTCAATGTAGATGTCGTTTTCTCTCAAGATCGACAGTAAAAGACGGCAAAGCTCATCGTCCACTTTGACGAAGCTCATGTGTTCCTCTCTACTCCTGTGGTGTTGACCAGCCGACGTTGATGGCTTTCCTGAGCCTATCCTTCTCGATCTCCTCCTTGGCCAGCACGTCCTGCATCATCGTCGTGTCTAACACGTTCTCCAGTGCCGTCCGGACAATGGCCTGCAGCGCAGAAGGCGGGAGGGCGTCCACTTCCCACGAGGATTCACCGTGTTTTTCAATGTAAGTGGCCGCGCGCGAGTCACTGACCTTTGCCGGATTCGGAGGAGGGTTGAACTTCTTGATTTGCGTCTGCGTCAAGGCGACCTTGACCACACTCACTTCCACAGAACCGTAAACGTCCGTACTCCACCCCGACGGTGACAAACGGTCAAAGTCATCGAGGTCCTCCAACTCGTCGACCTCCTCTTCTGGGTCCACAAACCCACGCAAGAATTTATTGAGTCGATCCGAGACGTCCCGAACCATGTCCTCGCCGGAGGGGTCCATGTCACCAAGGTAGAGGATGACAGGGTCGGAGATGATGATGCCGTCCTCGTCACGACAGCGCTCATCGATTCGCCCTGCGGCCTCCCACATGGCCGAGGAGCTGGAGTACCCACGGTTGATCATGAGGGGCACGTGGTACTCCTTGGCTATCGGAGCCAGCACCCCTGCCAGAGCGTCTTTCTCACACCACAGCTCGGGGTACGATTCCTGCCCTTGTAGCCGTGGGAGTCTGAAGCTGTAGAGAGCGGACTCGATGAGCTCGGAAATGTTCTCCCACTCCGCCGGACGCTTGACCTGTCGAACCCTGTCCTCCAGCGCGTCCCACGGAAGCCTTCCTGTCATACGCGCGTCTGACACTATCGATCCGAGACGCTTGTAGCTTTTTAGGGTGTTCGGAATGGCGTTGACAGTCACCAACTGGTAGTAAAGCTGCCGAAGTGTCAGCCGAAGGCCCTGGCGCTGGAAGTCGTCAATAACCTGTGTACACATGACAACCAGCTTTTCAGTCGAGTCTTGAAGACGCCTCGACTCATACTTTTGAAAGTCCATGCCCGCTCCTTCACTTCGACATGTGGTTGTGCCAGGTGCGCCCGTGTAGTTGAGCCCAGGTTGGCTCTGCCTCTCCGTCGAGGAGCTCCGCGACCTTCTGGAGCTGGGCCTCGGGCACCTCGTCCCTGTGGTAGGCGAGGTAGTGCACCGCAAGAAAGTTGGTGACCAGGAGGTTCGTCAGCTCGCAGTCCTGGTTGGTGCTCTGCGCCCCGCAACTGCAGGTGTGATGCCCCCTGTACGCCCCAGCACGCAGCTTTCCGGAGATGGCCACCCCCCACCTCCCACGGTTAAGGGCCTTGGCCATCTTCCGCGTGAGCTCGTCGACCACAGGCTCGGCACTTGGGGCTCCACGTGGCTCAATAAACAACAGCCCGTGTTCAGACACCATCTAGAACCTTCCTTCCTTCTTCGGTGACGACCCACCCGGGGACTTTCACGGAGTATTCCTGCCCGTCTGCCACGATCGTTTCGCCATTCTTCACGTAGCGCACCAAGCCCCTTTTCGACAGCGAGTACAGGGTGCGAAGCCGCCCGCTCTGTGTGCCTGGGGAAGCGTCCCAGGACCAGGTGTTCTTGGCCATACTGCCTAGCAGCTCGCGCTGTTTGTCGGAGAGTCTCACCTGTCTGCCCCCACTACGTCTCCGATGGCACGCAGGAAGGCGGAGAGCCGCTCCTCGAGCTCCTTGGCCTTTGTCACCACGGTGTCGTAGTCAATAGGCCCCTTGCCAACCCTTTCCAGTGCGGAGACCACGACGTCCGCTCCTGCCTTGAACACGGGGGAGTTCTGCTCATAAAGGGGGGCAAACCGGAGGCTCCCCCAGTACCTGGCGGCAATGGTTGCCCCGCGCTTCCAGTCCCGGAGTTGGTACACAAGGCCCAGAACCTCCAGTTCGTCCGTAGCGGCGTCCTCCTTTGCGAGCTCGGTTATGGCACCCCCTACGAGCTGGTTTGTGGCCAACATCATGAAGTTCCTGACGCGGCTTCGCTGCTCGGGAGTCCACTTTTTAGACGCACCGGACTCTAGGTCAGTGGCGTAGCCCTTCAGCTCGTCGCGACGTTTCTGTAGATGTTCTTCCATCACTCTCCTTTGGCGACCCCCACGAGGCGCAAAGTCAGCGTAGTCTTTCCGCAGTGCACGTCTACGTCTGCGTCAACCTCAAATCGAAGGCGAATCCACCCCGCCCTCTCCGCTTTTTGCACCTCTTTGGTCAACCGGCCTATTTGCGAACGGGCTGTACTTAGGTCATCGAGGTCGACAGACACTATTTCACGGAAATGGTTTTTCATCCAGGTTGAGGCAACGTGTGCCTTACCTCCTAGTCTGAGAGGACAACCCAAGCACAGAACTCGGGAGAGCCGCCACTCTCGACACAGTAGTTGTACTCGCAGTGGGTGTAGAGCCCGGACACGACGAATAGAACGATGACCAACAAACCGAACTGCCACAACTTCATCTTGTTTTTCCTTTCTCACCAGCAAACGCGGACAGCGGCCGCAGCTCCTGCGTTGTCTCTCCTATCCAAACGTTGGTGAGAGGCCACAACGCCTGGGGGTCGCCTACCCTGGCCTCCCACGCAAGCGCTGTTTGCAAACAGTGCTCGAGCGGGGTCAGCGTCGTGCCCTCGTCTTTCCGCCTTTTGGCAACAGCCCAGTCCAGCCACACGAGCCAGTCTGCCACCTTCTCGGGGTGCTGCGTTATGACCTGGAACTGGTGCTGTGGGCAGGCCGCCATGACCCCAAACACAGCGGCGATAGCCCCGCTGCTGACCTCTCCTCCGAACGGATCGACGCCGGCAAAGGGCAAGAGCACCTGACGGGGGGCTCCCCAGGACAGTGGCGCTCCTAACGCAGCGGTTACCCCTCCACTCAGCGTAAACGGGTACCACGCCTCTTCGTCGTCGGCTAGGGGCTCAGCAAGTGCCACCTTTGCGAGTCGCTCGGGGTTGGGCGCGCCCTGCGCTATCTCCGCGAGCGCTTGTTGGTAGCTGCTGAGGCATGTCCTGGCGCGCGCGAGGACCCCCGTGATGTAGCGCAGCCGAACGTCCTGGATGCGCTCCTGAATCTCGTCAAGCTCCTGGCAGAGCTCTCCGTACCCCCTGTCACACCGCGGGCACTCGACAGCGACACCCACACGCCTGCTCCCGGAGAGTGCACAGGTTTGCGTGTGCCCGCACTCGAGCTGATATTCGGCTTCGCCCGCTACTTCTCGGACAGCTACCACTCGTTGTCTCACAGCTCCTCCAGAATCTGTCTAGCAACGTCGCGAGCCTTGGACCCAGGTTCTTTGGCTACGGTGACAAGAGCTGCCCGAAACCGCCTCAGGGTGTCTATCGCCTGATCAACTGTGCGTTCGCTGGAGGGGTCTCCCTCAACACGGCTTTGCAAGACGGCCAACCTGCTGAGCAGATCCGCGTAGGTGTAGTCGCACTGCAGGCACACAACCTCCGCTCCGACGACAAAGTCCTCTTCGTCCTTGGCGATGAAGGTGTGCCCACACCGCATCCGCATCTCCACGTCGCCGTTTGCCAAGATCTCACCGGCTATCACTTTCCTGAGCATTTGTACCTCCCTAGCGCCGTTGTGGCGGTGTCTTTCTCCCACCCCTCCGACTCGTTGGCGATCTCCTCAAGGGCTGACCGGTAGCAAGCAGACTGCGCCTTGAGGCACTCCACGCACTCCCGCTCGTCATCCACAACCCCGTGGGGGCAGGTGTGGGCTTCCTCCCACGCTTTGACCTCTTCGCGCAAGCACACGTAGCACTTTGTACTCGCCGGGTAGTACCCGTTCCTGACGTAGACAGTGTGCCCGCACTTGAGCTTGATCGGTCGATCTCCTGCCTTGGGGTCCCCGCTCAAAAACTCAACAACCCTCCTCAGTGGTGCCTTCGCTGGCCGCATCTCACTCTCCTGGCCACTTGGGGATAAACGCACGGATGTCGTTCGTTTGCCGGCGGCTCTCTGCGTCCCACACCCTGTTCCACACCCGCGCTTCGGTTATGCCAGAAACAACCCCCCATAGCACTTGCTCGGATATGTTCTGGACCGCGTGGATAGCCGAGGTTTGGTTCTCCAGCAGCCGGGCGTAAGTTACTGCTGCCTCCGTGGCGCCTTCAGCACGCCCTGGGAGGTTTGTCCACAACACCTCTACCACAGCGTGCTGGCTCCGGTCCTTTCCGGAAAGCCACGCGCGCGCCCACTTCCTCCACACGGCCGGCGTTTTTTCCTTCTTGAGTGCCCTGCGGAGGGCACGTGCGATCATCTTCGCCCCCGCCTGCTCCAAAGCTGGACGCAGAGCGGAGAGTCGTTTGTCTGGAAGGCACAGTAGCTGCCAAATGACCCAGTCTACTCGGGGGCACTCCAAGTAGGCGTCAGCCTGCGTCGCCTCCACAGGAAGGCTTTTCCTCCATTTCATCGCCGCCTTACACGACTGGTACTTCGCCCCGAACTTCACTGCGTTCATGGCTTTATGTGACACAAGATTCTCCTTAGGCGAGGGCGCTCCACGCCGAGTTTGCAGCTACTCCCCTGGCCAAACCGGGATGAACTCCCGGATATCGTCTGCCTGCAGCGCACACTCCACGATAGCGCCAGAAGTACCAGCGCGTTCCCAAGCAGCCCGCCGCGCATGGTCCACCGCGTCCAAGAGGTTGCCTAACACCGCACGTGTATTCGCGGCCTGCAGGGCGCGCACGTAATCCGCGGCTGCTGCAGCGGCGTATCGTAAGACACTGGGACGGGTGTTTGTCTCGATCTGTGCGGCCGTGTTCAAAGACCTGTCTTCTCCGGACAGCCATTTGCTAACCCAATGTTCCAGGTCACATCTTCCGACCGCGCGTCCGACTATCTTTTCCGCTGCACGCTCGAGAGGTGCTCGTAGCGGGGTCGGTTCTGTGACCCACTGTAGCTGCCAGAGCGTCCACGCCCCGTCCTTACAGTCAAGGTAGGCATCTGCCTGTGTGGCTTCGGGCGGAAGGCTCTTCCTCCACGTCATGGCTGCCAGACAAGAGCCGTACTTTTCGCCGAACTCCGCTGCCTTCATGCTTGCTCCTTCCACGCCCCCACGTAGCACTGGAACTGCCCCTCCTCCTCCACCGCCAAGAGCAACGGCCCGTGCTCGTCGAACAACTCCCCAAGGCGTCGTACGATCCCGGCTGCGGAGAGGGCTGGCCCAACGCCACCCCACCCCAGATCGCAGAAGAGGCTAGCCAGCCGCTCGTACTGCTTGTCGTAGTCGTGGGAACGGTCTCCCACGCTCGGGAAGGGGAAAGGGGGCATTGCGGCCAGTTGTTCTTTGTTGGTGAGCTGAAAGGGCTTGGTTCTCTGTGCGGAAAGTCCAGTTGCTGCGTTCATTCGCTTGATGGTCTTGAGGTCAAACATCTCCGTCCCTCTCAGCGAGTTCGCCAAGGTGCGCAAGCACACGGTTCGCACACTCCTCCGCGTAAGTACCTGGATCTACAGACACGAGTGTGCCCACCACAGCGCTACGGCGCCCGGAGGACAAGGCATCAGCGCGCAACTGCTCCATAGAGGCAAAGGGAGCTCGCACCTTTCCGTCCTTCAACCATCCGTACATGGTCTCTCCTTTGTTTCCACGTTCTCAAGTCAACCTTGCTAACCAAGCCTCCAGGTCTGGGCGGGGCCCGGCCTTCACGATCTCAACCACGGCGCCGAGAGCCCTCTGCGGGACGGCGTTCGGGTCGATTGGCCACACCCCACCGTGGATAAGGCGGACCCACCCACGCTCCTCGAAGCTTTGCGCGGGGTACCCGACCTGCTTCTCGAGCTTGACGGAGAGGTTGACGTGCTCGAACCCGCGGCAGGGGTAGATGTCCCCTTCCGGGCTGATCCACGCGCACCCAAGCTCGATCACCTGCTTTGGTGTCCCCGGAAGGATCATGCGGGGTTCACGAAGGTCATCACCTGCATGTCGGTGAGAACAACGAGCCGTGAAGTGACCCACTTCTCCAGCCACTGCTCCATGAAGGTGCGGAGCTCCTTCTCCGCCTCTTTGACGTTGGCCGAGTCCATGTCGAACACCGGGTAGTCCTCGTTGAGCGTGTCCTCCTCCGCAGCGTCCTCGAGCATCTCGAGCATGTAGTCAGCGTTCGCAAAACTGGAGATGTAGTCCCGGGCTGCCATGGGGGTCCACTTCCCCACTTGCACGGTACTCGCCCCGCTACGCAGAACGTCGACGCGGAGGGTGGCCATGGTCTCGAAAGGACCATGCAGCTCATCGTCTTCCACGTCCAATGTCGTCCACACGTACATCAGTCCTCCGTTTTTATCCGGATAGCAATGTGTTGAAGGCCGGTCGTGTCTAAGTCCTCGACCGCACGCAGCCTGTCGACCCTACCGTCGACGACAACCCCGTACTTCGACTCCCGGACAGCCTCGTCGATCAGGGACCCCTGCCCGGGGTGGTTCACCTCGATGTGAGCCCAGTACTCATTGTTCGATGTTCTGACCACGCTGATAGACCCGCCGGGAAAAACGATGATGTGCTCCGCCGACTCCGGCTTGCCGCGGTCACCCTTCAGCTCGATCACTTTAGCAGTTGCAGCCACGCGTCTTCTCCTTGCTTCAGCCACGCCTCCGCCGACACGGGGCTCCTGGCCTCTCCAACCCTGCCCCCGTTCTCAAACAACGCCCAGTAGTTGCTAGCGCCGAAGTAGCAAACCGCTCTCCGGCCCAAGACCGCCATCGGCACGCCTCGCTTCGAGCGCTGGTACGCTCCCCCAGCGAGGTCGGCAACGTGCCTCGTGAACCCGGCAGGCCTGACCGCCACCTTTGGGATAGAGCCTGTCCATGAACACTCTCCTTGCCGCGGCAGGACGCCCGGTCACCTCACTCCCCTGGGTCTAGCCCCAGCGCCTTGGCATCTGTCTCCAGGGCCTCCTTCGCATACACAAAGATCTCGGCCACGTGCTCCCGTGCGGTACGGAGCGCCTCGCCGGGGGTCTTCCCACGGCCGTAGGGAGTGTGCCGACCCAGGTGCCGCCTGCTGTTCGCGTAGTACTCGTTGTCCTTGATCCTTGCCACCGTCCAGGTGCCGTCCAGGGTCTGTGCCGCGAGATGAAGGACGACCCCTTCTCGAAACACATCGTACCTGCACTTGACCAGACGGAACGAGGCATCGAGGTCACTTAGAAACGCTGCAGCCTCTTGCTCCAGCTTCTGTTGCAGCTCTTTCACGCAAAGCCTCCTTCACCCCCTGCTCGACAGGGATCAGCTTGGCGCACGTGTCGACCAGCATCTGGCCGAGCTGTGCTGCCTCATCGAGGTCGAGGCGTAGGACCGTCTCGTCCCCGATCTTGATGTTGAACATGAAGATGGGACGCCCCGCATCCCGGGTGGGGATGACGTCCAACTGAAGGGCTAACCCACGGTCGGGGTTAACCACAAAGCTCTCTTTCATTAGCTCTCCTTCTCCGCAACTCGGACAGGTAGGCCTTCGCCTCCGCGAACCACGCGTCGTCCGGAAGTGGCCTCTCCCACCCGGCAAGGCGGATGGTCTCTCGCACGTTGTCTATCTCACAGAGGGTACAGACCTCACTGGTGTCTCCGGAAAGCTCGATCTCCTTCCCGCACCCTTGGCACCGCCCCTTCACGGTGCCCCCCATGCCCCGCACCACCACGTAGTGTTCGTGTGCGGGAACCCTCCCGCAGAAGGAGGCGAGCGGCGGCACTCTCCTTCGTGATGGTACCGGCACGTGTCACACGTACCCCTCGGGGTCACCTTGAGCAGCGCCTTGCCCAGCGCCTGCAAGGAGTCGGGGACCGACAAGGACGCCTGCAGGGCTGGGTGTTCACAGAGCTCCTGGGCCACCGCCCGCAGGTCGCGGGCCAGCAGAGCCTCCTGTGTTGGGTTAATGGCGGAGTGCGACAAGGCTTCCACCACCCTTTTCAGAACCTCCAGTGCTATCATTCCCCTCTCCACTCCGGAAACACCTCCCGGAAGTCTTTGGCTTGTTGGCGCTGTTCCCGCCGTGCAGCGGGGGTACCGAACCCCCGCAGTCGCGCTGCCCCGTTCAGAATCCTGGTTCCGAGGTTCACCAGGGTTTCCCAGTCCGGGGTCTCAAGAAAGGCGAGGTGCACAGTGAGCTCTTTGGGGATGAAGAACTTCTCAGGCAACCCGTCCGAAAACACTGGGGCTGCAGACCTCTCGCCTCGCAGCCACCCCTGGGCCCAGACCCGCCACGCCTGACGGCCTCCGAAAGACATGCTGTGCCGGAGGGCACGGGCGACCGCCTTCTCCAGCACCTGCCGAAGCTGCGGACGTAGCTCTCTCCACTCCTTCAAGCGCATAAGCTGCCAAAACGTCCACTTCCCGCGTTTGCAGCGCAGGTACGCCTCTGCCTGCGTGGTCCCCTCCGGAAGGCTCCTTCGCCAAATCATGGCCGCTTCACACGACTGGTACTTCTCCCCGAACTCCACCGCGTTCATCGCAGCATGGCCAGGAACTCGGCCTGCTCCTTGGGCGTCAGTTCCCCGAACGGCTTTTCCAGGTCCGCGCACGTAGCGTCGTACACCGCCTTCGGAATGCGGAGAGCCCCTTCACTGTCCACGTAACCCAACTCGAAGAGCCGGGCGACACCCTGCCGCAACTGTCCGTAGACCACCCCGGCCAGCCGTTCCTCCGCGTAGGCGGTGAGCACCTGCTCCGCGAACTGGTCGAGCTGGGCACGCGCCTTGTTCAGCAGCTCCTTTTCGATGTCCTGACACCCCTCTGCTGCTCGTTCGATGTCTTCCATTTTCCACTCTCCTTTTAAAAAGTGGGTGACGTAGTGAGGCATGACGACTCCTTGGCTAAGAGTACCCTACGCTTATAACAAAAAAAGGGGGGTTCCGAGCACCCCCAGTCCTCAGGCTGGCGCGCACAAGGCGACCCACTCCTCTTTGCTCTTGTAGCTGCCCTGCTCGACCAACCCCCACGCCTGATCCAACAGTGTGCTTCGCTGCCCCTGGAGCTTTACCAACAACTCGGATAACACGCGGCTCGCCTCTGGTACTTTCCGAGCGTTCCTCAGCAGCTCCTCTGTTTCCTTCTCCACTTTCCGAATCGCGTGTGCGTCGGCCAGAAGCGCTCTGTACCTCGGCGACAACCCTGACCTTACCATCCGCCACTTTTTGAGAAGTGAGTTGAGTGTGTCGGAGGCTAGTACTGCTTTCTGAAACTTGATTACCTCCACGACTTCCGGGAGGCGGTCCTGGTAGTCTTCCAGTTTGGTAAAGAGCTCGGAAGAGGTCTCAGCGGCCACCAACTGGCCGTCTACTAGGACACCGTACATGTTACCTCCCGAGTCGAAGAAAGGCCTCGTACGTGACAGCACCGTAGGGGTTCTCGCGCCAGCACGCCTGCCACACGCTGTTGTTTGGGAACTTGCTGCGCGCCTTCGGAGAGGCGTGCTCCCAGATCTTGTCCAGGCACTCGGTCAGCAGAAACGCCAGGCTGTCCTCGTAGTTCTTCAGAGCCACAGTGGTTCGCCCGTTGACGCGCCGAAGCACCTTCGTGGTTGTTTCGACGTCTTTCAGTGCCAGGCGGGTCGTGTTCGCCTCGGTGAACAGGCGCTGCACTTCCTCCGCGTGCGCTGTGCGCTCCTTGCCCAGTTCCTGTGCCTGCGCCAACTGGGCCGCCTGGCTAAGCTCGGACAGCCTGATCACCCGGTAGACCAGCAGGTCCGCCATGTCCTCCCGCTCGGCAAGTGCGGAGACAAGCTGCGCCTCGCTCTCATACATGCCGAGGGGCCCACTAACAGATGCTAAAAGCCACATAGGTCACCCCTCTGCTTTCCTACAGTCTTCGGCGGATGTTCGGCACTTCAGCGGCTTTGCCGGGGGGCCTGCCCCGGTGTCTATCAGCTCGAGGTCCAACAGGGCAGCAAGCTGGTCACGCTCGTGCACTCCGAACACACGCCAAACCACACGTGTACTTGCTTTTCGGTGGACAAGGTCACCAACACGCCACCTTTCACGCGCTAGCGGGTTTTGGGTAGACACGCCCTCACCCACTCCTCCTTGCTTTTGTAGCCCCCAGGCCTAACCAACCCCCACGCCTTCTCCACCGCTATGTCCAGCTCCTTCCGCACGGTCGCAAGGTGCCTAGTGATGTCGTCCACAATCCACCTGTCCTCCGAGTAGACCGGGTCTGCAAGCTTCAGCGTTTCCTCTGCCAGCTTCTCCGCCTCAAAAAGCTCGGCCACCTGGTGCATGGCGTTGTAGAACCGCTCTCGCCTTGCTTCCTCTTCCCCCCGCCGCTTTTTAAGAAGTGAGCTTACCGCGGTGCTTGCCCCCGTCACTTTTTGAATTCTATACACCTCCACGTTCTCCGGAATGTCGTTCTCGTTGTACTCGAGCAGGACCTCGACGAGTTCCGGAAGGGTCTCGGCAGTTGCCCAGGGCACCCACTTGTTGTCGACGATGACGCCATACATGACCTTGGGGCTAATCATTGGCGCACTCTACAATCCAGTCCTCCGGGAACACGAAAGCGTGGTACGTGAGCGAGCCGACAGGGCTTTGCCACCAGAGCTCTTGCCACGCCTCTTTGCCCGCGAAGTTGCCACGGGCGCCGAGGGAGGCTTTTTCCCACACCGCGTCCAGAGCCTTGCGAAACTTGCGCTCGAGGTCACGCTCATGCTCGCCCAGGTCTACGTGCTGCGGGAGGCCCAGGGCGCTGAGGGTGTTCATGGTTATCACGAGGTCCTTCAGGTCGGCCCTGGCCTCCGCTGCCTCGGCGAACCGGGCTTTCATCATGCTGTTGTACTCGGCCCTCTCCCGCGCCATGGTGAGTGCACGCTCCACGAACTTCTTTCGTGACGCCGTGGGGACCTTCCGCGACCGGCAGATCCCCACGGTTTCGAGGTCCGACCTCAGGGAGAGCGCGGAGAGCATCTCCTCTTCCGACTCGTAGGTTCTGTAGTAGCCGTCCTCAGATACTAAAGACCACATCGTGCACCCTCTCGAACATAGTGTCAGGGTCTTTCCGCCACTCTGCCAGCCAGGCCTCAGCAGAGGGCGGGCGGCCCTGCACCCCACTGAGCGTGTTCCACAAGGTCCCCAGCGCTAGGGTAAGCGCTACGTCAGTCTCCTCCACCACGCCGTCGATCGGCGGTAGCCCTGCCTTGCCCATCTCCGCGTTTGCTACGGAGAGCGCACTCCACTTTTTGAAAAGTGTGCGCACCTCAGCGAGGGCTGTGAACGCTGCACGCGCCTGGTTGTCTCGCGCTTCTCGGCGCTCGAGCACTTTGCTGCGGATAGTGGCTTCCTCTTCGGCACTGAAGGGAACTCCCTGCAGTACAAGGAGCCCGTCCGGGGAGAAGAAGCTCAGCTCTTGGATGAGCTCGTCCATGGTTTGGTGCTCGCGCCAACACTCCGAAGAGCTTTTGGCCAGGTACGCAGAGCACGCCGACTCCGTGTTGACGAGTTCGTACTCGTCGATGGTGTCCCACCGCCCGTCCGGGTCTGGGCGAGAGGAGGTCTTCCGCACCTGGCCGTGGACCGCGCCCCAACAGATCAGGGGCGTTTCCTCCGGCCAACCGTCGTCAGCGGCAGCGTCGGCACAAAACGCAAGCGCCTCTTGCGCTGCGTTCTCTGCCTTTTGGGGTGAGTCGAACAACACAAAACCGTCACCAAGAGGGTCGTAGCAAAACCACTTCACAGGAACCTCCTAACGGTGCAGCGCCCGCTGCGCCACGTCGATCATGACTTCGGGAGCTTCTCGCCACCTGGCTTGCCAGTCTGCTTCGGTGTCCGCAAGAAGACAGACGTCGTCTCTCTTGAGAACCCGCCAAAGCTCGGAGAGAACCCCCGTAAGCTCGGCGTCGGTACCGGAGGCGTCGAGCTGGTCTCTTCCGACCCTGACCAGCAGCTTGTTCGCCTGCTCGTACTCCCTCAGGGTGTCGACCAGTTCACAGGCCTTCGCACGCAGAGCGTAGCTCACTTCCGCCCGCTGCTCCTGCTCTTCCAGCAGCATGCGAACGTCGTTTTGGAGCGCGGTCTTCTCCTCCACGGGCAGGGGGACAGCCCACATCACACGCGCCGTAGGCTGCTTGAACCCTACCATGTCGTCGAGCAGCTTCTCACGGGTGTCATAGGTGTACCAGCAGCTCCCTAGCTTCGCGAAGTACATGTTACCTCCAGAAGGCGTGCGGGTTAGCACGCCAGCTCTTTTGCCACCCTCTTTTGTTGTAGTAGGGGCGCAGTTCACGAAGCTTTGCGCGGAGAGCCTCGCTGGTCTCGAAGAGCAGTGCAGAGAGCGCCTCGCTTTTCAACGATGACTTTTGAAGAATCGCGAGCGCGTTCTTGTACCGCTGTTCCTTCTGCCACAAGGCCACCGCCTCTTCGTAAAGGCGATGTGCTGCCGAGTTCTTACGCGCGGCTACGTCCTCTTGGAGCTGCTTCACCTGCTCCGGGGTGAGCGGGTAGGCCTCTGCCACAGGGGTTATGACCCTCCGTGAGGCCACGGTCTCCACCAGCTTCTCCCAGGTAGCACAAGGACGGAGCCCAGGGGTCTTTACAAAATACACGTTACCTCCGAAAAGCGCGTGGGTTGTTGCACCACCGTACCTGCCACTCCTCCTCAGTGTCCCCTTTCCACTTGGAGTCTGGGGACTCGTGCACCCGAAGGACACGCAACGTTTTGGAAAGGGTGTCCTTGGCCTCCCCGGTCAGGGCGGAGAGCCGCTCAATGTCCGGGGTGAGACGTCCTTCCGCAGCCCCACGCATGATGCCGAGCGCTGTTTCCCACTCCTGCACCTTGGACAAAAGACTGAACGCCTTTTCAAAGAGCTTGTGGGACTCGTCCATGCTCTCGGTCCGCGCTCCCACAGCGAGTCGGAGTGCGTGAAGCTTCTCCGGAAAGAGCTGTACCCCGGACATCACTTCCGGGTCCTTCAGCCCAGACTTGGCCACTCCTGTGACCAGGTCTTCCCAGGTGTCAAAAAACTCCCAGCCCCCTAAGTTCGCGAAGTACATGTTACCTCCAGAAGGCGTTGGGGTTGTCGCACCACATGCGTTGCCACTCCTCCTCCGAAAGACCGGCCCACTGCGAACCCGGGGGTTCGTACCTCCGGAGATCGGAGAGTGCTCTCGCGAAAGCACCTTCCGCCTCTCTCAGCAGGGTGTCGAGCTTCCCACTGTCAACAGACGCTTCCCGCAGGGTCTCGCGAGCTACTGTGTACTGCCGGACCTTGAAGAGGAGGGCGTACGCCTCAGCGTGAAGACGGCGCGCGTCGCTCACGCTCACGGCTTGGCTGGCCGCTTCTATCTCGAGCTGCTGTTTCTTTTCCGGGGGGAGTGGCTCTCCCTCCATCACCTCGAGATGGAGGCCCTTGGACACCATCGACACCAGTCCGTCCCACGTCTCGCAGGAAGCCCACGACACCCCACGTTTTACGAAGTACATGTCACCTCCAATGGGCCGAGGTACACCATGCTGTAGTTCTGCCCCTGCTTCCGGACACCAAACCTTCCGGAGACCTTCCCGCGTTCCAGGGTGACCTGGTGAAGCATGTCGGCCATGGCTGCCATGGCAAAGGGAAAGGTTTGCTCCGGGCGTTCGGCGTTACTGAACAGGAACCTGGCGGCAGAGCGTCCTCGCTCATACGTCTTGAGGAGCAGGGTGCCCTGGAACTCGTAGGAGGCGTCGACCCACTTGGTAGGGCCGTGCAGGGGCATCTCCGGATAGCTCATCACCCCGTCGAACTTGTCGAGGGGCACTTGGTACCTAGCCATCTTTCCGCGTTCTCCAGCGCAGGTAGCTGCGCACAGTGTTCCGGGACAAGCCGAAGTGCTCGGCCAGCTCCCGGACAGTCCAACCCACCTCCCCCCTCTCCCGGACGGCCAACACCACCTCCGGGGGAACCCTGTAGCGCTTCTCCCTCGGGAAGGGGGGCCCCACTCTCTCCGGGGTTAGGGGGATACCCTCCCCCTTCCGGGTCAAGGCCAGGTGCTCAGGGTTGCAGCACGAGGGGTGGTGGCAAAGGTGCCTCACGTAATGGGTACTGGGCACCGGCCCGTGCCGTGCTGCCCAGACCACCCGGTGCGTGTACTCCCTCTTCCCCCCCACCCGGAGCTGCCCGTACCCCTCCGTGGTCTTGGCAAACTTCCAAAGCCAACACCCCGAGGAGGTACGGACAACCCCAGCCTCTATCTGATCAGTGGTCATACCCCCCATTATGATCAGTCACTGATCAGTGATCAAGACAGTTTCTTCAGCTATGACAGATGTGCATCACCACTTTTTGATGAGTGGCGCGCACGAGGTGTGGTGGCCTGCTTGGCGACCTCCACGGGCTTCCTAGACAGTGCGGATGGTGACCAGTTGTTTGGTCTCGAGCAGGCGTATCTCGTCCACAAGGTGGTCGGCTTCGCCCGGGGGGAGGAAGGGGACCCCGTTTTCTTCAGCGGTGATCAGGTCTCCGAAACAGCCAAGAGAGGGTCTAGCGTACTGGATCTGTGGGGACAGGTGGTGCTCATGGATTTTGGCGAGCATGAACCCGGACAGGACAGCGATGGAGAGTTCGGTACCGTCACGGTGGTGCCACGTGACCTCGGCGTAGAAGGCCTCTTGGTCGAGGCTGTTGATGTTTGCCTGGATAAGTGCGAAGTCAATCTCCGCGAGTGCGAGTTCAACCGTTTCTTCTGTCATTGTTTCTCCTAGCGTACTATTTACGCCTGTTTTGATAGCGCTTTTCCACATCGCTGAGGCTTACCCAATATGGGGCGACGCGCTTAGAAAAGAAGCTTTTGTAGTCTGGGTGGCCCTCCCAATCATCAGCCGAGTGGAGAACGAGGAAGACAACGGCAAAGACAGCCACCTCCCGGAGCCACGTCACGTACACCAGGACGCGCTCGAGTAGGCTAACTCTGCGGGTCTCCGGGACACACGGGGTCCTGTACGGGCCGTTCACGGCAGCACCAGGGCCTCGGTGACGAGCTGTTCCACGAGCTGGAGGCTCACGTCCGCGGTCTTGGCAATGAAGCCGTTGTTGTGACAGAAGGTCACGTTGTGGTCGTCCTTGATCCGGGTGAAGTCCACCCGTGGGTCATCGTCGAAGCGGAAGAGGGCCCATCCCGGACCACGGTCGTCCCGGGAGATGGAGAACGCGGCGTCAGGCACATGCCTTTCCCGCCAGTGGCGCAGCCCAGCCACCGAGGTGGAGTTCACGAGGATTCCTGGTACCCCGCCCAGCAAGAGGGGCTTGGTCGCGTAGTCGATGGCGAGGTAGGCCAGCGCGTCGGTCAGCGCACCCTCCACGAGCCCGGTGCCCAGGGCGCGGAGCATACCGGTTTCGAGGACCCCGGCCTGGAAGAGGGTGAGGAGCATACGGTCCAGGGGGGACCGCAGGGCGTGAAGGGTCTTTACCGAGACCCCGTGCATGGTAGCCAGGGCCACAGGACCCTCAGAGTCCCCTACCCGCAGGTTCTCGTACCAAGGGTAGTGCGAGAACACATCCGAAAGGGGGACACCGTGTACCTTGACCGCTGCTGCGAACAGGGAGAGCGCGCACTCCCCCTTGAGCTGATGGTGGTCAAAGTTCCGCAGTTCCGGCTCGTAACGCATCCCAACGTCCAGGACAAGCACCTCGGGCGCCTGGAGCTCCCCGAGGGCCGGGTCCCTCCGGTGCACAAAGTCAACCAAGGGACAGAAGTGCAGTCCCACACACACGGCCAGGAAGTCGTCCATGTGGGCCACGCCCCCGTGGGTCACGATAGCTTGTACATTACGCATGTTTCCTCACTTATGAAAAAGTGCCAGCGTCGGGGTTACTATGCACAAGACCTGGGCGTCGGAGACAGTGGCGACCTTCCACCCCTTGCCGGACATCCCGCCGAAGTCGACTGGTTCTTCGGGGTACGTCGCACTTGCGAGGAAGGCCCACACGTACTCGACGAGCGCCTCCCCGGAAAGCTTGAAGAGCAGCGGTGACCCGCTTTGGTCGTTGTAGAGGACCAAGGACCCTCCGGTCAGGTCCGCGGACAAGGCGCCAGGTTTCCCGTTGTCGGTCACAAGCCCCAAAATCAGGGCTAGGTGCTTCTTTCCTTGTGATGTCACGCTCACATCAAAGTTTGTGAACCTGACAACACAGTCACTTAGCTTCTTCATTTGCTGTCCTTCTTGACGGCGTTTCCTCACTTATGAAAAAGTGCCAACGTCGGAGTCACTTCGCACAAGACACCGCAGGTGTCCCCGGTGGTGATCTTCCACCCCCTCCCAGACGAGCCGTCGTAGTTCAGAGGCTCGTTTGGATATGTCGCGCCCTCAAGAAAAGCCCACACGCACTCGATGAGTGCCTCTTTGGTGAGCGAGAAGAGGAACGGTGAGCCGTGGGTGCCTGTGAAGAGAACGAGGGAGTCCCCTTCCAGCTTCGCGGAGAGTGGGTACTCCCTCCAGTTGTCGGTCACGAGCTGCAGCACCAGGGCAAGGGCTTCTTTTCCGCGCGAGGTCACGTCCACGCTGGAATTGCTGAACTTCATGCGAGCACGTACCCCTTCTTGCTCTTGGTCACGGCCCCGGTGCGCACCAGGTTGTAGAGCGCTTTTAGAACCAGCGTCTGCTTTCGATCGACAAGGGCCACGACCTGCTTCTCTGTGAGAGGGATCGTGACCCCGCTGAGCACCTTCGTGATACGGGATGCCACAATCTCCACCTCCGGGGGGCGCAGGCTGCCACCAACCCCCACGAAGCGTGGGGGCAGGCCCCAGTCACTGACGAACCGGATAGCGGCTCGGTCAGAGGCGTCGATGTACCCGCGCCTCCACAACCTGGTGATCGCAGCACTGAGCGAGTGGTGCTCTCCGCCGACTGCTTCCGTGAGCTGCTGTTGGGAGAGGGTACCCCCTGCCTCGAAGAGCGCTCGGAGGATGAAGGCCTGGTTCGTGGTCTCCACCAGGAAGTCGATCCGGTGCCCCCGGGACTTCACCACAGGACCCACCGGGACTTCGTCCGCTCGGGTGTCCGGTGGTGCTGCGGCGATGGCTTCCAGCTTCTGACAGCGGAGAGCATCGGCCATGGGGGAGGGGTCCAGGGGCTCCTTGGGCGGCTCCTCCGGGACCGCGTGCAAGGTCTGGCTGACGAGGGTGTCGGCCAGCAGGTACAGGGCAGCAGCCACGTCTTTGAGCTGTGTGCTCACCAGCAACAGCGCCTCCAGGGTTTCCGGGTTCACGAGCACCTCCCCGCGCTGTCCACGAGCACGTGCGCCCGGCACCTGAGGCACTGGCGGTCGGGGTTCCGACGCAGCATGAACTTGACCTTCTTTCCGCATTTCGGACACTTCGTCTTGACCTTCAGTCCCCTTAGCGTTTGCTTGACCATTGATTCCTCCTATCCGAAAGACACACCACTCTTGGCGTTCTGGGCTGCGATTAGCACGTCCCACAGCCCGTACAAATGCCGGGTGAACCGGCCTGCATCAATTCCCACGTCCACGAAGCGTTCCTCCTCCCTGGTAGGGGAAAGGAACTTGTCTCGTTCCTCCTTGCTGTTCACCAAGACGAACACCCTTTGCCGCAGGTCACGGAGCGCGGAGAGGGGGATGGTCCCCGCCAGCTCTTCCGAGACCACACCCACTGCGTTCAGCAGGTTGCGCGCGGAGACGTTGGTGATGTTGAGAGAGGGGAGGGTGTTCACGCTAACGAACACCCACCCCGCGCCGCCACACACGGGGCAGCCCTCCATCGCATGCAAAGGCGACGTCTCGAGGGTAGTGGTATCGTCCACGCAGTAGCACAGCTCCTTCTGCTCCTTTCCGGGGTCCTTCTGGACCCAAAACGTTACGCTCACCGAACCTCCTCTCCGTTTAGTAAACGCCCTTGCTCGCTCAGCACCCGCCCCTGCTCCGCGGTGAGTCGGATGCGGTAGTTGTACTTCAACCACGAAACGTCGAGCTGGCCCCGAGGGAGCTTATCTGGATTTTAAAAAGTAACTCCGGCTCCTCTGCGTGCACCAGCTCGTACTTGAACACGTCGGTGTCCTCAAGCACGGAGTCTCCCTCGCGAAGGACCACGTAGGCGCAGGGCACTCCCGACCTCCGAAGCTCCTGCAAATTAAAAAGCAGGTCGATGCTGCCGAAGATGACAGGGGTTAGCTCTGGGGTGAAGTTCTCGAGGCCGAACACGGTCCCGGGGGGCCAGGGGCCTGGGGGTGGGTTCTCTAGGCACAGAGTGCCCGAGAGGTTTTCGGTTATCACGGTTCCTCCCACTTTATGTTGGTTGACCCCCGAAACTGGCGCTCCCACTCTGCGTAGAAGCGTTGGACGATGTCGAGGTCAGTGACGACAACAACGTTCTCTTCGTTGGAACGGGCGGCGAGGGTGAAGTTGTAGGAGCCGGTGAGCACAGCGCTGGGCTGCACATAGAACGGGGCGCAGGCAGGGGCCCAGGCGCACCGCACCAAGAACTTGTGGTGCATGAGGTTGAAGGCCGGCATCTCGCGCATACGCACGGCAGCGTAGTACACGGGGCCGTCCACGTCGTAGTTGAACAGGTGCGGGTGAAACCAAAACTTGTTCATACGCGACATCCTGGCGTATGACTTTTTAAGGAACGTGGCCTTTCCGTCGGACAGGGAGTGCCGGAGAGGGTCGTCGACCACGATAGACACCCTCTTGCGCGCGAGCGCCTGCAGGATGCGGTAGTTGCTGAGCCAGGCTACACACCCGACCACCACGTCGGACTTATCGATGAAGTCCAGGACGAAGGACTCAATGTCCTCAAACGCGCAGTCATTCATGACGCGCCTGCAGCATGCAGACGTTGATGGCGAGGTACTGCACGTCGTCGTAGAGGGAGTCGGCGAGCTTGGCCAGTGTGCTCTTGCGCCTTCTCCGGAAGAAGGGTATTCCGCGCGTCTGAGCGCACAGGAAGAGGTCGTTCAGGACATAGATGACCGCAGCTTTCTTCACCGCGTCCTCGGTAACGCAGTAGAAGGGGAGGGTGGTCTTCCGGAGAAGGGTGTGCCTCACCCCCTCCGCCGACTCGGCCTCGAGCATGGGCACCAGCGTGTCGAAGTCCAAAAGGTCCACCCGGGCGGACAAGGACGCGCTCTCGAGCTGCTCTAGCCTGCGCTCCAGCGCGACCACCAAGGCCTTGACCTCGGCCAACGCCTCCTCCTTGGGCACGTCCTCCACCGGGATGATAGCCTCTGTCCTCCGGAGCACCGGGATGATGGTGCCCGTTATCCAGTCCCGGAACTCTTCCCCCTTGGGGGTAGTCGACTCCATGAACAGCCGGTACAAGTCCTCCTCACCAATGGCGTTCATGTTCAATGATTCTGCATACCCCTCGAATTGGCTATGCAGAACCCTTAGCTTTTTTGGCTCTTTGCAGTGACGTGCCACAGCGCTCGACGGCTTGCTGTAGTCGAGAGCCCGGGCTACGTCGATACCAATGAAGTAGGGCTTGTGGTCGTCTCCGACGAAGGCACGGATAGCGCGGGTGCCCCACTTTATCACCCGTCCTCCCAGGCGTGTCCACTCTTCGTGTTCTTTCATTAATAGCTCCTTACCTCCCAGATGAGGGTGTTACGCCCCTTTAGGTCCCCGAGGAGCACAGCGTACGAGGAGAACTCAACGACGTGCTCCGGAAAAACATCAAACAGGGCAAGAAGGTCACTGTAGCTGCTGGGGGTCATGGCCCGCTGCAGGAGCAGTCGGGCCGCGAGCCCGAACGCTCTGTCCGGAGAGAGCATGGCCTCGCGCATGTGCAGCCCGGGGACGGTCGAGTACCGCAGCTCCCACCCCACCTCGGTCACCTCCCCCTGCAGGAGCAGGGCGTGGTCAGGGGCCATCTCGTTCACCATGCCCCCCTGGACCTCCTCGAAAGACAGGTCGTAGCACACCGGCCCCCCCGGGGTGTTGGCCCTGACACAGTACCTACCGTCCCTGGGAGCCCCCGCCCGGAAGTCGGCAAGTGTCCACCACGTCCGCAGAGTGTTGCCAAAAGCATGGCGGCGGGCCAGGACACCCGCTTGCAGTTTGTTAGCTATCATGCCTTTCCCACAGCGCGTCAGCCGCACGCGCCGGCCCGTCTGTTATGAAAAACTGCCCAGCGCACCCCTCTTTCCGCACAGCAAGCGCGCTAGCGCGCACCTTGCGCAATACCTCTCCCGAGAACTGCTTTACCACAGGGCGTGCAACCTGTGGAGAAAGCGGAAAGGAGAGCAAGAGACTCAACCACTTTTTATTTGGTATGCCGACGACCGAGTGCCCGTTAACAAAAAGTGGGAGAAGAGGGACAGCGCGCAGCCAGCCGACTGCCGGGTCTTGAAAGGCGAGCGCCTTTGCCTCTGGCACTTGCAGGATGGTGTTGAGCCTGTCGGGGTCGGGTTCTCCGGACAAGCGCTCGAACGTGACGTCCATGACGAACAGGGAGTTGTTGTGGAGAAGGCACTTAGTGAGGACAGAGGCGAGGCGTGCGAAGCGGATGTTTTCCTTGCGCGGTCCTTCCGCGCTTTCGGTATAAAGGGCGACCTTGCCCTCGGCGTCTTTCGTGACGTACAGCTCCACACCGGGTTGGCGCTGGATAGCATAGAACTCCCCGTCGGGGACGGCAGAGAGCGCGCGCCCTTTCAGGCGCAGGAACGAAGGGGGGAGCTGCTGGAAGAGCGTGCGCTTTGGGACGGTGGGTTCGTACCCTTCCTGCCTCTTTTGGTCGACCAGCTTCTTGTACAGGAGGTTGGCTGACTCCTGTATGGTCAGCCCGCGCTGCTGTTGTACCTGGTAGTGGGAGGAGCGCACCTTTCCGTCGACGCGCTCTTGGGTCACCACGAGTGGCGTTCCGGTGAGGTCGACACCGATCAGCCACACCTTTCCGTTTTTCTTTGTAAATGATTGCATTTTGCTCCTAAAGAAGACGCCCGAGTTGCTCGTTGCCGTCTGCCGGCCGACGGGTTCAGCGTCTTCAGCATCATGTTGCCAAGAGCTTATACCAGCGCTTGTCTTACTATTTCACAGGCTGCCGGGGGAGTGGACCAGCCCGAAGGGCACTGTGCGTAGCAGCTCGCTACGCCTCTCAGTCCGGGTCGAGCCGGACTGCGGAAGGAGCCGGCGACGCTTTCCGCCATGCTCCCTTATCTCGGCGTCGGCCATTCCCGGGCGCCCCATCATGTCCAGGTAGCTGGTCAGTGCAGGGTCAAAGGGCTCTTCCGGGATCTCGGTGGAGGGCACGACAGCGGTGATCATGGCGATGGTGTCGTCGATGGTGAGGTTGACACTGTTCCACTGGTCCGTCACCGACAGGTCCTTGAGCACCGACTCGGAGACGGTGTCGGGCACACCCCCAATGAACTCGTCAACGTTGTTCACAAAGGTGCTGCGCAGAGGGATCGTGCGCCTTGTCCGCCCGGTGCGTGAGGCCAAGAGATCGGCGCTGAGCTCGCGAGCACCGGACAGGGCGCCCACCGCCCTGTTCAAGAACCCGGAGATGGAGGGAGTCCCCCCGTTGACCATCCCGTCTCGGATAAGGTTGTTGAGGGTGCTCAGGCCCACCTGTGCTGTGTAGGCAGCGCGGTTGGCCTCGAGCAACATCTTCTCCGCGTTTTGGGTCTGGAGCCGGCGTGTCTGCTCAAGGGCGAGCAGCGCTTGTTCGTAGCTCCCAAGGTCGGTGTAGTCGACCTCCCCGGCCGGACGCGGAAAGTTGGGGTCACCCACCAGGGACACGGGGGCACTTCCGGTCACGAACATGTCGAAGGTGAAGGGGATGTACTCCCGAGCCTGCGCAGAACGAGTGGCCGTGGCCTTGAGCATAAGCCCCTCTACAATCCGGTCGTCGTAGATGAGGTAGAGCCGCGCCCCGAGCTGGGCGAGCTTGCTCCCCCGGAAGTACTGCTCGTAGTTCGCCCAGAACTCTTGCTCCCAGTTGAAGTCGGCGCTGTTCATGAGCCCCCCGGACACCCGCTGTACCCGAGGGGACTCCCCGAAGAAGAACACGATGGGCTCTCCGAAGGTGTCGACCACCTGTACCTTCTCCGCGCGCTCCTCCTGCACACTGTCCACGAAGAAGTTGGTGTAGTGCACCGTCTTCCGCACACCCTCCCCTTCGACAAACACCTCGCCGGCAGCGTCCAGGACCTCGAAGAACTCGTTTTGGGGGCCTGCCACCCGGAGCATGGCAAACGAGTTTTCTTTGGCTTCGTACCCACGCACTGGGCGCCGCACCCCGGCGCTTGAGTGCCCGCCACCCTCGTTGAGCTCTTGGGCCAGGGACAGGCGTACAGCCTCAAAGGGCTCGGTCTCAGCCTCAATGAAAACGCTCATGACGCCATCCTCGTCAACGCCTCTTTTATCTGGCGGGAGATGGGGGGCACCGGGAAGGGGGCCCCGCGCACCGCCTTGGAGTACAAGGAGGCGCGGATAAGCACGAGCATGGGGTCCACGGGAGCTACGTCCGCACGGACCCGCACCACCACCCGTTTGCCGTCTACGATGCGGGTGATCACCTTTTCCTGTCGCCCCGGGGTGTCTTCTACCGGGGTCACCACGGTGTAGGTGCCACCTATACCTTCGCCGTACTGTGTCATCTCCAACCCCTTTCGCGCGCGAGGTGCTCTACGACCGGGTAGTAGTTCTTCCGGAGTGTGACCTCAAAGTCTTTCACCTTACCTCCACGCTTATGATCCTGCCGCCGGCGCGGCAACCCCTGCTGGTCTGTTCTCCGCGTCCGGGTTGGTGCCGGTGTTCAGCCGACCTATGGCCGAGGCTATGACGTCCTGCTTTACCCCCGCTTGCCTGGCCGTGAGCTCGGTAAGCGTGTACAACCTGTTCAGCACGTCAAGCTGCTGTTGAGGGATGCTGGTCTGCCGGGCGGGAGTTCCTGCATGCCTGGTGCCCTCGGCGCGCCCCTGCTCCTCACGGATAACGCGGTCCTGGGCCTCCCCGAGCTGGGTACCCCCACGTGCCACCTCGAGCAAGGGGGACAACGCACGCTCAACGTCTGTTGTCCCCGTGCCCTCCGCCAACCGCAGCCCCTGGGCGTTGAGCTGGCGCACAAGCTCCGCGGTTCCCAACTGCCCGCTCTCTATGCCTCGGATCTGCGAGCGGTTGAGCCGGATGCGTGCAGCGTTGCCGCCCCTGTCCCTAAAAGAGCCTTGCAGCGCCTCTTGGAGCATGTCAGCGGTCCGGGCACTGTCCGCGCCTCGTCCACGCCCCCTACGGATACCAGCGGTACGGCGCTCGATGTTCGACACCATCCCGCCGACGTAGGCCGCTCCCTCGAAGTCACTCCCCGCCAAAAAGTTGGCCACGTCCCCGATGCGACCCTCGGACACTAGCTGTTGCATGAGGGTACGCTCTGCGGCCGCGATCGCGTCCGTGCCTTCCCCGGACTCGGCCAAGCGCACCCGGCGCTGGGCTATGCGCTCGATGTTCTCGGTGGTTGACGCCCCCAGCGCATCCACCATAGCGCTGCGGTGCGCCTCGATAGCGCGGAGGAAGGGGGTCTCCGTCTCTGCGTAGCGCTGACGGGCGCGCGAGCTTTGAGACCCGCGGAGGGCATCGAGCCCTGCGGTGAGTGCCTCGTTCATAGGGCTTCCCCCCGACAGGATGGAGCGCAAGGCACGCTGGTTGTCAGCGGAAAGGTTGACCTCGCCCAAGGGCCCGGAGATGCTTTGCCCCGCACGCCTGTTGGCAAGTTGCAGCAAGCTGGTGCGCGCTGTGTCTTTGGCGCTCCCAGACCCAGTGGCCAGGGTTTGTAAGGCCTCGAAGAGCTCAGGGGACTCTGCCGCCTCGTTGAGTAGGTTGGTAAAGTCTGTGGCGCTGCCTCGGTTGTTTATCAGCTCACTCACGCGCAGGGTGCGCTGCCCAAGCATCCTGGCTGCCGCCAACCCCGGGATGCCAGTCATGAGCGCAGTGGCTGTATCCGCCGCCCGGGCCACCCCGCCCATGAAGGTGCCACGTGTCGGATCGTTGGACGCCGCCAGCTCAGCCAGACGGTTGCTAGCCTCTTGGCGAAGGGCCGCGGCCTGCTGGTTGGTGATTCCCCTGGTCCCGAGCCCCCCTCCTCCCGGGGTCACGAGCTCGGCATCGGTTCCCTCCAGCCCCCCGGAGTACTGCTGCATAAGCCCGATAATCTGTTCGGAGGACATGCCCTCCGTGGCCTTCCGGAAAGAGGCACTGGACTCCCTGAGGCGCGAGGCTCGACGTTGGGCAGTGGCGTAAGAGGCAGCACGCCCTCCGGAGAAGAGGTCACGCTCGGTGGCGGAGACAGCCCCGTACCGTGCCGGGTCCGAGAGCACCAGGCGGGAGACCTCGTTGGTCAAAGCCTCAAACTGCGCCTGGCCCCCCGCACGCGTTATGGCGGTCTCTCTGGAGCTCGCAAGGGCGGAGCGCCTCCGCACGAGCTCACGCTGTTGTTGGTCAGGGCTCATGCCCGCTACAACATCGGGGTTCGCCCCGGCGCGGATGAGCTGGTCTGCCATCGACCCCGAGCGTAACCCGAAGGCAGCACCCATCCTGCCGACGGTACTCATCTCCGGGGCACGCACCTGCTGCAGCCGCTGTTGGTACTTCTGGAACTCCGCCCCACTCATGTTGAAGGTGTTGGCGCGCCCCGCCGCTACGTCCGACGCGGCCTGCCGCGCTGTGGCCCCCACCCTGGTGGTGATAGACCCCTCGAGATCCCCTACTATCTGTTCAACACCCTGGGTCCACGCGGTGGTGAGGTCGTCTCCGAGCTGGCGGAGAGGACCTTCTACGTCCCGGGACCAGGCTGTGGACAACCGCCTCTGCAGCCCAGAGAGCCCAGACATCTCCCTTGTCCTGGTGTTCAGGTCGTTCTCGGTCTGTTGAAGCACACGGGCACGGCTCTCCGCAATGATCTGGGGCATGTTCCGGGACATCTCCCGTGCCGCCTCGATCTCACCCTGTGAGGCCCCGTACCTTCGGCGTAACCAGCGCTCGAGCTGGGGGTTGTCCTCGTCCACCCCCCGGTTCTCGAAGTGGCGTGCGAGGACCATCAGCGACAGGTCCCCTCCTCCAGCCTCCATAAGATCCCCGCGCAACCGCTCCTCGTTCCGGAAAAACTCGCTGCGGTTCCGACCGGAGCCGTAGATGTTACGGCGCCCCTGGGAAAGGAGCTGGTTGAAGTCTACGTTCCCGGACATGATGCGGTTGACCATGCCCTGGTTTATCCCCCCCGACTCTGGGTCCCAGGCTGCCGCCAAGAGCGCACGGCCCTCTCGGCGCTGCAAGAAGCGCATGTTGCGCTCCATGATCTGTCCGGCCATGGCCTGTGCGCCCTCGGCGCCGGTGAGCCCCCCGGTAGCCTCGCTGACCATCTCGTCACTGAGCACCCCGATCTGCATGCCCACCCCGATGTTCGAGGCGATGCGCTGCATGGCCGCCGCCCCCACACGCCCACGTATGCCCACGGCTCGCCCGAACTGCGCGCCCTGCATCCCGATGGTCTGCATCTGCTCCATGGACATCCCACTGGCCCCGGCGTACCCACGGGTGCGCTGAAGCGAGCTGGAGATGGCCTGGGAGCCGAAGATGCCCATTTGGCGTTGTTGGTCGTAGAACTGGGTGGCCCCTTCCAGGGTGGTGTGCAGGTCTTCCGCGATCTCCCGGAGCCCCGCTACCGTGTCTCGGAACCTTTGCCGGAACTCACGAGCGCTCTGCACCCCCTTAAACAGCTTCATCTGGGAGGTGGTGTCGAGCACCCTGGTGAGCTCCTCCACGCTGGAGAAGGTATCGCTGGTACCCATCTCCCGGATCATGGTGGAGATGGAGCCCATCTCTTGGGTGTTGAACCCACCCCCTGCCCCCCCGCCTACCCCCTGAACCCCACCGAACCGGTTGCGCAGCACCTGGTTGGTCACCTGCCGCTCTTGAAACCCGGAGAGAACCTGTCCCCCGGCCCACGCCCCAGCA